CCATGACCACCATGGATGAGCGCGTGGAGCGAAGAAATCGTATAGCAGACGCTTTAATCCGCAAATGGAATGTGCTGTTTCCAAGTTTTAGACTAGGCAAAGAAGACGCAATGTTTCTAGCTCTTGCCACCATCGAGACCGACGACTCCGCGCTGGCGCAGAGACTCGAGACTGCGCGGAAAAAAGCCATTGTTGCAAATGCGGAGCTTCGAGATGTTGAGAAATCCAATGATGCGCTGGCGCAGGAGAACAGGCGGATGCTTCGGATGATCTCCGGCATGGAAAATGAAGACCCGGAACTAGTCGAACGGTGGCGGGCGAACACGAAGGACAAGCCCCATGACAAGTGACATCATCACAAAGCTGGAGGCGGCGACGGAGGCGGAACAAGGCAACGTAATCCTTGAAGCGATAGACTATGCCCGAAAGCAAGGATGGATAAGCGCCAAGGCTCGAGAAGATGCCCGGCTATTTGTTGGTGTCGGCGCGTTTCTCGACGCTGCCATGACGCTGGTGCCGGAGGGGTGGGAATGGCAAATCATTTCTGACGATGGCGCGGCCGTCTACAAACGAAGTAAGGAACATGGGGGGTATGCAATAATCTTTGACGGACAAGCCACCACCCCCGCCCTCGCCCTCTGCGCCGCAGCACTCAGGGCATGGGAGCAAGGCAATGACTAACAACGATACAAAGCTGGAAGCGGCGAAGGAGAACACACAGCCGTGGGAGGTAGCCAGTTTCGACCTAGTGGCGTTCTTACAAAGGCATGGGGCCTTTGCCGAAGCCAAGTTTGGGCCGGGCCGTAGAACAACTGAGATAACCAACCATATCAGGAAGGAACTGGCGGAGATAGAGGCCGCGCCCACCGATCTCGTCGAATGGATAGATGTAATCCTATTAGCCCTCGACGGTGCCCGGAGGGTGGGGCATACCCCCGAGGATGTTGTGTCTGCCTTGGTAGCCAAGCAAGTCACGAACGAGGGTCGAGAGTGGCCCGACTGGCGGGCGACAACGAACGGAACTGTGATGGAACATATGAAGGACAAGCCCCATGACAAGTGACATCATCGCAAAGCTGGAGAAGGTGCCAGAGGGGAGCCGGGAGTTGGATGCCCTCGTAGGCAAGGCAATTGGTTACGCCGGGTTAGGTGAGGTATCAGACCAACGAGCCATCGAAGCTGTTGCTGCGGCTGACCGAGAGAGCATCCTCACTATTGGAGAGGTCACCACATCCCTCGACGCCAAGCTGCCGTGGGAGAATATCGTTCGTGTCGCTATCTTCGAGATGAAGGGGAAAATCAAGTGCGACGCTACCCATTGGGACGAAGCTACCAAGACCGCCACTCTAGGAACCGGCCACACAGAACCCCTCGCCCGTCGTTGTGCGGCCCTCAAGGCATGGGAGGAAAGCCATGAATGACCCAATTTATGACAGTATGAAACGGCGAAACTTGCCATTCAATACCCCTAGCAAGGACATCCTCCGCAAGGACGACGGAACGCCAATATTTCGAACAACGAGCGCTAAAGCATATTATATTGCTGGGGTGGAAGATGCAGCGAAGGTGGCAGTCAACAAACAAAACAGGGTCTTCTCTGCATCTTGGAACAACGCGGCAAAAGACATTGCTGCCGCAATCATGGAGTTGATACCATGACTGATATCGCCACAAAACTGAAATCGGCAACAGAGGGGAACCGAAGGCTTAGTGATGAGGTCTTGTTGGCTTGTGGCTGGAAACTTATCCCTGACCCTGGGGGCTTTCTTCCATGGCCAAAGTGGTTTACTCCGGAAGGCGAATACCGTGGGGACAATGTGACCCAGGGCGAAGAAGAGCGCCGACCAAACGTAACGTGCTCCCTCGACGCTATGATGACGCTGTACGAAAAGGACAGGCAGAGGGACATCCTAGAATGGGCCTGCAAGGAGGCAGCCAGGAACTCACGGTACGACATCCAAGCCGTCATCATCTATGGGTGCATCGCGGCAATTAAGGCACGGGAGCAAACTAGTCCTTCTGACTCTCAATCTTCTTAATGACTTCCTCCCCAATTAAGGGAAGCCTTTCCTCAAGGTCAGCAAGAACATCCCTTTCCAAGTTTGGCAGTAGTTCCTGTAAGGACTCTTCTTCGGGGGTGGGAGGGGACTCATCCTGTTCCTTGACGGGTCTCAGTTCACTGTTAAGTGGAATCACCAGGGAGTTTCCAACGTCTCCACCAAGCCGTTCCACATTGGCACGATCCCTAAAGTCGTCAATCTTGAATGCAAAGGGCGCAATATTCATCACCTTTTGTTCCATCTCTTCATCCTGGATCACGGGAGTGATATAATCCAGAATCAACCTGGTGTCGAATTGAGGCACGAGTCCGCGCTGTATTCCCTCCCTCATCAGCTCCACACGGGGCCTGATAATATCTTTTGCCCAAAAGAAATCCGCCGCAGTAATTGTGGAACGTTTGCTGTCAGACACAACTCCAAGTTTTTCTGGTGGAATACCAAATACGTTAATGAAGGTATCCCGTTCAAATTTTCTCATCGGGACCATCTGGAGATCTTCCATCGATTGGGTCAACTCCTTGACCTCTATCTTGCGACTAAAGAATAGGGGTTTGAAGGAGTTCCAGAATCCTTGGTGCTTCTCCAACCATTTTTCCTCAAGGCGTTTAGCATCATCGGAATTGATGTTGTCCCCATAAATAATAATGTCGGGCCGAGCCCTATTGTAAAAGAAAGCTTTTGCGTGCTTCGAAGCATATTCATCAATCTCAAGTTCGTCCCCAAGGGAGCGAGCAATGCCGGTGCCCCGTCCATAGGGATTGGCCGGATCGGGATCCCTGAACGTTATCATCTCCGTGATAGGGATTTCAACGTGGGAGCTGTCGACAAAATTAATAGTGTAGAATGGATTCTTTTTCGTTGGAAGTCGTTTGACCCAATCAGGGGGCAGAGGCCACAAAGATATAGGAACGCCCATGCCATCTCTTTCAATAAGCCAATAACCCTCCCCGACCAAGTCCATATGATGTTGTGTGACTTGGAAAACATTATTGCCGGAGAGTATATCGTTCCCGTCGTGAATAAGATCAAGCAAAGGATGGTCAATTATTTCCACCACTTGATTGAGGTCAACCTTCTCCTTGATGATTTCCTGTCTGGTCTTGAACGAAGCCCTTTGGATCTGACTATCGTAGATAGCTTGTCCGTTGGAATTCTTGGCCACATATAACCGCCAATCCGTCTCGGCTACAGCCTTTCCAATCTTATTCACAATAGCACGAAGCCAGGGAGACGATGAATAAAGCTCCATAAGCTCCCGGCTTCCAGTGCGGATTGGGGTCCAACCACGTGACTTCACCAGATGGGAAGACACTCCTTGGGTCATCTGCCTTAGCACATTCCCCATGCTCTTTCGGGCTTGATCAAACATAGCGCAAGAATACACTCTTCTTTATTGAGTTGCAAGATTAACGATTATCGGGTACTCCTCGTGACAAGAACTTGGCTAACTTGCCATTTTCTCCTCCCTGTTAAACCTCAGAGGCCCCGGAGAAATTCGGGGCCTCCTTCTTAAAACATTTCAATTCTGTTCAGACGTTCAAGCGTCCACTGCAAGAACTGGGACGTCATATCCACCTGGTCCTTGCGGGCCGAATTTGGAAACGCCATCAATTCCTCCTCGTAGTCACGCAACCACCCAGTCAAATTCTTTTCCGGAAGGAAAACATTACCAGCAGAAATAATAGGGGTGACCGCATCCATACGAATGACCTTATCACCAACTGGAATAATTGGAATCACCGGGGCGGTGGTTGTCCTGTCCAAATGTTGAATGAGTGACGTACCACTTCCCTTATCCTCAATCAAAACCGCATGGGGTTTCCATTTCTGCAACGCGATGTTCGCAGCGATAATAAGGCTGGGATGGTTGTACCTTTCCCGAACAACATCAATAAGATAATAACTATCCTTAAATAAATACCACGTGCCAATAACAGTATAGTCATTTATATCCTTTTCCTTCTGAGCAGTATCAAATGACAATACAGTCTGCTCAGGATTCAGAGGAATGGATTGGTAGCGCCTGAACCACGCCTCTTTAATCATGTAACCACCAACCGGGGAGGGACGCTGTTGATGATTGGCATTCCACCAATGCTCGGTTGTCATGTGGCGTTTCTTTTCGAGGAGATGTTTGGGCCATCTTTCCGGCCACAAAACCTCACCCTCCTTACGACCAAGAAGATCCCCCTTCTCAGCATAGGAGGGCAGGGAGATAATATCCCATTGCTCCCCCCCACTTTCCATTTCTTTGACAAGCCGTCCGATTAGATCCTCATGCGACCAACGCGTCGCTATAATGATCATTGAACCTTGAGGTTCCAAACGACTATAAACATCGGAACCAAACCAATCCCATTGCTCCTCCATTACCTTCGCGTTGAGGGCTTCCATCCGACCCTTGATCGGGTCATCAATAATGAACAGGTCTGCACCCTTGCCGGTAATAGCTCCCCCCATGCCAGCAGTTTCCATCCCTCCAAGATGCTTGAGAACCTCCCAATGATCGGCCGCCGCCGTTTCATCGGAGACCTTCACACCGAAGACCTGTTCGCTATATTCAGTAAAAACGTTCCTGGATTTGCGGCCCCAGCTCTTGGCAAACTCCGCTTGATAACAAACGAGCAGAACTCGGTTGTCAGGAAAGCGGCCCAAGTACCAGGGCGGAACAAAGGTGCTAAGAAGGTGAGATTTGCCGTGCCTGGGCGGAAGGCTCACAAGCAAACGAATGGGCTTTCCCTCAAGTATTTGAAGGATTTTGTCCTCAATTAATTTGAGGTGGGGAGCATACTTCCACTTATTGTTCGTTGCCAGCTTGGCGAATCCTCCCGGCAAAGCATACGCCAAGTCCTCAAGCGTTACCTTCGCCATCGGAATCGATCCTCTCGAACTCCCCATCGAGGATCTTTCCCTCAAGGATAGCCCTTGCGAGTTCTCTGCTTCTTGGGTCATTGACGACTCTCGCTGATAGTTCATCACGCACCGTTATTGTCGTTTCACTCTTTATAGAAATCTCCTGGCGGATGGCCTCACGACGTCCCCACCTGTCGGCCCAACGGCGCTCCATGAACCAGGCGTTGGCCTGCCATTGCTTCTTTCCAGCCGCACGTATCTCTTCAGCAATAGTGATTTCAGCCTCGGCCTCAGCCTGTCTGACCTCCATGAAGAAATCGTAGTAGTCTTTGTTCTTTCCCGCTTCCCCCAATTTCAGCCAGCCCATGAGGGCTTGATAACTAATGCCAGCCGCACGGCAAGACGGGGCAACGGGTAAACCAGCCTTGATATGCTCAATGAACTTCTTTCTGTCGTTGGGGCGGGTAATAAAGATGGGGGCTTGTGTCCGAAACTTTGCGTCGGGGACGTCCTCCCGGTTTGGGACCCTATCTGAATCAATCAAGGAACGAAATCTTGAGTTGGCAACCGGATTGCCCTTGCGCTTCGCATTGCACTCATCAAGAGCTTTACGGGCTTGGGGACTCAGGCTACGCCTGGTTCTTCTTATGAGCTGGTTCCTTTTCATGGGGTGTATTATAACTACCTTCTGAAGTGTTGGCAAGGTCCAAGCAATTACATCAACCAACCACACTAGCCAGGCAACCTTTCCTTGTCATGGAAAGTGGTAGCCACTGCCAGTGGCTGGTGTTTAAAATCACTTGTATCATGTTTTGCTTTAATTTAGTATATATACACTCTGCCCCTTTCACCGCGAGGATAAATTCGTGGAGCACATCAGGGTCACCCTAAAAGAAATGGTCCGCAGAGACATTCGGCGGGCCTGCCTGGGAGAACTGGCGGACTTCCTCGGGGAAACAAAGTCCGTCATCGCCGACGCTGAAAAGGTAGAGGAGAAAATCAAAAACGAAATCAAGAGACGGCGACCAAAAAGAGAGTTCATGGGTGATCTGTTCAAGGTAACTCTCTACACAATGGACCGCCTGTTGCTGGACGCCGACAGAGTGAGAGAGAAAATGGGTGACAATTGGTTCAGGAAACACTCCAGGCATATCAACAGCCTTGCCATCAAATGCAGCGCAAAAACTATGAGCAAAAGCTGAGGGAAAAATGAAGGATGACTACTGATACCAATCAGAAGCCCAAAACCAGCAGACGCAAGTCAGTTGCTTGGGGCACCTTCGAGCCATTGTTGAATTTGCTGGCCAACAAGTTGGATTGCAGTCACGGCTTTGCTCTTTTGGCAATCGGTGTATCAGATTCAAACCTCAGCAATTATCGTAGGGCTGGTCTGGTGCCCGAAGTCAATCGGTGGGCTATCATGGGCCGACTCCATAATGAGAAGTGTGACATCAAGTCACTGGAACAACCCAAGAAAGGCAACGCTGCTCACTTCTCAAAAGAAGAGGCAGAGCTGATGCTTGCAGCAATGGCCGCCAGTGATCCAACACAAACTAGGATCATGGGCAAGCTCGGAGCTATGATGTATGGCAGCGACCCCATCACAGACTGAAAATCCCACACCCTGCGTTAGATGTGGTTACTGCTGCAAACAGACGCCGTGCATGTTTGGACAATGGGATAGTGTCAGAGGGCAATGTATTTATTTGGAGGAAGATCAAAGCCGTGGTAGAATCAAGACCTACAAATGCAGCAAGTATGGAGAGATCAAGAACAAGAAAGGCGCGTGGTCCAACCCAGCCTTTGGATATGGTTGTTCTTCCCCCCTTGGAAACACCGCCCGATCCCAAATCATTAATTCGCGTCTTGATTTTCTTTCTTTTCACAGCATGGGGTTGGTCAATCCTATGGGCCTTCGCCTTGGTCATCAGGGGAAACTGAAATGAAGTATGATCCGGAAGACCTCCTAACCATCAAAGATGTCTGCACCCTGTTTGGTAAGGGGCACATGACTATATGGAAATGGAGGAAAAAGCTGGACATGCCCACCATTATAATCCCCGGTGATGCTAGACACTCAGTTCGCTTCGAAAAACAACAACTTGTCAAGTGGGCCAAAGAAAAGGGCAAGAAGATAGTTTACAATCTCAAGTCCCCCAAAGAACGAACAAGTAAAAAGGCAAGCAAAACCAAGCTCCGGAGGCAGAAGCTTGTTTGAAATAGTAAATAAGCGTATAAGTAAAAAGGCGCACCCCCTGTTAAGAGGATGCGCGAGTTTTGGATATCTGGGAACCGACGTATGAACATCGGTGCTCAGAATATACAGTTTAATCTTGTTCAGCGCAAGTTATTTGTTTTGACATTCGGGGGACGGATTATGACACTGGCCCCGATAAACGTCATGAGGCCACCAGGGGGTCCGACACAGCCTCACCGTAGGACGAAAGACAGAAGCGGGTCGGCGGCGATACCATCAATCGCCAAAGTAGCTGTCAACCGACGGGGGATGGACACCACCCAAGGGCCAAACGGTCGGCTCCATAAGCCACAAACCGGGAGGCATAGGACTCTACCCTTTCGATGTAATCAATCCTTACATCCCCAGGGTAGGCCGGACTATGCCACCGATCCCACCAAAGCCACATTGAATGATATTGTCTATTTGAATGATAGTATTCAGGATTTAGGGATAGATGGATTGAAATGATGAGGATTTTCACAATTTTCATGATTATGTTCTTAGGATGGATAGTAGGAAACGTGATTCTGATGGTTTCACTTTTCCTGTTTCTTGCTTTCACAGCCACAAGGATGCATCTGAAAAGGATGGAAAGAGAGGATTTAGATGAATAAATTGTATTCCGAGTTGTGGGAAGCTGACTGGACAGCCCTTACATACTTCATTGGTGGAGTGATAGCCGCAGCGGTGGTCATCATCTGTCTACTAATAATCATTAACTTGCTGGCATTAAGACATATAAGGAAAGGATAGATTAAATGCCACAGAAAATTACAGGGCCAAGGAAAACCATGAGCAATGGGAAGCGCAGGTCTGAAAGATATCAACTGATCATCCTCCGGGAGGGGGGCAAGGAGTCTTTCTTGGGAATCACATCGGATCCCAAATTTCTGAGAAATAGCTATCTCATGCACTTGGGTTTTGACAATATATGCTTCCGGGATGATTTTGAGAAAAGGCTTCTAAGCGATGAGGAGTCCTGGGAGATGATGAGCCTTCCCGTTAACATGGTCAAGGCGCTTGTCGATAGTAGAAAAGAGTCCTATGATATTTTTGAAGCGCTACTCGCTGCCGGGCGAGAGGGTCAAGCTATCAAGGAAGGGAGAAAGTCCCGTGGTTGACATTCTAATCTTAATGAAAGCAATCGATTACTTATTCTATCTTGCTGGTGCGTTGCTGCTCTCAATTCTATTTGGGATTGCGGGATACATAAAATACAGCTTCCGACGCAGAGAACTCCTGAGAAAGCTCCGCCAGAAAGACGAAATCATCGAGAAACTCCGGTGGGATGTCCACAAATTCAAGAGCGATATCGATGCTGGAGTTCTGGTCTACGTATGACAATATACGTGGATAACATGCGTGCGCCGCTTGGTCGGATGATCATGTGCCACATGATAGCGGATACCGAGGACGAACTTCATGCGATGGCTGGCCGGATCGGGGTGGCCCGACGGCATTACCAGAAGGGCCACTACGATGTGAGTTTGGGGAAGAAGGCGCTGGCGGTCCAGTATGGGGCTATTGAAGTTACCCAAAGGGAATTAGTCCTTATGTTACGCGACAGAAAGAGGAAGGAAGCGTCATGACGAGGAAAATTGCTACCCAACACTACCACGGAAAGGAACTTCCAATCAGCGCCGTGCTCCATGGTTTCGCGGGGCAGGAGAACAATGACGGTGATGAGGGAAACACGATGCAAGCCGCCGGTGATTACATCACCGAGTTGGAGACGGCATTGAAGCATGTGGCTTCGGGAGTCAAAATTCTTGAACCAGAATACTACAAACGCTGCTGGGGGAATTACCCCGTCATTGGTGAAGTGATGGGAGAGGAATGGACTCCAGAATGAAAAAGAAAATCATTCCTCCTGCTGTACTAACCGAAGAGCCTTTTGAGACCACTATGGAACGGGAGTGGACCAGGTATGCAATGGACAAGACGTGCTTGTCCTATTGGTTCCCAAAGATACAGGCTGCCGGACTGCCAGTACCAAAGACAATAATTGTACCTATGCCAGTTGAAGCATTTTGCGATGCCTTTCATGTCTTTGATGGTAAGCCTATGACTGGAAAGGCACAACCATTCTTTGATGAGATCAAGGCTGCTGCTGATAAGATTGGGTATCCCTGCTTTCTGCGGACGGGTCAAACATCTGGCAAGCACGATTGGGATAGAACTTGTTTTATCGAATCGGCGGAAGTTGATATCGCACATCATGTCATTGCGCTCGTCGAGTTCTCCGAGATGGTGGCTTTGTCTGGCTTGGCCTGTAATATATGGGCAGTGAGAGAATTTTTACCAACGAAACCGCTTGCCACGTGTCCAATATATGAAAACATGCCGGTCTGTCGTGAGTTTAGGGTCTTTGTCGAGGATGGTACGGTGAAGTGTTTTCATCCATACTGGCCCATGGAGGCGTTGGAGCGTGGTGGTGTTGATGAAAAGGAAATGCAGGGCATCTACGATCAACTTTGCCAAGGACCTGACGAACAAGTCGTGCTTGGCATTGCTAGTCGAGCTGGTGAAGTAGTGGGTGGTGCGTGGTCTGTGGATATGTTGGAAACGGAACGTGGCTGGTTCCTAACCGACATGGCCGAAGCAGAAAGGTCCTATCATTGGGAAGGTTGTGAGCTGTTCAAGGAGGAGTCATGAATGACCCCATAAATCAGTTGTTGGCCACTAGACAGTGTGGGGCATGTGGGGCTAAGGGGCGGGTGCTGAACAAATTTGATGTGTGTGCAGATTGCGTTGCCAAGGCCAAACCAGCCAAACTACCAAGAGACATCAAGAAAACTACCAAGAAAAAGCCTGTCAAGAAGGTAAGCAGTAAAGGGAAGAGCCCTGGCAGCCGCCCCGGCCCGCCAGGGCTTACAGTAATGGACATCGGCAAAATAATCCGAAGGCTTGAAGCAGGATTGTCGCAGCGGAAGGTCGCAGTGAAGACTGGATTTAATCTGAGTACTGTTCAGAAGTATAGACGGATTTGGCTCGAACAGAAGAGGGTAAAAACTCATGAGTAGAATCCTTCAGCTGTCGATGGGTGTGTTGATTCTTGGTTTTGTCCTTGGGTACATTATAGGACGAGGAGCGTCACCCGCATGTATAATGAGTGAGGCCAATCTTTACAGCGAGGAAAAAATACGCAGACACATGGATTTGTTGGTGCTGCGTCAGGAGACGCAGGTTCAGGCAACTGAATATTTGATAGATGTGATGTCTCAGATCAATGGAGATTACGAATGAGCAAAGGAAAGAACTCCTCCAAGAATTTCAAAGGCGACGGCAAACAAGTATCTCATCGTGGGCACAAATACTGGACCCACGAAGAGCGGCAAGGACATGAAGCCTTTCAACGTGATATAGCTTCTCGGAAGGCTGATAGGGAAGCCCGCAGGGAGTCCCGGCGGCAGGTAAGGGAGACGAATCAATGAAATTAATCCGACAGAGTTTCGAGATTCTTTCACCCCTCGATGGTGATGTCATTATGCGTGAGATTGAACGCTCGGCTCGCCTTTGTTATAAATCCGAGGACAAGATCGGTCCTGGCTCGGCCGATAAGTTGGTCACCTCCCTTACTGAACGCGGTCATTACCCCATGATAGAACTTGGGGGAGTTATAAAGATTCGCTTCATCACCAATCGGGGCGTTTCCCACGAGTTGGTAAGACATCGCCCTTGTCATATGTGCGGAAGTTGGGAGTGCGGTTCTTTTGCGATGGAGAGCACCCGTTACTGTAATTATTCAAAAGGGAAGCACGGCTCTCAAATTACATTCATCGAGCCCTGCTGGTTCCCTGGCCTTATCCAGCGGTGGAAAATCCCTGAGGCATCTTTTAGTGAGCGCGAAGATAATTGGCTGAAGGGCATGATTGATTGTGAAAAACGATACTTCGTCGACATTGCCCTTGGAGCCCCCCCGCAAGAAGCCCGTGAGCAACTTCCACAGTCATTGAAAACCGAGTTGGACGTGATGGCTAACATCCGCGAGTGGATGCACATCCTGACACAGCGTACGTCCAAGGCAGCCCATCCGCAGATGCGGGACCTAATGCTACCACTCCTCAAGGTACTAAAGAAGGAGTTGCCAATACTGTTTGGAGATATTTGAAATGCCGGACGACCTAAAAGAAGAAAACAAACTACTACGAACAGAATTGGCTCACTGGCGACACAAGGTTGATCTGATTTGGACCTGGATGCGAGGTGATGAATGTGGGGGTGATTATCAAGCCGAGCAGGAAGCGCGGGAGCTTCTGGATCGACCTGGAATATCCTCGATGCAGCCGACACGGCGCTTGGGAGATAGCGAGCCCGCAGTTGAATTGCTACCCTGCATTTGTGGTTCTAGAACTCTGCATATCTCGACGGAAGGTAATTTGACCTGGGTCGCGTGTACAGAATGCAGAGCGGTTGGTCCTCGTGCGCAGGGGGAAAGAGAAGCCGTCGATAGTTGGAATATAAAACGGACCCCTCAGATTCCAGAGGAAGGAGAACCAGTATGACCTTTGATGAGTGGTGGGGGTGTGGTGGATTGCGATGGAGAAGAGTATGACCAATCTTCTCGGCGACATGGAACCACACCAGAAACGCTCCGAGCCCGTCCCGTGTGGTGCTGGCCGTAATCGGGGTCCCGGCGTTGCCTTCTGAGTAGATCGTATGGAGATCAAGTTGTTGGTTTTGGAGGAACCGAGCGATGACCACCATGGATGAATGCCAATGCAAAGATTGGCTTCCTGTTGTGAGCGATAACGATGGAGGGCAGACCTGTCTTAAATGCGGCAAACCAAAGCCAGAAGCATCCTCCACCATTGACGAGCGCGTGGAGCGGATGATAGATAGGCTTTATCTCGTTCTTAGTTGCTACAACGTATCGCCTGGTGATTTAAGACGAGTTGCTCTTACCGCCATCGAGGCCGACCACTCCGCGCTGGCGCGGGAACTAGCGGCCAAGTCCGAGTGCTTCATAGAGATGGCAAAGATTAACGCAGACCTCCTGGAAGAGAATGAAGGACTTTATGACAGATGTGATACGCTGGCGAAGGAGAACAAGCGGCTGCGGTATGCGGCTTGGTCCCTCTTGCGAACAGGAGAGAGTGATGTATCGTGAACCAAAGAAGGATGGAGAAACCGGACTTTTCCTTCCCAGCCGGTGTCCTGATCCGCATTGTGATGGTCATTTGGTTGCAGGAGAAAGATTCGGCAACCCTGTATGGCATTGCAATGGCTTGACGTTTCACGACATGGTCGGGCCGTTAATTGCCTGCGGGCGCGATCACCCCCGGTCCCCCAAGCGGACAGAATCCAATGGGTAAATTCGACAAAGACATCCAGGCTGATTACGACGAGCAGCGGTTCTGGTCGCTCGCACTTCTGGCTCAAGACCTTCGGGATACGTTGGAACACGTTGCCCCGAGAGCACTAGTCGCTGCGCTTAAAAGAAAGCGCAAGGCGAAGGCGTCCCCCAAGCGTACAGATGGAGACGGAAAATGATGGACACATTCGGCGACGAAGGGAACATCTGCCCGGAAGGTTATGTCACCGAGGAAATCCACGATGAAATGGTGACCGAAAAGGACGTCAAGATCGCCCAGTTGATGCTGCTGCTGACAGAACACCACCTACACCATATGCGGAAGGGAACTATCGGCTTGCCCGATGGCAGTGGTGGATGGGTAGAAATCGACAATGGGGCCGAATACAGCGATAGCGCCTTATACAAACGCACCGTTGCCAGCCTAGCCTCTACTGAGGCAATCCCAGCCGTGTGCCCCAAGCGGACAGGAGACGGCGAATGAGGTTGGGTCGCCCTGGGGTCAGATACCGTCCCTCTACGGAGGGCGGAAGCCTGAATACAGCAATAGGGCTTCGCCTTTGGGGCGGCCCACGCAGAAGGAGCCACCATGAAGCTGAGTAACACCCAACTTTTGTTCCTCGAAGATCATGGTCGCCCATTTTTCTCAAGATGGACCCGAGAGGAACGCACAGCGAGGGCGTTGGAGAGGAAGGGGCTGATCGTAATCAACGATGTTGGTTGGTGGGATGGTCGCCAGCAATACCGATACGACGTTACCGACGCTGGCCTCGCCGCCGTGGCGTCTCACTGAAGAGGCCGTCATGACGAGAAAATTTGACTGCAAAGGTGACGGCTGTGGCGAGTGTCAGGTTTGCAGATACCTCGATTATCTCGACTGGGTCGAATCGGTTGCCTTCGACGGTCCTAAGAGTATTGAACGAAGTCCAAAGATTGACGCATATCTCGCCGAAATGGATGTAACGTAAAGGAGCCGAAGATGCGAACCCAAGGCCCTGAACAATTTGACCACCCGTGCAAGATCGGCACCGTGCCCGCCGTCGTCCGTGTCCGCAAAAATGAGAAGTTCGAGCCGGGGGCGGTGGATACGAATCAAGGAGTGTCGAGGCGCAAAATGGACTTGGGTTCGGGTACGGATAGTCAACCCAGACGGATACTTTCAGGCTGATCGATAGGGAGGGAAAGACGATGGACTTTATCTTAGGCCCCACTGGGGACATTCTGATCTATCTGTTCCTTGTGAGCGGCATACTATTCTTCTTTCGCGACTTGTTTCGATAGAGAGGGATAGAGGCCATGACAAGTGACTCTACCTTTCGCAGTCATGAACGCCCCGGATGGTGTCCACATCCGGATTGTCATTTCGTGTTGAACACCCAGGAAAGCTGGAAGAAGAGGGAGGCGTGCGGCGGTATTCTACCAGAGCCGGTAGAACACGATGGAGGGTTCAATATCAAGAGGCTCTGCATCGAAGCGGACGGGGTGTTCGACCTGCAAGTAAATCGGGGCGACCTGTGTAATTTGGAGCGATTGATTAAGGTGTTAAGGGAAATAGAGCTATGACAAGTGACATCATCACACAGCTGGAAGCGGCGACGGAAGCAGATCAGAGTACTACACTCATGGACGCCGTGGAGTACGCCTACACCCGAGGGTGGATAACTAAGACCGTACATCAAAAGGCTGTACTGTTTGTTGTTGCTGGTGCCTTCCTCGACGCCGCCCGAACGCTGGTGCCGGAGGGGTGGGATTGGAGGGTCGGCGAGAGCGACGCACCTGATACGGGGATACCCAAGAATCACGCGGTTTTAAGGGATTGGGGTGAGCCAGATGAAATATACATACCCACTTATGCCCCCACCCCCGCCCTCGCCCTCAGCATAGCCTGCATCAAGGCTTGGGGGCAGAAGTGATGCAAATTTACATCTTTTTTCGATTGTTCGAGGGTAAGGAACGTTTTTACCCAATTGAGGTCCCCGATGAAGTCCTGATTGGCAGAACCCCCGAGGAGGTCGCACGGGATAACGCGGAACTAAACCCTGGCACGATCCGGGTTGAGGATTTCGAAGGAAACATCCTTTGGGCATTGCATTAAGGAGGCCGAAATGAATAAAACAATCAAGTGGCCCACAAATATCAAGTGGTAGGAGGGAACGAGGGTGGTTTCCACATCGCCAGATGTTATTGAAATTACCGCGCCACTGAAGCGTGTTGGTTGGTTATGGCGGCTATTTGGATTCAAGCCAATACGTGATATAAGTAAATCTATAACTGCACGCCTGTTAAAATGACCAAAGCATCGGAATTGTTGGATGTTTTGAGCACTCTTGGCAAACAAGATCTCCTTCAAGTCAAGGCTACCGTTGAGCACTTGCTCAAACATCAGGGCTTGGTTGAGAAGGAATCCTCTGACCAGGAGGATGTAGAACTCTTCTACAAAGCCTTGGCTCAGGCAGTTTCCCAGGCCAGCAATATCCGGCCCGGCCCCTGGCAACAGTTCAAAAGGACGAGGGGCTACCCCGTGTTCCAGAAAAATTGGGAGGTGGTGGAGCAATTTGTTGAAGATAATTTCCCAGGTATAAAAAAGGTACAGAGGTATTCCCTCTACGTCATAACAACTCAATTGGTTGTTGATCATTTGGACATGCTTGGTGTTATAGTCACCATCAAAACTGTGTCGGCAAACGCAAGCAAGATCCCTTCCTTGTTTGGTAAAGCGTTCCCTGGATATATAAGAGCGGGGCTTTTTCACGTACTGCTCGACTCCATGGGGGGAAGCATGGACTATGATCTTGCGAGGAGGAAGCCATGAAAATATCCTATAAGGAATGGAAGCCGCAAGCCAAAACCGCTGGCGTTGTGGCGAAGGCTATAGATATCATTGATGAGTATGAAGCAAAGGGATATATCCTGACCCTGCGGCAGCTTTTCTATCAGTTTGTGTCCAGGGACCTTCTTCCAAACGACCAGGAATCCTACAACAAGTTGGGAGACATCATCAAGAATGCTCGGATGGCTGGGTTCATAAATTGGACCTCCCTCGAGGATAGGACCAGATTTGTCAGGGAGAACCAACACTGGGACAACCCAATGGAAATTCTTGAGTCTGCTCGCCGTGGTTACGCTATCGACAAATGGGCCAATCAGACCACCAGAATTGAAGTTTGGATTGAGAAGGATGCGTTGGTGGGTGTTATCGAAGGCATCTGTGTACAGTTGGATGTCCCTTATTTTTCATGTCGAGGGTATCCCTCAGCTTCCGAAGTGTGGAAAGCCGGACAGAGATTTAACCAGTATATAAAGGATGGGCAAAAGGTCGTTGTTTTGCATCTTGGGGATCACGATCCTTCGGGGTTGGACATGACCTGGGATCTTTGGAAGAGGCTCGCGGTCTTTACCGGGTACGATTACGATCAGATAAAAGAATTTTATAAATCGGAGACTGCCTATACTATAATTGAATTTGATGGTGATGGACTCCTTCATGACGCTCCAATTATTCGTCGCCTTGGACTCAACTTTAGTCAGATAAGCCGATATAACCCGCCGCCCAATTATGTGAAGTTTGCCGATAAGAGAGTCAAGAACTACGTTGATCATTTTGGAACAGATTCTTGGGAGCTTGATGCTCTGGACCCAGGTGTCATCAATGCCCTCATTAAGGATGCTATTCTGAAAATAAGAGATAATACTCTGTGGAACGAGGCGGTAGCGGATGAAGACCACGGCAAAGACAAAATTCAGGACTTTATAGATCAACTCTATGACGACTCGGGGGAGTAAATGCCTGACGGGCTAGGCAATCTACTACAGCAGAACCTTCTCATCCTGCTCGCATTTGACTATGAGAGTGGGAAGATCATTCGCAATACGGTTGAACTATCCCTCTTCGAGGGGGAATATAGACAGGTTGCGGCGGGGATATATGATTTCCTTGATACCGAGGGTAAAGCTCCTGAAGGAGAGCTTGCCACTGTATTTGATACTATCCTTGAGGGAAAAAATGAACGCAAGGCGGCAGCCTACGATCTCATCCTACAAAATCTTTACGAATCCCAGGACTCGGTTCAGGCAGACTATACCCTCAATCGTGTCAACGACTTCATCAGAAGACAGCGGCTCAAGGCCAGTATTATTGAAGCTGGCGAAATGCTACAGGAGGAAGACGACAAAAACTTAACCGAAGTGGAGGAAATACTCACCAAGGTAGCAAAGCCGAGAGCTGATTTGTTTACCCCCGGTACTTGGTTCACAGATCTGAACAAGAGTCTGAGCTTCCTGGATGCTTCCAGCCAAGCTATCGCTACTGGTATTAAGGAACTTGACTTCCACGAGCTTGGTCCGTCGCCGGGGGAAATCCTTCTGCTTATAGCCTTCATGAAAAGAGGAAAAACTTGGTGGCTGATGCATTTGGCAAAGATGGCCATGCTGCAAGGCAAGCGCGTCTGTCATGTTACCATGGAAATGTCTGAAAAGAAAATTATGGGAAGGTATTTTCAGAGTCTATTCTCTATTCCCAAAAGATATGGAAGCTCAAGGGAACCCATAGTAAATACAATTCTCAAGGAAGATAGCAGAACCGGGGAGTTCTTGGACTTTGAACGTGTGAAAATAAATCCAGATATAGCCCTTCAAGACCCTGAAATTGAGAAGCACATAAGGGACGAAATGGACTTCTGGGAAGACCGTTTAAAAAGGAAATTATTGGTTAAGCAATTCCCAACGGGACAACTAACTGTCAATGAGTTGAGAGGATTCCTAGACCTCCTTAGTGTAATAGAAGGGTGGAGGCCAGACCTGCTGCTCATTGATTATCCGGATCTCATGAAGATTGACCCACGAAACTATCGGAGGGACCTTGGGAACATCTATGTCGATATAAGGGGACTGGCCGTAGAATTAAATGTTGCTGCCGTGGTGGCTTCTCAGTCTAGCAAGGAAGGAGTAAAATCATCCAAGGTGCGTGACATACATGCGGCGGAAGACATTTCCAAGGTAGCAACTGTTGATTGTGTCATAACATATAGTCAGTCACCACAAGAGAAAAGGATGGGTTTGGCCCGCCTGTTCGTGTCCAATGCAAGAACCGACATGGATAACTTTACAATTCTGATTTCCCAGAACTATACACTTGGTCAGTTTGTTCTTAGTTCCCATATGATGATGAGCGATTACTGGGATCTACTTGAAGAAGTATGCCCCAAGTCAGATGTGGATTAGGAACTATAGTGTATATAAATTAAGTTAAAAAAATCTGTTGCCAAAGCATTTGGGGGCGTAGTAGTATCATTTTTGGTGGTGGTTTTGGCAGACCATCCCAATGGAAGTGGCTCCCGCCATTTTCAACTCCTTTGTTGCTGGGAGGGCCGGAACTAGAACGTTGTTACAGGATATGTAGCTCATTCGGTAGAGCAACTGACTTCAATCAGTGTGTAATTGGTTCGATTCCAATCACATCCACCAAATACAACGTACATCCTTACCGGCTCGCCTAAACCAATTGTTAAAAAAGGTCCGGAACTAGATCGCCGTTACAGCATCCTCGACGTTGAAGTCGATCAATGACGCACCACGACGAACAACCTTACCGGACTGTAATAAAATGAACGACCAAGTGGCCCGGAACTAGTCTGTCAGTACAGCATACACTTCAGGAGTGTCTACGCAAAACTGACGAACGACCTTACCGGGCCTCTTGTTTGGATAAAGGGAACTGACCATGAACCAGAACATCCCCGCAGTGTCCGCGTCTCTGCCCGCCGTCAGGAGCCAGCTTATGGTTCCCATCCATCTTCCCAACAGCCAGTTCGTCAGTCTTTCAAAGGACCTGGAGTCCTTTCTGGACTTCGTGATCACCGCCAAGGGCCGAGCGACCTTCTACAACTCCAAGGAGGAACAGGAAGCCGCCGAGTTGGAGGCGCACAAAAAGATGTTCCTGTACGACCGCCTCCTATATGGTGCGGTCTTGGCCCTGCCGGGTGTCATGGACAGGTCGAGGCAGCAAGGCATCCTTCGCCTGCTTTCGGATAAGCACAGCGGAGGGATGCTTCAGACCACCAAAAAGCATCACGCCGAGATGGAGCGGAATCTCCTGGAATATCTGTGCGACGGGATCACCGTCCCGCGCCAGCTCAGGACGTTTGTCATGGCTGGGCAGGCCAGGATCAACAACATGCGGACGAGGAAGCTGATCCTCCGCCACCTTCTCCATACCGGGGCGGTGGGTTCCCTCGAAATGAGGGCAGTCAGGTATCGACGCAAGTACGGGGCAATCCTCCGACATGTGTGGGGCCAGAAGTTGTCCGGTGTCATTCGCTCCATTCTTCAACGCCCTTATCAGGAGTGGGAGCCGGATGAGACCAAACTGATCAGGGAAAATGTTTACAGATATATTCCTGGTTTTCCTTCCCCCGGCATCGAGTCTCGTTTGGCCATCGCCTACGCCTTGGGATCTTCCGTTCCCTATGTAACGGAAAATCCTGATGCTCCAATCATTGCGGCTGTACGCAAGGCGCGTAATGATCTGAGCAAGGGTGAAAGGCTTCCCCCAGAGGTCCTGGAGGGAATCCGTGGACAGTTCCACAAGGAAGTGAAAAGTGGGGAAGTCCTTGAGCTGGCTAAGGACCAGATGTCTTCCAAGCAACGTATCAACGTACAGGCCCAAGCCAAACGGGAAGGTGTCGAGGTTGCCTTCGATCCTCTCAAGCATGATGCCGTCAAGCTGTACATCTACGCCTACGAGATGGGCATGACGGCTGAGATCAGGAAAGCCCTAGACAAGAAGGCTGAGGACGTTGCCAAAACGCTTCCCTTCCATTATGAGAACGTCGGTATCATAGTCGATGCATCGGCGTCCATGTATGGACATAAGACCCAAAAGCTTCATCCCATTGCCGTCGCTCTGGCAGTCGAGGATGTATTGCGTGCAGCGTCGAATCTGTCCACTGTCCACTACGTCGGAGGGAATGGTCAGGGTGCCCTTATTCAGCCCAAGGGTGATACCAATCTGGCACTTTCCTTGGTTGGTCTCCTGGAGCACGAACCCGATGCAGTCTTCGTCATTACCGACGGCTACGAAAATGCCCCGGCTGGCCGCTTCGGCGACACCCTGGAGCGAGTTAGGGACATGGGCATAGATACGCCTGTGATCCAAGTCTCGCCGGTTACAGGGGCCGAGTCCGAGGGTATCCGGGTCCTTGGTGGGGTCAGCGCAGCCATACCCGTAGTCAGCCCCGAAGCTTTGGTGAGTTCCGCCCTGAAGTTGTTCATCAATACGGACATCAAGAAAGCTATCACCATGATCCTCACCAGCACCATCAAGGAGCATCGGCTTGGTGATCTTGGGTGGTTTGAATAGGGGAGACGTTAAATGCGTGTCATCAAACGCTCTGATGATGAGATCGATAGGGTAGCGAATTGGGCAAATGAAGGCCAGGACCAAGGAACTCATTACGAAGGTAAGAGTTACGAAGATGGTTTGGTCGCCATGCTCAATTGGTTGACCGGCGACGACGATGATGCGCCAGATGCGAATTAACCGATAAGAGGAGGTAACATCATGACCCGCAACATTTCCGAAATGCTCAGGGGATGCACCCCTGGGCGGATGCAGACCGTCGGCATCATGCAGGTCATTCCCCTGCTGAGTGACCTGGAGGATGACAGATTTGTCAGCCCTGAGGGGGCCACGGTTCATAACAGCACCTATGGAAACCTGAACATCGACGCAAGGTCCCCGGACGAGGAGATCCTGGTCCCGCCACAAACCGCCTACCTCGTCCGCGAGAGAGCTCAAGATCATGCTCTCCGCAAGGGTGGCTTCGTCAAGGGCAGGCGAGTCTTCGACAATGCGTTGTGTGTCCAGGAAACCCAAGGCGGAACTATCCCGCGTGGTGAGCACAAGTTTTCCTTGCTCCCTTGGTCCCTCAGGGAAGCAGCTCTCACCAATGCCAACCCCGACTTCTCCGCCATCTGGGGTAACATCAGGAACTTCAAGACCGAGGCTGGACTAAGCGGCCCTGGAGACCTGATCGACTTCATGGACAAGTTCCAAAAGGAACTGGACTTGTTTGTGGCCGAGTTCGAGCGTGTGCCCAAACAGGTTGGGGCTCTTATCATCATCGGTGGGCGGCTGGTTGGCATTGAGCGTTCCCCCTCCCGACGGTACTTCCGTGAGATTTGGGAAGCTCTCATCAGGGAGTGCTATGGAAGTGAAGCAGTCCGTCAAATCAAGCTGGGCATCGGCAAGGAGCCGCAGCGTCGTCCTCTCCCCAAAGTCGACAATCTGGGGGGCTTGGGGGATGCGCTTGAATCCGTCTCCAAAGCGGAACGGGAGGACACGAAAAACATCATCATCGGCCTCCTGGACGATGAATTCACGGAGAAGCGGGAGGAAGCATCTACCACCTTCCCCGACGTTGTGCTCATCACGATCAAGAACGATCAGTTCGTTGGACAGATCGTCGTCGACGGGGCGCGGGTTCATTACATCAGCCTAGTCACCACCCATACTTGGTTCAAGGATGGGGTGTGGATGCAGGCTCCGTCCTTCAAGATGTGAGTCCGGCGATTAGGAAACTTGATAGAGACAACAGGGCTGAAGGAGATTAAGACATGACCGACATTCGCCTCAACGATATGGTGAAGGATACAGTCACCGGGTTCACCGGGGTCGTCGTTGCCAGAACGGACTGACACAATGGATGCACACGTTTCGCGGTCCAGTCGAAGAAGCTCACGAAGGAGGGCAAGGTTCTGGAGGAGGAGTGGCTCGACGAGAAGAGACTCACACTTGTCAAATCGGCCAATGCCCCCCTAAGCCCAAAAAATCCGGCGGCCCCCAACGAGATCCGAAGTTCTAATACTTGTTCATCAGGAGGGGCAAGTTAAACATTGTCCTGGATGGACAGTTTGGGTCCACGGGGAAGGGCCTTATTTGTTGGTGCCTCAATTAAGGGAGAGCAATCATGCCACATTGGACACATACGATGACAGAGGAACAACATAAGGCCCTCAGTGATGCAATGTATGATCACAGGCCAGCAACGGAACTAGGTGAGGTTGATCGTATGCACTGCAAATCATGTGTGGTGCCGGGTATGCACTCTCGTTTTTGCACTCTTACGGCAGCTCTGGACAAAACACCCTCGTTTGAAGAGGGGATGCAAGTCTTGGAGAAGGTTTTGAAACTTGATCTTGATGGTGTGATGTGGGGTGCCTACAATGCCCAAACAGGGGAGGATGGAGGCGGAAACTTTGGTAGGGTATTGGCAGCTTTGGAATCACTCCCTCTACTGGATGATGAAAAGGTAAACATTGCCAACCGCATCGCTGAAGGATTTACTACACCAAATCAGATTAGAGAATGGATTGATGAAGCAATGTCTCAACCACAGTTGAAGGTGGTATCTGGTTGAGCAGTGATTTCTGAATTTGCCATAAGGAATTTTTACTCTGAGGAGTAGAATGTAATTGAGGTTCTTAACAGACGCCACGGCGATATACCAAAGAACGCCGTTTATATTGGACGGGGGAGCAAGTGGGGCAATCCTTACAGGATCGGTCCTGATGGAACCAGAGAAGAGGTCATCAGGAAATATCGTGCTTACTTGCTTCAGAGTCCAAAGCTAATGGCAGCCCTTCATGAGCTACGTGGCAAAGACCTTGTCTGTTGGTGTGCTCCATTAGCCTGCCACGGAGACGTCCTTCTGGAACTAGCAAATGATTTCTGAATTTGCCATAAAGGACTTTCTTGATAGGGAGCTGGATGACTTCGACTGGATAAAAAAGGAATCAAGCAAGGAGCTTGACAAGGCTCTGGCTGAGCTCCCCCTAGCCCCCAATTTTCACACAAAACCCTTCCTCCATCAAAAGGCTTGTTTCTTAATTGGGGTGCATTTCCCAAGTTTCCTATTCTTGCTCGATCTTGGAACAGGAAAGACAAAGATTGTTCTCGATTTGATCTCCTATTTTCAACGGGCCGGGAAAACAGGTAGGGCTTTGGTTCTTGTTCCAAACATCGTAACTATAGATGGTTGGGAAGAGCAAATTCAAATTCACGCCCCCCATCTGAAATACGTTCTATTCCACGGAAAAAGCAAGAAGCGTTGGGAGCTTCTCAAACAGGACTTTGACATTTGTGTTCTAAATTACGGTGGCTTGGTTGCCATGGTAACTGAATTAAGAGTTCCTATCAAAAAGAAAAAGGGCAAAAGAAGAGAGCGACAATTTGATTGGAAATTGGTTAGCGACTTCTGCCGTCAATTTGATGCTGTCGTGTGGGATGAGTCGGATGAAGTAAAAAACCATCTCAGTCTAACACATCAGATATGTCGGATTCTATCTCGGTCCTGCAAAATCCGTTTTGCCCTTACTGGGACTCCCATGGGTCGGGACCCCATAGATTTTTGGGCTCAATTCTATTGTATTGACCACGGTGACACCCTTGGAAAAACTCTTGGGATGTATCGATCGGCATTCTTTATTGAAGAGGAAAGTTTCTGGAATCCTTATGGGGAGTGGGTATTTGACGAGCGTAAAAAGAACAAGCTTCATAAATTTATAAAAAACAGGTCAATATTTTATGACGAGAGTGAATGTTCGGACCTGCCCAAAAAGTCATTTCAGATAATAAAAGTCAGACTCTCGACTGAAGCCCAAAAGTTCCACGACAACATAAAAGGTGACCTAGAAATGGTCCGTGGAAACTTCACCATGCTTGACAATGCCTACACAAACATGAGGACTATAACCTCTGGTTTTCTGGGACTTCGGGAGGAGACAGATGAGCCTGTGGGCAGGAAAAGAAAAAAGGTATACGTTGACTTCAAACAGAACCCAAAAATTGAAGCACTCATACAGCTTGTTAAGGAATTGCCCACCACTTCAAAGATGGTGGTATTTCATGATTTTACACACACAGGAGAATTGATTAAAAAATCTCTTGACAAACTTGGAGTAGGCTCTGTAAGACTTTGGGGCGGCACAAAGGACAAAGGGGGTACGCTTAAGCAATTCAAGACGGACCCAAAGATTACTATCCTCGTTCTTAACAGTCAAACCGGATCAAAATCCCTTAACATACAGGTGGCTAATTACGTTGTGTTCTTTGAATCTCCAGTGTCTCCCAGAATAAGGAAACAGGCAGAGAAACGGTGTCACAGAACCGGCCAAACAAAGAAAGTGTTCTTTTTCGACATACTTGGTATAGGGACCATTGATTTTCGTATCAAAGCCTACCTGAAGGAGGGAAGGGATTTGTACAAAGCAATCGTATCAGGGAAGGACGTATTTTGAGATTGGTGAAAAGGAAAGAATCACACGCACATAGGCGCTTCCCGAAAGGTTATCGACCAAGAGGACTTATGATATTGAGGGGTGACCTACTTGCCGTCATCGATGGACGGACCATTTTTCCAAAGAAAGTAATAAGCGCCCACGATCAAACGAATATACTCCGCTCGGGCTACAGCAATCGAAAGATTGGACGTAAGGTTCTGAAGGGGCGCTGGGCTGAAATGCCAATCTACACATTGACGTTGGAAGAGCGAGCAACGTGCCCTCGGACATGCCATCATTGGAGGACATGCTATGGACACGGAATGCCGTGGGCGATCCGAACGGCAAACGACCACCACCTTATCCCCCAACTACAAGTCGAATTGACGGAACTTGCAATTAAGCACGCGGAGGGCTTCGTCGTTCGTCTCCACGTATTGGGCGATTTCTACAGCATAGAATACGCCCTTGCCTGGGAGTGTTGGATCGGAACAATCCCACAACTCCGTGCCTATGGAAGTACGGCCCATAGCGTGGAGGGTGAGATCGGCAAGGAAATACGTTCTTGGTCGGATCGGAATTGGGATAAATTTGCAATCCGAACGAGTTTGGAAAAACCATCAGAGGGGAAGCGGGAAGCAATCACAATCCAGGGCGGATTATTTGATGCATTGAAGTGGAGACCGGGAAGTTTTCTATGCTCGGCCCAAAAGCGTGACTCCTCATTCTGTGGTAACTGCACAAAATGTTGGACAGACGATGGTAACGTGATGTTTCTTGAGCACGGAGCAGGAAGGGGTAGAAAATGACAGATAAGGAAGAACGGAAGGAGGAGCTCGACCTGATAGAACAATATGTTGAAGTACAAGGAGTGACCAAATGTCCACCGGCATATGTGGCTCCAATAAATGGTGGTGAAGATCTTGGTAAATTACCTCACTACGATGATGAACACAAACCAAGTGTCCGACAAGCTATCCAAGGATTATACAGTGAATACCATCACAATTTAAGAGTGATGAGGAGAAGGGGGCTCTACAAAAGCAAAGTAATTAATGGACGTAAAGTTTTTGAAAGGAGTACTCTTAAAAAATAGGAAATTGTGAATATGAAAGTCATCATAGCCGGGGGCAGGGACTTCCAACCAAGTGAATATAGAGTTTTTTCTTGGAGTACGGGGCATCGTGACGCCCACAAAGTTCTGGACTTACTTCACAAACACATGAAAATAACTGAGGTTGTCTGTGGGGGTGCAAAAGGGGCCGACAGTTTTGGGAAGGTATGGGCCGAAGAAAATAGCATACCTGTCAAAATGTTCATGGCAAATTGGGGTCGCTTTGGTAGGGGAGCAGGTCCCATCCGCAATAAGGCCATGGCTGACTGTGCTGACGCCTTGATAGCTTTCCCTGGGGACAGGGGTACTAGGGATATGCTTGAAAGAGCTGGGGCCAAAAAGCTGGCCGTCATCAATCTTGATGAGGAAGGATGATCATGATCGACTTCTGGATTAATCTCTGGTGGCCAGCTTATTTGACGGGAGTTATCCTGATTGCCCTTTGGGCTGGTTGGAAGACATTCACGTATCTATCTCAGCGGGAGAGTTAACATGATGATGTATGCCATCTTGCACAGGCCAACTGATAAACTGATGCCGGAAGGTCCTGGCCGTGGAAATCGTGGCTTCACCCATTGCGAACCAACAGACAATCGCAAGCCTCGATTGTTTAGCACATCACATGCTGCTTATTGTGCTTTGGGTTGGTGGTTGAAGGGTAAAGTAAAGGTGGTTCATATCTATGATTCGTTTGATGGTGATGATGATGAAAGGTGGGAGACCACATCTTGCCCTGAGCGCAATGTCGAGGATATGGAAATCGTTGGCGTTGAGCTGACGATTGTGAGGGAGGACAAAAAATGACCATGGAAATGTCCTTGGAAGAAAGGCTGGCGCGAGCTTTGTGTGTCGCTGCCGGTGACCAACCCGAACGCCGAATCCAAGAATATGGCCGTTCTAGTCATAGCTATCCAGCATGGGAAGACCATCGTAAGCAAGCCCGCTCCGTTATTGAGGCCACGCGGATACATCTCCGTGAGGAGAAAACCGCGTATGATCGCGGTGACGGAACCAGTTTTGGTGATGGGTATCATTTTGCCTGGGAAGAGGTAGCGGAACTGATAGGGCTTCCAAAAGACACCTTCACAAGAGAGGACGATTAATGAAGAGTCTCAGGAGTAGATGGATTTTGTTTGTCTACGCTACGCATAAGAGAAAAGACTTTTGGAATGGGTGGACCATGTCCAAATTTCAAGTATTAATGGGTTTTACAAACTTACTCGCAATTACAGTTGGAACGGTTACAGCCACCAATGAAATCGATCTGAAGTATAAAATTGTCGCGTCCATTTCCGCGTTCTTCATCTTACTTGTCAGTTTGATGAGGGTTTTAATAGCTCTTACTTTTAAACAAGCACTAAAAATTGAACAAAACATTGGAAAGTTTTGATGCAATTCAACTGGCAAAAATTTTGTGATACAAATAAAATCCGCTACGTGGAAAGCGGATCCAACGTGTCCAGGGGACACATAGCCATCCAATGCCCCTTCTGCGGAGATAGTGATCCTTCAGAACATATGGGCCTGTTAAGGAAAGGGATCATGTGGGGTTGCTGGCGCGTGAAGTCTCATCGTGGGAGGAGACCCCAACGACTCATAATGAAAATTCTGAGTTGTTCCCATGACCAGGCCAATCATATTGTAGGCGAGGGGCCAAAACCGGATCTTACTGACTTCGAAATGACACTGGCCAAATTGAAAGGAGCGGACAAGAAAGTGGAAAAGACAGCAAGGCTCGAGATGCCCAGCAACTTCAAAAGAATAATCAATAAGGGATTTGGGAAGCGTTTCATTTCATATCTCAGGAGGGAGAGAGGATTCTCACTTCCCGAGGCTCTACGTTTCTCCCGCCAGTACAAACTTCATTACTGCATGGAGGATAGATGGGAATGGCGAATCATTATTCCTTTTTACATGGAAGGAGAACTGGTTGGTTGGACGGGCAGAACCATCAGAAAGGACGAGGAGCTCAGATACCAATCATTGTCACACGAGCCAGAAAAAGCCAACCTTCGTGGGGACCCAGTAGCCCTAATGAGTGTGAAGGACATCCTGTACAATTTCACAAACCTCAAAAAAGGAGGAGGACGAACGCTCTACATCACCGAGGGATTCTTTGATGCAACCAAAATTGATTTCTATGCTAGGGAACTGGGAGTTCGGGCTACCTGCATTTTTAGCACGGACATTACTGACGAACAACTCTGGCTTCTATCGGAGCTTGTTCCCAAGTTTGGACAGACCAGACTTCTTCTGGATGCGGGCCAGCTTGTGAACTCCTTTGTAGCTGCCAGCGACCTGTCACATCTTGGAGTTAAGATATCTTCTCTTCCAAAAGGCGTCACTGACCCTGGGGATTTGTCGAAGAAACAAGTCCTGCAACTGCCATAAAAATCATTTGCTCCTCTCTTTTTAAGCCCCTATCATGGGCGGTGAGGTTTACGGGGAGCATCTTCATGAAGCGAAATAAGCTGCGCTTGAAGAGGAGAAGTCTTCACTTCACTCCTGTATTTAAGGGAGCCATCGAAGGTTGGGCAATCAATCACATAACAAGAAATTATTGGAGGGTAGGAGCTTACCACGAATTCGAAGATCTCCATCAAGACGCTTATCTAAAATTTCTTCAATGCAAGGAGAAATATCCTCAGGTTACAAACCCAAAACATTTCATGTCCCTGTTTAAGAGATCCTTCGAAAATCATATTCATAACTTAGCCAATCAACGAACCGAAAGTGCTGAGATCTCCCTCCCCAAGTTGGACTTTGAGGAATTGCTTGAAAGGGCAAATACGATAAGCTATCATGAGGGCTCATTAAGCATTTTACTTCTAAAGGCCCCAGCGGAGATAAAACTATTACTTTTTTCCCTTCTTGATGAAGCCAAGCTAAAGGAATTTAGAAAGCCGTACCTGAGATACAGGAAGGGGAACAGACGCTTCAACAGGGAAACTACAAATGAAAAGTTTTGTCGTATTCTGGGATTGGATCCAGAAAATATCAATATATTGAGGTTGTGCCATGATTACTTCACAAGCTCCGAAGAAAAAGTCACTGCGTTATGATTACCAGTACATAGACCATCGCGATCGTGGTATCTACGAAATATTGGATCATAAAAGAGGTCTTGATGGGAAAATTGCCGAGACTTTTAGTCGAGATTGTGCGGAGAAGATTGTGAAGGCACTAAACTTGGCAGATAGGATGGATTGACACGACGTATATCCATCCGACAGTTTTCAACCACCAACTTGAAGCGAGAGGTTCAAACTATGGCTAAAAAGAGCTTGAGAGAAGAACTCGAAAGCGTGACAAAGATCAAACGCAAGCGTGGCGAGAAGGACATCGCCTACCGTGCCCGCCTTGTTCGTCACTGTGCTGACCTGAGCGAAGACGACTGGGAAAGCCTCGGCCTCACCGACGGTGCCCAGAAGTGGGTCATCCAAGCTATCGACGACATGAACGACAACAAGGACCCGGAGGAATTTCCCGACGAGGAATCCGAGGGGGGAACCGAGGAAGGAAAGCCACGTAGCCGGTCGCCAGCCAAGAAATCCGCCGCCAAGCGCTCAGCCCCCAAGGACAAAGCCAAAGGCAGCGGCAAGACCAAAGTGGAACGCGACGACTTCGGCCTGAAGGTTGGCACCAAGGCTTCCGAGGCGGCAGCGTTGTTTGCCAAAGGTGCCAAGATGAAGGACGTGAAGGAAACCACCGGCACCACCCACTACAATCTCCTGACCAACCTCGAAAAGAAGGGTCACAAGGTCACGAAGGAAGACGGCGTCATCACTCTCACCGTCAAGTAAGCCGGAGACAGCCGGCGAGTGAATGAGGGCGGGACTTGATTATGTCCCGCCCTTATCTTTCCTGGGGAGAACAAAATGACAATTAGGGTAAAAGGAAACATCTTTAGTGACAAAGTCCCAGTCAGAATATCTTCAAAAATGGCCCGCCTTCTGTTCATCAGTTGCGGGCCAGACTGCATCAAAAAGAAGGGCTGTACCGGAAAGTGCTGTGATGCCCCCACACTTCCAGGGGGCATGAAAGTCACTATCCTTCCCTTTGAAGAGGAAAGAATTAAGAGGCTTGGGGTCAGGGTCATAAACGGGGAATTGCAACCCGTACCAGAAGAACTAGGTTGTCCCTTCAAGGATAAAGGACTTTGCATACTTCATGATACCCCTGATAAACCCTTTGGCTGTATTGCAAGCCCATTCAAGTTAACCAATAGGGGAACTCTCGTAATAAGGAACAGATACAAAAGGCTTCCTTGCTACGATAATGAAGGAAGGCCAGCCTATGAGATTTTCAGACCAAGTTTAGATCTCATCTTTGGTGAGGAAGAGGCTTCTAAAATAGTCCGGCACTTAGATGGGGGAGGGGGAGATATAATTGCTGAGATGGACAAGACAATATATGTTCGTCTTATGGGAAGGGAACTGTTACTCAAGGGAGAAGCATCGTGCAGATCGCGGACGATCCCGAATATGAAACTAAAGGCTCAACGTCCGAAGCTGAAGAGACGGCGTCCGAAGCTCAACAAATAAACGAAACAGGGGTTCATCCTGTTCAGGTAGATGGGAATGGAGCTTTCGAGCTCCTGTGTGCCGATTGCCTCAGAGATGAACCTTTCCCAAGAGAGATCCAGGTCATCGGTCAGGCTATTGGCTGGGCCGACAAGATCAAAGTCAAGGCCAGGAATCGAGGATGGGACATCGAAATAAAAGTCAAGAAGGTGGGGAAAAATGAAGAGGTCCAAACTCAGGGGTAGCATCAGTGATCTTCGGAAAACCTATATTCGCCCCGCCCTCAACTTTCACACAAGCACGACCATCTGGCCTGCTGATGAACTCATCAGTCAGCGGACCAAGCATTGGAAGGAACTTACCGGGGAGGATGGACGATCCGGTTCCCGTGCCGGGGCTATGCGTAAGGAGGAGACTGCCTATTCAGGGACATATTCTGTCTATCCTGCACCATTAGTGGAATGGGTTTTGTTGAGGTACGGTGGCAAAGAAGGAAACAGGATCCTCGACCCATTTGCTGGCGGTCCGGTTCGTGGAGTTGTTGCTTCCATCATGGGGTATGAATATCATGGAATTGACGTGCGGCAGGAAGCTATTACTGAGAACGAAAAGATTATTGAAGAGCTCGGTTTGGACGCTCATTACCATCTTGGGGACGGCACTGTACTGGACTGTCTTGACTCCGAGCTTTTTGATTTATGTTTTGCTTGTCCACCCTATCATAACCTGGAAGTCTACAGCGACCAGGACGACGACATCTCCAACCTGGAAGACTACCTGGACTTCGATGAAGCTATGGGGCAGGCGGCAGTGGCCATCAAAGAAAAGCTGAAGCCTGATGCCTTCACCTGTGTCAATGTTGGTAACTTCCGGGATAAATCGAAAGCCTTGGTTGACTTTCGTGGGGATACGGTCATCAATTTTCATCTTGCTGGATTTATTCTCTGGCAGGATATCATCCTTTCGAGAAGCGCGGGGTCCGCCGCCGTAAGAGCAGCCAACTCCTGGAAAGGAATGAAACTTGTCCCGCGTCATGAGCATTTGCTGGTTTTTAGAAATAGGGAGTGACCGTAATGTCGACAAGAGAAGAGTTTTCCTATATTGAGATGTCTAGCACCAGATTCATCATTGCCCGCTACAGTGGGACGACGCCAAGAGGATCTGGCCGCTACGTCTGTGAGACAAAGAATGAGACCACGGCAAGACTCATTGTACAGTCCTTGAACAAAACTGGACTGTTCAGCGATGATTGGCACATGGACCTCAAATCTTAGTGAGGACGATAGGGAGTCCGACCATGGAACGAAAACTGCTTTTGGAAAAATTGAACCTTGCCAAGCCCGCACTTGCTTCCAAGGGATCAATACTTCCGGTCTACACACACTTCTGTTTCGATGGCGTGACCATCACTTCCTATAATGACGTGATGGCGGTGTTGGTCGATCATGAGTGTGACATGAACGACGCCATTGATGGAGCCCGGATCATCGGACTTCTGGAAGCCTCCTCTGCCAAGGAAGTAGAGTTCAAGCAGAAGGATGGTGAGGTTCATATGAAATATGGGCGCAGCAATTCCAAACTCCCCACCCTGCCTCCGGAGGATTTCATTTTTGAACTCCCGGACATCAAGAGCTCTTTGATGGTCAACATTGACAATGCTCTCATCAAGGGAATTGAGTTGTGCCTCAGCACAATGGGGATAGACAGCACACGGCCATCATTACTTGGCATCACCCTTTCCTTGGGCAAGAAGGATTGTGTTTTGTATTCCTCGGACACAGTCTCCGTTTCCAGGTTTGAACTCGATATCCAATCCAAGAAGGAGCGGGCGGTTATCTTGCCCCCCGATTTCTGTAAAACCCTGGTACGCACGGTGAAATCCCTCAAAAAAGATGGTGAGCTGTTCATTGGCGAGGACCACGTTATAGCGATAATCGACAGCGTTACCCTCTTCTCAAAATTGTTGGAGGACGACTCCTCCGTCAACTTCGAGGAAGTCATCGACGAGCAGTGGGGTGACGTCGACCCCCGTGACCTTGTACCCTTACCCACCAGCATCGGACAAGCCATCAAGGCTTCTCAGGTTCTCACTTCTGGGGTATATGGTTGGGAAGTAAGACTTGAGATCGTCAAAAACAAGCTCCACATGGACACGGAAACTCATAAGGGAGACACACACGCCGTCATTCCTCTCAAAGCCGATCATCCTGATGTGGTAGCCTCAATCGATACTACTATGCTTGAAAAGGCTTTGGCAGTATGTGACATGTTCTACGTCACTGAGGACACCATTCTACTCTCTGGTGAAAGTGATGCATACCTTCATCTGATTTCCAACGGATCAGACGCAACGCCAACCGAATGAGCTTTTACTTCAAGGGAGTCACGACTGTCACGGCACCCAAACACAAGGTGTCCACGGGCACTCTCCACAAATTAGGGTGTAGGGGGTGCTCACTCGGCAAAGAACGCATAGGATCGCCTGAAATGCCCCCCACGGGGGCAAATAAACCCCTTGTATACATGCTGGGCGAGGCTCCTGGCCGAGTCGAGGACGATCAGGACAAACCCTTCGTTGGGGACTCCGGTCAATTCCTACGTGCGCGTATACCCAGGAAGTATAGGGACCAGGTCAGGCTAAGTAACTGTGTTCGATGTCGTCCACCTAAAAACCGCAACCCGGAATGGAATGAATTAGAGAGTTGCCGCCCTTCTATAATCAAGGATATTGAGGAAACAAAACCCCTGGCAGTTTTTGGGTTAGGTGGTATACCTCTAAGATGGACTCTGAATGAATCAAAAATACTCACCTGGAGAGGCCGTAGAACTCCCGTCAAAATAGGGGAGCATGTTTGTTGGTACTATCCCATGCTTCATCCCGCCTTTATTATAAGGGGCTCTCGGAGAAGACCTGAAAATTCTGACCTTGGCAAAGTCTTCATAAAGGACATGGAACGCGCCTTTGATGAGTTAAAAACACTCCCCGATCCAGTCATCATAAACAAACACTATGAGAACATTAGAATTTTTGATGGGTCAGGAAGTTTTGATCTCGAAATAATATCTACCTTCCTCAATAAAATGAGGAAAGAAGAAAGTGTTGGAGTTGATCTCGAAACAAATTGTTTGAGACCCTATTCCAAAGGGGCAAAAATAATCACAGCATCCGTAGGAACAAAAGATGAGGTTATAGCCTTCGCTCTCCGGCACAAAAGAAATAAGTGGCCGGGGAAAGAACTCAAAAAACTTGAGGCTATTTTTGGAAAGTTCCTCAGGGATTCCAAGTGTATCAAGTTTGCACACAATCTTCCATTTGAGATGGAGTGGATTTCCTTTTTCTATGGGAATGAGTGTCTTCGAAATTCTCCTTGGGGAGACACAATGGCACAGGCTTATGTGCTTGATGAAAGAAAAAACTCCTCAAGCCTTGACTTTCTATGTCTACAGCATTTTGGATTTAATCTCAAAGCACTATCGAATCTCGATAGAAAGAATCTTGACAATGCGCCGTTGCCTGACGTTCTAAGATACAATGCCTTGGACACAAAGTACACCCACCATCTGTCTTTGGTGCAAATGGATTTAGTGGAAGCGGAGGGATTGAGAAAGGTATATGATGTACAGATACGAAGGGCATCCACGATCGTTCTCACCCAGCAAAAAGGAATTAACATCGACCAAAAGACCGTTAAGCGTTTTCAGGATAAACTTCGGAAAAGGATTGAGCCCCTTGAAGAGAAAATAGCTGAGCTTGAAGCTGTTAAGGAATATGAACAAAGAAAGCAAAAGAAATTTAATCCAGGATCAAATCAACAAGTACTCTACGTCTTCAAAAATATGTTGAAATGTGGGGAGGTCATCGATGAGAAAACTGGCAAGAGTTCCGTCGGCGAGTCAATTCTATCTAAAATAAAACACCCATTAGCAAAATTTGTTCTCTTGCATAGAGAGTTGACCAAACTGAAATCCACATATGTTGATAATTTTGAACAGGGGGTAGGCTCCGATGTCTATCCGGATGGTCTGGCACATAGCCAATTAAACACAATGTTCACGGCAACCGGTCGTACTTCCAGTGAGGCATTCAATCAGCAGAATTTTGTCAAGCACAAAAATAAGTGGGTCAGAGAAGAAATTGTAGCGGCCGATAATTGTGTCTTGGTAAGTGCCGATTATGGACAGATTGAAGCCAAGGTCTTTGGCATGGCCTCCGAAGATAAATTCCTATGTAAAGCCCTTTGGGAGGATTATGACATTCACGCAGATTGGGCAAAACGTATCGCCAATAAATATCCCAAGATTGTTGGAGGAAAGAAATTTATTAGTGATAATGACGTCATGAAAGAACTCCGACAAAAGGTCAAAAACAAGTTTGTATTCCCAGCCTTCTTTGGGGCAGCCGGTGAGTCGATAGCTGAATATCTTGGTGTACCTGAAAGTATATTCTGCGGACGTAATGGGCTGCTCAAAGAATTCTGGGATACCTTCCCCGAAGTGAAACAATGGCAGAATGATCTATTGGATTTCTATAATGAACATGGATATACCGAGACCCTAACAAATAGACGCCGCCGTGCTCCCATGTCGGTCAATCAACTTCTCAATCATCCAATTCAAGGCACGGCTTCCGACATCGTTATCAATGCAATGGATAGATTATCAGAATTTGCTGAGGAGGAAAACATGCCTCAGTTGCAGGCTATCATGAATGTCCATGATGACTTAACCTTTAATATTCCCGTAGATTCCTTGGATGATGACTTAGAGGATATAATTGATCAAATGTTGGACGTGCCTTTTGACTTCATAAATGTTCCCATCTCAATTGAAGTTGAGGTCGGACACAACTGGTTCGCCATGAAAAAGGTTGGCACCTTCAAATCAAATTAAGGAGTGAAGCCATGGTTGATGTACCCACACCCGCAGAATTGAGGGAACAGGCAAAAGCCTTGGACGCACAAGCCCATGAAATAGAACGTGCCGAGTTGAAAGGGCACGAAAGATTCATGGTAGCGGAAAACATCCAGGATGGCAGGCCTCAGGTCTCGGGTCCCTACACCTTCGACGAGGCCAAGGAAGTTTGCGATCGGATGCCCAGGGGTGTCAGATTCATCTGCGACTATGGAGGACCACTACCATGAGAGATATCTTCTGATGTACGCCTTGTTCAAAGAAGGACAGCAGATTAGCGAACCGTTTGCTACCCCAACTGATGTGATGGCAGAAGCATACAAACGCAAAGTCACTATCCAACTACCTATTTACACACGGCACATCTTATTCGAAGGCTTTTCTATTAGGGAATCTACAGGCCAAGGAATTAAACCCAAAGAGACGGGAGATTGAAATGCGAACGAACGACGACCTGCACGTCAAATATCGGCCAGACAACTTTGATGATGTCTTGGGGCAGTGGACGGCTATCCAATCAATAAAGAAGGTGTTGGCTGATGACAAAGGTCATGTTTTTCTTTTAACAGGCCCAAGCGGTGTGGGCAAAACAACCATTGCCAGGATCATTGCCAATACCATCGGATGCGACTCACAAAATTTAATCGAAATTGATGCGGCAACCTACACCGGCATTGACGCTATGAGGAGTGTCACTGATCTTCTTAAATACAGGGCAATGGGGAAACATCCCAACAGAGCCATTATTATTGATGAGGTTCACGCCTTGTCAAAACAAGCGTGGCAATCACTGTTGAAGGCATTGGAGGAGCCTCCCTCCCATGTCTATTTCATTCTTTGCACCACCGTGGTTGCCAAAGTCCCGGAAACAATAAAAACGAGATCCTTCGCCTATGTGCTTGACCCCGTCAGCAGAAAGGACATTGTCCTTCTCTTGGAGGACGTGTGTGATGGAGAGGGAATGGACATTGGGAATGATGTAATCGACCTCATCAGCAAGGAATCTTTTGGCAGTCCAAGAAGGGCTTTGGTCTATTTGGAAAAATGCTCCGGCTGCAAGAACAAGAAGGAAGCTGCTCAAATACTTCGCACGGCTACCGGGTCGGAGGATGTACTGGAACTTTGCCGATGGCTTCTCAAGGGTAAAAATCTAAATTGGGAAGGGGCGTGCAAACATTTGAAGGGTTTGAAGGATATGGACCCGGAAAGTATACGTCTGACAGTTATCAATTACTTCCAACCCGTTCTTTTGAGGACGGACAATGATGATGCGGCGGGGAGGGTCCTCGAGATCTTGGATTGTTTTAGCCTGCCTTGTAATTCGTCCGAGAAGTTAGCGCCCATCATGATTGCCATCGGCCGGGCAATCTACGATTGAAGGAGCGATAAAAATGGACATTAAGGAATTTGGAGACATGCTCCAGATTAATCCGAACGACCTGGACACGGAACTAATCAGACAGCCTGAGCTTTTCTTTAGGGTCGGGCAAGCTCACGCTTTGGCTATATCCGAAAGGGATGGAGCCAAGGAGGATTTGGCTGTCACGGACGCAAGCCTTAACTTCGAGGTTCGTAATGCGTTGGAAAAAGAGGGCACGAAAGCTACTATGGACTTGGTTGCCGCCGAAGTACAAGCTCACAAAGATCACGGGGCCGATATGCAGGCTTACCTTGAAACAAAACGCAAAGCCGATGAGTTGGGGGCTCTGAGGGATGCGTTTTCCCAAAGGGCCTACATGCTTCGGGAAATGGTCAATCTATTTATGGCCAATTACTTTGCAACCGAGTCTGTATCAAGAGGTGAAGCCGGAGAACGAGTAGCCCAACGCAACATACGTGTAGCAACTGAGGAAAGGAAGAAAAGACCTCCTCTGAAAAGGAGGAGGAATAAATGAGTAATATCACAAATTGGGTGACCGCAATTATCTTGATTGTAATCTGCATTCCCGTTGCTTACCTTGTGGCAAGGGCTGTTTCCACAGCCTACTTCAAAGCTAAAACGGAGTTTCTAAACCAGTACAGGAAAGGACACGAAAATGGCGAGAAAACCGAGTAGAGGCCGAAGCCGGGATTCCGGCGACCGGCCCAAATTCAAGTACCGGCCTCGTACCAAGGAGGAGGTTCGGAAGCAGGCTACCCAAAAGGGCGGCGTCTTTGACAGCATCTTCGTGGATGGTGTCGACACGTTTGTCCCCCACGAGGGGGATAATGACATCCGCATCCTTCCTCCCACCTGGGACGACGCCGATCACTTTGGCTTCAACATTTTCATCCACTATGGCATCGGCGCTGACAAGCAAGCATATCTGTCCCTGGACAAGATGCTGGGTGAGAAGGATCCCATCGCCGAAGATCGCCGCCGCGCCGAGGAGGAGGGTGAGGGCAAACTGGCCAAGAAGTACTCACCAACCAAGAAGTGCGTCATGTGGGTCATCGACCGCAAGGCGGAAGATAAAGGTCCCCTGCTTTGGGCCATGCCTTGGACCATCAACAAGGAAATCGCCGGTCGCATGACCCACAAGAGAACCGGCAAAATCCTCCAGATCGACAACCCCTACGAAGGATACGACGTTGAGTTTCACAAGGCGGGGTCCGGTCTCAAGACAAAATACTCTCAGGTCGACATCGCCCGCGAGCCGTCGGATCTTTGCGATGACGAAGATCTGCTCGACGAGTGGGTTGACTTCGTCGTCGATCATCCCATCCCCGACTGTCTGAACTACTTTGACTACGAACACATTTCGTCGGTTCACATGGGCACCAGCGATTCGTCTTCCGAGGAGGAATCAGAGGACGAGGATGAAAAGCCTGGTCGGGGTCGCCGGGACGAGGCTGAGGATGAGGATGAGAAACCTCGTCGCCGGGGACGGAGTCGTCGGGATGAGGAGCCCGAGGAAGAGCCTGAGCCCGGTCCCTGGCCCAAGCCTGAGCCTGAGCCCAAGGACGATCCCTATACGGCGAAAGAGATTGGGGAAATGGACTATGACGCCCTCGAGGACACCGTGAACAGGGAAGGTATCGACCTCGACCTTTCCAAGTTTCCTGACACCAGACGTGGCATGGAGAAGCTGTGCGAGAAAATCATCGAGGACCTTGGTCTTCAGGAAGATGAACCCGAGCCAGAGGAGGAGCCCGAGCCTGAGGAAAAGCCCAGGCGGCGCTCCAGCCGCCGTGGGAGGGATGAGGACGAGGATGAGAAACCTCGTCGCCGCAGTCGTCTGAAGGATGACGACGAGGACGATGTTGAGAAACCTCGTCGAGGTCGGAGTCGTCGGGATGAGGAGGAGCCCGAGGAGGATCCGGACGAGAACCGCAGAAGCCGGGTCAACAAGAAACTTCAAGGACTCAAGGGTCGCCGGTCACGCAAATGAAGGCCACAGCGTCAGGACGCTGAATCCCTGGACGAAACACTCAACGGGGATAATATCCCTTACGACAAATGGGAGAGGGATGATGGCAAAAAGAGGAAAACTGAAAAGAGGCGCCGGTAAGAGCGGACTCTATTTCTCAAATCCCTCTCCCAATGTTGAGTTTGTCCACAGCGGAAGTACACTTCTAAACTGCATAATTGGGGGCGGCTGGCCTCTTGGCAGGATCTCAAATGTCGTCGGTGACAAGTCGACCGGAAAAACCCTGCTCGGAATCGAAGCCGTCTCCAATTTTGCTCATCAGTTCCCGGACAACGGAGGTATTTGGTTCAACGAAGCGGAGGCTGCATTTGATGAAGATTATGCTGCCGCCTTGGGTATGCCCATTGACAAAGTAACATTCGTAAGTGACTGTTACACCGTCGAGGATTTATGTGACCACCTGGAAGAGATCTTTCAAAAACTCAACACTGATGCCCCGGCCTTTTACATTCTTGATTCTCTCGACGCATTGTCGGACCAGGCCGAACTTGATCGTGATGTAAGAGAAGGATCTTATGGCGCTGCTAAGGCCAAGAAGTTGTCAGAGTTATTCCGACGTCAGATCAAGAACATTGAAAGCAAAAAATTACACGTTATGATTATTTCCCAGGTGAGGGACAGGATAGGAGTGTCCTTTGGGCGGAAAACGGCACGCAGCGGCGGCAAGGCCCTTGACTTCTACGCCAGCCAAGTCGTGTACCTCTCCCACATCAAAACGCTCAAGCGTACACGTAAGGGCGTAGAGCGGCCCATAGGCATTAATATCAAGGCCAAGTGTGACAAGTGCAAGATCGGATTGCCTTTTAGGGAATGTGAGTTCCCCATCCTGTTTGGTTATGGAATAGACGATCTCAAAGCAAATCTAGAGTGGCTGAAGACAGTCAAGAAATTGGATGAGATCGGTTTGGACGACAAGGATATTGTGAAAATTTGCACGGATGCTTGGGACCTTCCCGATGAGGAATACAAGGAGCTTCTATCTGATATTGCATCCTTAGTGCAAGACGCATGGAAGGAGATTGAAATTGGATTCCTGCCAACCAAAAGGAAATACTAAAGAATGGATCCAAACCTACGAGGGAAGAAAACTAGACCTCTTGGATTTGGACAGCCTCATAATCACAATCGAAGAAATTGCTCACGTCCTGTCAATGAAATGTCGTTTCAATGGCCATTGCCAAAGTTTTTATTCGATAGCTGAACATTCCATACACATTAGCGATCTTTGCCCCAATAATTGTAGGGAATGGGGTCTACTTCATGACGCATCCGAAGCATATCTTCCTGATTTACAAACACCACTCAAAAGGCTGCCCGAGTTTGAATGGTTTGTGAAGTTGGAAAAGGAACTGCTTCTACGGATAGCGAAGCACTTTTATCTTCCCCCCACAATTCCCGGAAGGGTAAAAGAACTTGACACCTATATGCTGCATGTGGAAAAAAACCAATTAATGAAACCCATGCAAGACCCCCGAGATGAATGGGGATCGTCTGTGATGCATCCGAGCTTCGTGGAGAAGCCAATTGCAAAAGGCCTCCAGCTTCTGACCCCACATCAGGCCAAAAGAAAATTCAAGGCCCGAGCCAAGGAGCTTTCTCTATCATGAAGGAACCATATTTTCGTATGTGGGTGGCAAGAAATCCTCTCGTCATTGTTATAGCAATTGCAGCAGTGATGTTCTTGATTTTAGCAATCCGATTGGATTCGATTGGATTCTCTCTGATATGAACGACGCCGACAAAAAACAGTTCTATATAGGGCTGTGGGAAGACGACGAGTTTAAAATCGTAAAAGGTCCTTTCAGCTTTGCTCACCAAGCAATGCAAGAAAATAGGGGCTACTCAAGGAAACACTACATCATCATGAAATACTATGGGGGAAAGAGATTTACCCCCAAATATAGATGGGTTAGAAGCAGACTTTCGTCCAACATTGGGGACTGGATACTCCTGGAAAAAGCCGAGCTCAAGAAGTTTAAGAGAAAGAAAGTAAGGCCCAGGCTTAGACAAAAACGGGGGACACTTAAATGAGAAAAGGAGGGGGTAATCCAAAAGGTGGAGAATTTGAAAGAAAGACCTGCAAAGAACTCTCCCTTTGGATCAGTGATGGTGAAAGAGATGATCTGTTTTGGCGCTCTGCCATGTCAGGAGGCAGGGCCACGTTATCCCTCAAAAAGGATAAGCTGGCATCCTCCCAGGCGGGTGATGTTAGTGCTATCGATGTCCTTGGTCATCTGTTTATTGGAACCTTTGTTGTGGAATGCAAGTTCTACAAGGATCTGGAACTTCACAAACTATTCTTTGGGGGCAAAACCGGGATTGTATCTTTCTGGTGGAAGGCCAAAAAAGAAGCCAAAGCTCATGGAAAGGTCCCCTTCATGGTTGCCAAGCAAAACTTCATGCCAACCATACTCTGTCTTGATACCAGAGGTTCCGAAATTTATGAGAACGATAACCACGACTCACATATTGACGATATTCTGATGGCCTATTTCCCAGAGTGGGATTTGTTTATCTACATTTGGGATGAGTTCCTGGAGAAAGCAAGGCACGTCGACTGTTCTGACTATACTACAAAAAGGACTAGAAGGAAGTTATTGAAGTGAGAACCGGCATTCTTATATATCTAACCATCGGAATCGTTCTTGCTTGGTTTGGTGTTCCCCGTATGAGTATCAAGCTTCTTAAAAAACGTGGCAAGATCGTTTCTTATGTCACAGTGTTGGTGTTCGTACTATTGTATCCTTACTTCTTTTACATATTACTCAAATCTGGTGATTGGAAAAAGTATGTTGATCACAGGTGACCTTCACTTATCCAGCAGGGCACGAGATGACTATCGCTTTGAGCTTTTTCCCTGGCTGCTAAAACAATGTGATAAACTCAACGCATCCACAATCATTCTTCTTGGGGATCTCACAGACGAAAAAGACAAGCACTCGAGTTATCTGGTTAATCGTATCATGCGGGAGATTTGTAGCCTAACCGATAAGGAGATCAATCTCTTTTTACTCAAAGGCAATCACGACTATGTCGACCAGGACAATCCCTTTTTCCGTTTTGTGAGTAGTGTGCCAAGAGTTCGATTCATCAACAAGCCAGAATTTCACGACCTTGAATATGAAGAGTTGGGATGGTTTCTCCCCCACACATCTTGTCCGGAGGAGGACTGGAAAGACTTGGACTTTGAGAATGTTGAATATGTTTTCCTCCACCAAACCATTTCTGGGGCAATTGCTTCCAATGGCAAGCAGTTAGAGGGAACATCAGAGGATATATTCAAAGGCGTTAAGTCCAAAATATACAGCGGTGATATTCACGTACCACAAAAAATTGGAAAGATAGAATATGTTGGCTCACCCTATCAAATCCGCTTCGGGGATAATTTTGAACCAAGGGTCATCCACATTGATGAATACGGCGAAACCCATGATATCCATTTCCCCACAATCAAGAAGCATACGGTCAGCATCAAAGATCCAGAAAAGTTGTGGGACATGAAGCAACTTGTTGAGGGAGACCAGGTCAAAGTTCGGATGCTGCTCCCAAGGTCCTCCTTTGTTGAATGGAGATCCCTAAAACGTAGAGTGGAGGAGATCTGCTCCGAAATGGGATTGGATCTCTACACAGTGGAACTTGAAGAGATGGTCCGCAACAAATTAAAAGCCAAAGGTGAACCCAAAAAGTCCGACAGGGATATGGTTATTTCGGACCCAGTCGATATCCTAAAAGCCTACTGTGAACGCGAGGAGGTGGGGTCAGATGTGCTCAAGGCTGGATTGAGGTTGTTGGGGGGTGGTCCTGGGGGCTGATATCAGCCCCGACACGCGCGACTCACCCATTAACCCTAGTACCATGGCCCCTAAAATAACCGAACTAACCATCGTGGCTTATAAATGCTTGGGCTGTGGACACGAATGGCGTGAGAAACCACGGGGTCCAGATACAAGATGTCCTGAATGTGATCATGAGTATTACAAGTGGACCAACTTCGAGGAATTAGCAAATGAAGATGCAAAAACTAGTTCTTGAGAACTTCAAGTCCTTTAGGGGTAAGCATACACTCGAGTTTCCTGACCAGGCACCAGGGCTGTATTTCCTCATCGGGGATAACAAAGCCGAACCCTCTCTCGGAGCCAATGGATGTCTAATTGGATCAACCGAAGTAGATGTTCCAAGAGATTTGTCTGGTTCAACTAGAGGAATCCCAATCCGCGAGCTTATTGGGAAAACATTTCACGTTTTCTGTTATGACAAAATAAATAATTGTTTTACTTTGAAAAGGGCAAAGGACGTTCGCAAGACAGGAATAAGAAAGCCAGTTTACAAACTGTCATATGAGGGCAAAGATTATAAGCATTTTCATTCATATGATTACATTATAGGAACTTATGACCATCCAATTCTAAAGACCGACGGATCATACTGTAAATTGGGGGAATTAAAGAGAGGTGATAGCTTACGATCTTTGTATAGAAAAACATATGATGGATATGTCCATTTAGTTCTGAACGATTCTAAGTGTAAATCAAAATATGAACATAAATTCATTGGTGAACTGGTTTGTGGTCAATACGATGTTCATCACCACAAAAATCATAAAAAATGGGACAATTCAATAGAAAATTTGGAGGGTTTATCCTCTGTGGAGCATCAAAGCCTTCATGCTTATAAGAATCATGAAAAAGAAAATTTCATGTGGAACATACATCCAAAAGGGATGAAGGGAAAGAAACACAGCTCTACCACAAAAGCTAAAATCAGTAGCACAATAAAATATCAATGGAAAGAAGATAGGCAAAGAAGGGTTCTTGCTATTAAAAATGCTGGGATCGCAAAAAGAAATAAATCGGGGAAAAAAATAAATAATAAAGCATGGCTTGAAAATATTTACAAATCCGGTGCAACCGGAAAAGAAATAGCCAAAATTTGTGAATGCAGCACACAGACCGTCTACAATAGATTGTCTGATTTTGGAGTAGTCATAAGAAAGACAAACCATAAAGTTATCAGCGTCGAGTTTTATGGGTATGAAGATGTATACGATATGGAAGTTGAAGATTGTCATAATTTTGTGGCAAATGGAATCGTTGTTCATAATAGCGGCAAAAGTACCATTTGGGATGGATTGTTTTGGATCATCTACGGAAAGACCCTTCGCAATCTCAAGGCAGGGGACGTTTGCACCTGGGGTGTTAAAGGACGATGTGCAGGTCATCTCTTCTTTGAGAGGTCAGGGGAGGAGCACGTACTGATCCGTACATGGAACCCAAATAATCTGGAGCTTGACGGTGAGACCGTGGACCAACAAGTTGTGGAAGATTTGATTGGCCTCAATTCAGAATCCTTTCAACACTCTATCATTACCGGACAATTCTCCCCCATGTTCTTTGATCTTAAACCGGCTCAAAAACTGTCCTTGTTTTCCGACATGTTTGAACTTGACTTTTGGTTGGACAAAAGTCAGGAAGCAACCCAGTGGACAACCGAGATCGCTGGCAAGATAAGTTCCTGCGAATCTGATATAGCAACCTTGGAGGGAAACATAACCCTCACCGAGACCAATCTGGAAAATTATTATGATAGCAATGAAGGGTATTTAAAAACTGAGAGGGAACGTGTCAAAGTATTGAAGAACGTTCTAAAGGACCACAAGAACAAGCTCGAGGAAAAGAAAGGGAAAGGATGCTCCCATAACAAGGAAATGAAAACAGTTGAGGATGATCTGGCCGAGTTTGATCTCGCAGTGAAAGAAGTGCAGGACAATCTTGATGAAGAAAACACAAGCAGGGGTTTTGTGGAACAAAAAATCACCCGGCTAGAGACCAAAATCGATGCAAGCAGAAAGGAATGGAAAAAACTGGATGGAGTCGGCAACACTTGTCCCCATTGTGGGCAGAAGGTCTCCGCCAAGCATTTACGTGACGAAAAGAAAAGGATTGAAAGTGAAGGTAATAAATTAAAGGATAAACTATCTGATGAAAACGAGGATTTGGAACACATCCAAAAACAACTGAAGGAACTCAAGGAGGAAAAGAAGGACCTTCAAAATGACAGGATGAAGGTCGATAACAAAATAAGAGAACTCATCCTTGAAAAAAGGACATATGAAAATGAATTAAACAACCTCTCCGAAAAAGTGGATGATGCGCAGGAGGATCTAGACCAGGTCTTGGAAGAAAAAAACCCCCACAAGGATTTAATAGCGACTGCAGAAGAACAGCTCATTGGTTTTGAAAAGGAACTCGAACTGCTCGTACTTCATTTGGACGATCTCCTGACCAAACATGAGTGTAACAAGTATTGGATAAAGGGCTTCAAGGAAGTCAGGTTATTCATGATTGAAGAGGCTCTCAACCAATTGGAAGTCGAGGTCAGCAACAGTCTGATGCAGCTTGGGCTTCACAATTGGGAGATTGCGTTTGATGTAGAACGGGAAACAAAATCTGGTTCCATAACAAAGGGCTTCACGGTCTTTATCAAGTCCCCCTACAATGAAGACCTCGTTCCTTGGGAAGCCTGGTCGGGCGGCGAGTCACAAAGATTGAGGTTGGCGGGAACCATGGGCCTTGCAAATCTCATTCTAGGAAAGAGTGGAATCAAGTCCAACATTGAGGTCTTTGATGAACCAACTCAACATCTCAACCCGGAGGGGGTAGAAGACTTACTTGAGCTTCTCCAATCACGGGCCGAGGAACTGAAGCGACAAGTTTGGGTTGTTGAGCATCACAGCCTGGATTATGGAGGATTCCAGCAAGTGATACGTGTCACTAAAACCGTGGAAGGCTCGTCAATAGAAATCCTGGAAGATTACTGATCAAGGGTGGATGTGTTTGATTGAGGAGCGTCAGCCCGCTCCCATCGCCGCCGCCTCGTAGGCGGCCGAGCGGTGGCCCAGGCCGGACAGGCGAATCCGTTTCCCGGCATGGCGGTAGAGGGTTGGTCGACGCCAGTGGGCCAGCGACCATGCGACCTGCAAAAACGATGTCGGCGGCGGGATGTGGGTAACGAGGTCGGCGTGATTCTCGAAGCGGAATACCGGACAGGTGATGCGCTTGACGAAGGCCCGGTTGCCGACTCTCGGGCAGCCGTACAGATAGACCGCCTCGGTCTTCCACGTAGCGGCCCCCTCAAGCGCCAAAGCGGCCCCCAGGGAGTGTCCAACGATAATCAGGGGGATAGACGGCAGGCTTGCCCCGATGGCCTCTGAGACGCGCTCGAACGCCCGCTCAAACCCCAAGTGAACCCGCCCACCACCGGGGAAGTCGGTCTTGACGTAGCATACATCGGAAATCAGGTCCGTTGGCTCGTCGGGTTCGGTGCCTCGAAAGACGAGGATCACCTTGATACCATCTGTAATCAGGAACGCCTGGGTGCCAAAGCGATCGAACGTGGCAAGCAGATCAAACCCAAGGCCAGCAAAATCCGGATTGTCATCGTAAGCCCGCCGCGACAGCGACGCGCAGACCTGGGCCAGCGGATCCATCATGGCGTCAACAATAAAGTCGGGGCCTCGCGGCACAGATTCCGATAGGCCGTAGCCTTTGTCGGGATGCGGCCGTAGCGACGGGTGATAGCACCAATCGTCATGGCATTGCACAATGCCCATTCGACGTTGGCCAGGGTTTGATCGGCGACGGTCTTAGCGGCCATGCGAGCGGCTTCCCTGTACTGATCACCAACAGGTGTCAGCCCGCAGCCAGCGATGAGGAGGAGGGAGGCGAGGATAAGAAGGCGTTTCATGATTTTTTCCTAACTGGCGTACTTTCGAAAATTAAGTGCCCATTCCGACGCAGAGCCGCCGCCGCCGGTCGTATTGTAGTGGAGCTTCCAGTAGACCGCCAAGCCATCGATGTCATCCGGGCGGGGCATCCTCTCGGGAACCATCCAATACCGGATCCTGGCAATCGCACAGGCCAAGTGTTGATTCGTGTCCAACTGCTCGCCGGGCTCGAATGCTGGAATCAGTAGGGCGCGAACAGCACCACGTAGAGCGGACTTATCAGGGCGGCTGAGGTAGCGGTCGAAGATGTCCTCAAATGTCGCCGGCTCGATCTGGAAAAACGACATTGCGGGTCCGCCGCCGAGTTGTTTATAAGCCGACAGATGGGATTCCTGGATCGCCGTGCCAAGAAGAAGTGCTCGAGCCGCTGGTGTGTCCAGCCGGGGCTCCATGGCGGCCAGATGCGTGAGCGTTGGGCCAATAACGTCCTGGAGAAATTGAATTGGGGGGATCATGTCCCGTTCATCCTTATCAGTAGGTCTTCCCAGTTGTTGCCCGCCGCCATCAAACAGCTCAAACCGTCGGGCCGGGTCATGACGATGGTAAAGGATCGCCCACCGACATCCCTATCGATCGCGGATACGAATACCTCAATCACCGCGCCGTTGCTGGCCAGGCCCATCGACGCTGAATACTCACCATGGCCCTCCGTCAGGTTGGTCAGCACGTCGGCGCGGGGACCGCACAGCATCTGTGCGGTCGCTGGCAGGGTGGCAAGGAACATGAAAAAGGCTAATGCTCGTACCATATAGAATCATCCCAGCCGGACGATTTCGAACTGAGTCTGTTCCTGCCTAACAGTCGATCCCTGTATGTTCAGGTTGCCGCCGCTGTCCTGCCGCACCATGACAAGCACCTCTTCTCCCTTGGCCAACCAGTTCCACATACTGAGCAATGACAGATTATCCTCATCACCGGTCCCAGGCATGAGGTTACGGGTCAGCGCGATCCACTCTGTAGACGGCCCGGATACGACCCTCCTGATGGACACATCCCACCCGTGGGGCGAAGAGCCCTCGTCCACGATCACCACGGTATTCAGTAGGTAGTAGCCCGAGAAAGGTATCTCGTAATGGTAAGGCTGCACCCCCTCCCAGCCCGAGTGCGTGTCGGCACCGACGGCATCGAACTCCACCACGGTGTTGGTGGTGTTGGCGACCACCTGGGTCTCCGCGTTGAGAATCACGCTCATCTTGACAATCACCTCACCCGACGCGACCCAGCCCGACCCGGTGGATATCAGGTCGAGGTAGTCGCCCGAGGTGAACAGCAGGATCGATGTCAGGCCGGGGTCCGCCCAAAGCTCAATGGTGTCGGCACCGGCAGGAACGATAGTCGCCGGGCGCTCAACACCGGCGCTGTACTTCATCACGCGGATCGTCCACCCCGGACCGGCGGCGGCCGCGTCGGGCAGGGTGACGGTCGCAGTATCGGTGATATGGAGGGTCCGCCCGTGGTCCGTCTCCACGAGGGTGATGTCGGAGCTCTCCTCGAAGAAGACGGGCTGGGTGACCGGGGGGGACACGGACAACACACGGACGGAGTTAACGCCGATCGACATGCACGTGAGCTCAGTACCTGCGGCGGTCTCGATATCCCTACCGTTCGGGAGGGCTAGGGAGCCGCCATGTGTGATCGTCAGCGCGGAGTCGAAGTGGAGCATGAACCAACGGTCGGCCGCGACTGTCATCACGGCGAAGTCCACGGCACCCACCACGTCGAAATAATTGCCGACCGGCCCGATCACCAGCGGCGAGGCCGAAGTGATATCCGCGCCCTTGACAGCCCTATAAGATTTAAACACTTCCAACCATTGGGTTCCCTTACGGACCAAGAGAATCCACTTGTTTGTATCATCAAGGACAATAGTTGAAGCTTCGGCAGTGATGATCTCTCCAGCACCACCTTGAGAATGTCTTACATTGATGGTCCTACCAGCATCTTCGGCACGGATGAGAAGGAGATGACCTGCATCCAGATTAGTTTGAATAATATTGTCCAGATAATCGTCGCCTGCATCACTCTCTGTATCAATTGAGTGAAGACCCTGGGTTGCTGTCACAGAGCCAGATGAAATAGTGAGTTCAGCTATGGCATTGCCACCCAATTCTTCCCGGAGGACCTCAAGCATTTCATCTTGAGCTGTCTTTGCCTCAAGATTTGTCCTTGCCCCGTCTATAAAATAGCCTGCTGTCGGAATACTGGTCATTTTACTTTTTTCCTAAATTTGTCATTCGCCAAGTTGACCACCACGTCATTGTAGGAGCCACATACAGTCTGTGTGGCGAGTGACATTGCCATAAAAGCAAATACAGCAACAAGCACACTATTTATCTTTCCGTTCACGAATTAACCTCTTCAATTGTTGGTTCAGATCGCGAAGTCGGCTCCAACCATCCTTAGTATTGTAATCCTCGAGGCGATCTTCCTGATCCCAAATACGAAGTTGCATCTGATCAATTTTGATCTCAAGAATATTTTCCACGTTGATGGTAGTCTGCTGCTGGAGGTTATCCATTACCTCTCCAGCCGCCACCTCATGCGCTCTTAATTCACTAAGCCACACCGGGCGATCAAACGCATATCCAAGGCCCCCCAATGTTCCTACAACGAGGACCGCGCATGTGATCCAGAACTTAACCGACGTTGCCCACTCTTTTGCCTTGTCTCGCGCACGCATGACTCATTCCCCAATTGTTATAATTCTAATTACCCGCTATCGGATCGGTTTTCCACCCCTAAATTGTCGATTCTATCGTGTACGCGTCTTGCACATAAGCTACGGACACCGCGCTCCTCCGTGAACTCCTTACGTAAGTCACGGATGTCTTTCTCAAGCCTTTCAACAGCTTTTGCGGTGAGTATGACTATGGTCGCCAAGTTCTCGCCAGGCTTGCCACCGTTCAGGATATTGTTATGTCGCTTCACCGTCCACCGGGTCTCGGCGATGGCGAGGATGACTCCAACGGCAACGATCCAAAAGCGCCAGTCGGTAAGTACTTCTTCGACCATGTTTGTTCCTACTTTGGTTTGGCTCTACCCACGATTTCTTCGATTTCCCGATAAATCTGCCGCACAGGTTGGGTAAAATCATCAGGGATGATAACGTTCTTCTCGAACAACTTCTGAGTCAGCTCGGTCAGAATGAACGCGATCTTGTCCACCGATGTTGAAAGTTTGGCGATGTCGACGGCCTGCTGGTCGTCATCCAGCTCCAATTGCGTCTTGTCCTTGACGGTGTAGATCCCGACAACCTCGTCGGCATCAGGTGGCACCGGGTCACCGACGTTGCACCCAACAGGCCCCGTCCGCACTTGCGTTGCGGGGTCGAAGGACTCATCGACGTAGCGCACGGGCAACCAGCCCTTGTCTTTCAAAAACTCAGGTGTCCCCCGACGCAAGCCACTAACGTTGCGCCAGGCTCTTGGCAAAGCTCGCGGCCCATCGTCGATGGCGCCGTCATCGATGTGGCAATAATCAGTCATGTTTCAACCTCCTACCAAAGGGCGTATAGATCGTTGAGATAATTCTTGATTGAGGTCAGATCACCGCCGGACTTGATCGCGTCGTAGACAATGGCCTCGGCGACCTCCACGTTGCACCAGCCGGCGCCCGGAAATTCCGCCCCCATAGTGAAACCACCATTCATTGTGCGTGTCCCAGTGGCCCCACCAACGTCCCCCCCATCGTTGAGTGCGAGCGATGACGAGGCATTGCTGATGACGTGATGGATAAGAAAAAACGTGCCAAGTGTCGGGGACACGTAACCACCCGAAATATTGTCGATCAATTGATACACGCGGGGGGTGGATGTTCGTTGTTGTATCATGGCCCCCGGAACGGTCCTGTACCCGAAGGAAGTCTCGCCATTGGTCCAAGTCAGGTAGTTGGCGACAGTGAAAACGTGTACCGGCTGGGCTACGGTCCCTCCAGCCTCCGAGAGTTGGTCGTTCGCCCCGTCGAACCGGACGGCTGGGCGACCATTGACCAAGCCATCGACCCACAAAGGCTTGTTCGTCGCCTCAGTCAGATGGCGATTGTTGACGCTCTGATCGTCCCATTGGGAAACGTAATCGCTCCCATCTTTGGTTATTCCCAGATCGGCCCGGAAGTGCATCACCAGATCAGAGGTCACGGGTAAGTCAGGAGTTACCCCACCCGCCGCCGCCATCATCATCCTACGAAGGATCGTCATCAACTGCTGTCCGTGGTCACGACGGCACCATGCCAGATGGTCCCACCGTCGCGGGTCCAGAAGATCAATTCATCGTAGCCCGAGGCGGTGAGCGTCGGTGGCGACCCACCCTCCCAGTCTACGCTGGCGGGCCAGGTGATGGTGAACGCCTCGCCGTTCGTCAGGCCCAGGGCGAACCCGCACAGCTCGTCGCTCGCCGTCGGGTTGCTGAACGTCGGGCTCGCGGCCTGGTCGAGGGTCCCGAGGAAACTGTTACCGTCCTCCATATCGAAATCCGGAGTGGCCCCGAGGTTCCCCTTGGCGACGGTGATCTCGCCAGTGTCCTTGAAGTTGACCCTTTGCAGTGTGCGGTCTTCATAATTTCTCGCTCCAGCCTGCTCATGGCCCATCACCATCCAATCTCCGACAGCATATTCCCACAGCAGTATGCGAGTATCCACCGCTGTCGTTATGTTCTGTCCCCCAGGACAAATCAGATCTGTAGAGTGATGTGTAAATGTCAATATTCCAGTAAATCGGAGCAGTACCCACGTTCCAAGACCGAGGGTGGCGATCGAGGTTATGGCATCCGTACCAGTGATGTCGAAGGAATTCCCATCTGTACCCAAGGACATCGAAGCGGTGCTTGCTACATCACCACCCTTATCCCATTTTTGGACCCCCGTAAAAATATTTGCTCCTAGAACGGCCGCACCCAAAAAGGCTGCCGCGCTGGCAGAATCCGTTCCATAGGATCGTAAAACCTCCAACCACTGAGCACCCTCTCGAACAAGAAGAAGCCACTTATCAATATTGTCAAGAGCAAAAGTGGCACCGTCGGCGGTGAGAATCTCACCAGCACCTCCCTGTATATCCCTTACGTTGACAGTCCTGCCGGAATCCTGAGCACGAATAAGAAGGAGATGGCCTGCATCCAGATTGGTCTGAACAATGTTGTCCAGAAAGTCACTGCCCGCATCAATCTCCGTATCAATCGAATGGAAGCCCTGGGTTGCTGTCACAGAGCCAGATGAAATAGTGAGTTCAGCTATGGCATTGCCACCCAAATGCTCTCGGTGAATTTCAAGCCCATCGTCATGGGCTGTCTTTGCCTCTGCATTCGTTCGAGCTTCAACAGTGAAGTAGCCCTCTGCCGGAATGCTGGTCATTAGTAACCTCTTACGGCTGCATTGTTAAGGGTTCCCCCAATGTCAGAACCGGAGAAGTCCAAAAGTTTAACCAAAGGTCCAAGTGTCGCATTCATATCCACAACCTGAATTGAAGCCACATTGGCCGCACTCTGAAGAACTATATCCTCGACATAAACGATACTACGGTATGTTTTCGTAATAGGCAATCTACTTCCTCCAGAAGATAGAACTACATCTGTAAATCTTTCAACAATATCCTCAACATCCATCGTCGCAATATCCTCGGAAATAACTCCTCTCGTTGAACCACCAGAAATGGAAATTCGAATGTCGTATTTTTGTCTCGCTGCACTGAATTTCACTGGCATTACTCGCCAAGAAGAAGGACTTTCCAAAAAAGGATCAGTTCCTATAGGAAGATATATGTTGGCTCCTGCTGGAAGATAAATCGAATCCCCCTGTGTACGATATTCCATCGTCCAGGAATTACCGGCTATGGTGATTTCAAATGAAATTTCTGAAGGCCAATAATTTGGAACTAAGGACGACTGATAGGTCATATCTTTGTAGGTTATGGGAAGATACAAAGCAGCTCCATCGCTCAAATAAAGGGCCGAATCTATAGGAAGATATAAATCACCATGACTATCAGCCTTCAGATCTCCAGACACAATGGTACAGTCTGTTAAGGTGCCTGGGAAACCCAACGCCTTAAAGTCGAACGTCTCAAGAATATTGTTTGTTGAAGCATCCGGAACGGTAAGAAACACAAATGGCTTTGACGTACTCTCATTTCCAAACTTGTCGATGGTAGCTACCATGAAAGTTCTTGGACCAGAGGGAAGCTTATTTATTTCAAATGACTGCTCTCTGTATATATCATCATGAACTTGCATCGCGTCTGACCAGTTTACGGAGAAGCCGCCACGAGTTTTGAGAATATAACCATCAAAATCTCGTGGAGGATCGGCAAACACCCAATGAAGGGATCCACTCTCAATATAAACAGAGTCAACCTCATCCGGCGGCGTAGATCCTCCAATCACAGTATGGATCAGAAGGGGACCCCAAGGACCATCACCTGTACCAGTCCTTGCGCGTACTTGAAACTCAAGCACTTCTCCTTCCTCAACTGGCTCGAGAAAAATCTCCGGGGCTTGACCGTTTGCGATCGTATTAAGCCACGCCCCCTCAGAACCAGACGGGCGGAAACGCGCTTCTATCGATGTAACCTCGGTGGGACGTCTTTCGAAGAATCCAAAAATAACCTGGACCCTCAAAATAAGGAGGCCGCCTGGGAACAAAGCCATCGCCGATTCATCAGAAACAATATCCGTCACGGCCGGATAGGAAATCTCCACCGGGATAGTGACGTTACTTGTCCATGGGGGGATAGTCCCAGAATCAGCGGTGTAAAGGGCACTGTTATAATCAACACAAGTAAGCTGAGCAGCAAAATCACCTAAAGGATTGATGCTCTTAATCACCAAATCAATCGTTTCTGATCCCAATTCACCAAAACCAAAGAGGTCTCCAGCCGTTGGTATATTGGCAGCAGGAATAGGAGTAGTAAAAGTGACGGTAGTCTGAGATCCGGCATTGGTAATAATTTGCTCAGTCAACTCATTGTCATCATCTGTCCGGATAGATACTCCATAATTCTTTCCAAGCTCCATATCCAAGGCTTCATCCACTGTAATATCAGTAGCGTCTCCCCCATCAACAGCAACAGATTTAATTCTCCCCGCCGCAATACCAATATTGATAACATCATGAGTGAAAAGAATCTTCTGTCCACGAGTTGCAATGATATATTCAAAGTCGGTGCTAAACTTGTGTTCGTCCGGGCGGAGCCTAATGGAAGCAATATGATAACGTCCGTCCTTCCAAACATGGTCCGAATCGGTGATACCTGAAAGCTCCAGCTCCTCGAACTCTGTTGCGCTGTCGGAGTCATAACCATCATCATAGACGATTCTAGAATCCTCCCTCCATCTCTTGTCTCTGTTTATAAAACGCACTCTGAACGCATGAGGAAGATCATAATAATTTCTTGTGCCTTCGTATCCCCAGGAGTTTCGTGGAGTAAAATGTTGGACGGAAGTAGACTGAACCTGATCTGTAATCACCCCCCACTTTCCATCAATAACCGACTTGGCTGATCTTCCAACGGCTGCAATATCCATCAGGGTTTCATGCACAGTGGAAACAAAGTCCCTGACCATATTAAATTCAAAACCATTGGTGGCACAATAATCATGCCAGTCCTGAAGATTAGAAAGGTCCATCCTGGAATCAGCAACAGGTTTGCCATTGGCCGACCCTTGAAGAACTTCCCTATAACAACTAGCGGGATTACTCGTCGGAGCCAAAACCCATGCAGAGCCGGTCCAATCAAGAATGATACTCTGAACTATTGCATTCCACTGATCAACAACACCTCTCAATTGGTCCGTAGCTTTAATGCGAACCGCTTCAAGAGCAATCCCGGACATATTAATAGGATCCTGGTCAGTGATGGACCTCAAAGCCGACCAGGTCATCTCGTCAAAGATTTTTGTATCTTCCGTATCAGCGGTTGTTCGTCTAATACGAACATCATATTGTCCCTGAGTATCTACCCGCCAATGAATACTCCTACGAACAGCGTTTGTTTGGCGAGCAGTAACAGAATAAGAAATCTCTTCTCCATCATCGTCGTAGGTGACCTCGTGCTTCTTCCAATCGCCCACACCAGTAAGGCTCGACTCAATCTCGAGTTCTACTGTCTGATCCCCTTTGCTTCCAGCACCACTGAATTGAACAAGACCTCTGTAAAACGTAATGTCAATCGAAATATCATCCGTGGAGGCTTGGGTAGTCCTCAAGGACCAACCTGATGCCTGAGTAAGAAGGATTGATAAGGATTCCTCGTAAACATCATCCGTGTAGAGTTTTAACGGTTGATCCCCATTCTTGTCCCAAGAATCGCTTGAACTATCAGCAGCGGTATCATTGAAGATAATAACATCCCCCGTTATGTAATCTACACCATCAACTCTTCCCGGAGTTGTAACAGTATATTTGTCTCCGAAGTCGGGGGAGCTTGGATATGAAACAGAATCGGACTTTGTAATGGTATGTGTTCCTGTTCCTACATCCGATAGATCAATTTCGGTCAGCACCGGGTCTTCCACGGCCGTAACCAATTTGAGGGTATGAGTTGTGGTACTGGAAGCATAATAAGGCTTTCCCTCGACTAGAGGCGCCGGAAGATCCTCTGGCACCTCCGATGAGAGAAAGAACACCTCATCATCATCGTTGTAACCGTGGCTGGTCACAGTGATAACATCAGTTGCAGTATTCACATCACCAGTAGAAAATGTTTTCTGAACCCCAGCAGCCCAATTGCCCTGGTCCGTTATTTGAGACGTTTTAAACCCACGGCGGAACTCACGTTCCACCTCCTCAAAAGCTGAGATAGTAGTCTCACCAATTCTTCTATCCTCAATAGTGATAGGGCCATATCCATAACAAAAAATCATCCGAACATACTGATCATCCCCAACTGTTTCAGTGAAGGGCCTGGCACCATAGGGGGGAACCATCAGATGCTTTCCAAGCACTCTCGGAATAACCCCAAATGGGTGAAATTGATTTCTTGCTCCTTGAATAAACAGGGTTGGGCTATCCCTTTCCGATGATATACGCCCAGTGGTCATGCTCCTCATCTTTGGCATTGGAGGGGGTGCGATGGCATTTATCAACAGATTGCCAGCCATGGAGACCATGCCACCAACAATCGCACCACCTATTCTAGCAGCAGAAATTCCTCCAAACGACATTCCAGCAAAACCGGGGCCAAACATAGACTGGGCCATAGCTGGACCCCAAGCAGCAGACGCCCACCATGAAGCGGCAATAACAGCAATGGTAAGAATCGTTCTAAGCGGATTCTTTTTCCCCCCACCACCACCTCCCATCGGAACTACTCGTATAGAAACCGTCGCTCCGTTTTTGGGCCTTACCTTTCCCCAATATGCTTTTGGAATGTACACATCACCCACAAAAATGTGGGCGTATTTTCTTAGAACGCTATCTGGTTGAACCCTCTCAAAGATTTCACCGATAGTATCACCTTCTTGAACAAAGAAAATTTCATTGCTCGCTCTAAAGGGATGGGGAGCCGCCGAGATCATGACCCCTTTGTCAGAAGGAAGTATGATTTCCGACTCTGGTATGTTAAGAATGGGAAGCAATTTGCTCATGTCTATATGCACCAAGAATTCTATTTTTCCAATTGGACCTTTCAAAGTTCTCAAGAACAGAATCTATCCCAAGCTCAGTATGAATCATCCATCCAGGAGCAACAACAAAACTCACATGTAAAGGAAGATTGAGCATTCTGAGTATGAGACCATCTCCAATCGTAGCGTCACAGATATCTATAGGTATCCAAATTTGTTTCTCCCGTTCCCTTTGCTCCACAATGAGAGCGGCAAGACGTTTCCATCTTTCCTTTGCAGCCAACTCCTCGTAATGATCAGTGTCGTGTGCGGGAATTTCAATCCCAAATTGCTCCTTCAAAATAAGGGCAAACAAACCCCAGCAATCCGCCCCCTCGATACTCCTACCACGGAGGACAAAAGGTATCCCAACATACTTTTCAGTCCAGGAGGGGAATGCTACCATCAAAATCCCCCTGGAAATCTAGCAGGGTCAAATGTGGCTGTCGGATAAGGCTCCTGCAAAAAACTCTCAAGAGTCAGACTCCCGGAAACTGTTAAAGCATCAAAATTGATTCTTTCAATCTTGAAGTCCGGCAATGAAACCTCAACCGTATCTGGAGCTGAAGCTCTAATGACTTCCACAAGCACCGATGGGGCAGAGGTAATGGACCTCACATTCTGAACAATTGTTCTGTCTACATTATCAATCCGCAGGTTAATACTGGGAAGATCTTCAGGATCATCAGTGGGCAAAGTTATTTCAAAAGGATAAGCCACAAAAAGATCGGATCTGCTCGTAATGTTTTCGGAATCACTGCAAACCCGAACTGGAGAGGCCAAATCATCATGACTGATGGTTATGAGTACCACCAAGACCTCTTCCGTCTCCTGATCGTAGAGGAGTTCCTTTAGAGCTTGAGTGGTCACGGCAGCATCTCCAATTTTAGGGAGGTTTTGAATCTATTACTGAACGTAACATACGTTGGAGCCTCTACAATGCGATAGGATACTCCAGTAGTCCCGGTTCTTGGGTCGGTATGTGTAAAGGACAATGAACCCCCTTCTATAGTGGTCAGATAAAAAGCATCCAAATTGTCCACTTCCGTTGAACCAAGAATAAAGTTCCATACAAGACTTCGCACTCCGGAAGTAAATCGTTTCCTGACTTTCGCCGGACCAGAATCCATTTGGGTCCGAATTGATAGATTCGGTGCCTGCTCCTGATATCCCTCGAGCAGAGGATTCTGTGGAAGATTTGCGGGCCAAGCTGGCATTGGTTATCTCCTGGACGTCCTTACGGTGGTGTTGAACGTGTCCTTGATAGCTCGGAAGGTTGAACCCCCACTACGGATTTTGTTAGCCACAGCTTTATCAATGACAACGTCTAATCTGACACCCCCACGGCCGTCTGGACTGCTTTCAGCATTGATGTCATTGCCAGCATTGTCGATTATGTTTACCGTTACTACCTGTGAACCACCCCCTCCAGCCATTTCAACGCCGAGTCGGCCGCTCGAAGTGCGCCTCAGGGGCATAACCGCCTCGGGGCCAGCCTCGCCCATGAGTCCGGCACCTTTCGCCATAGGGAACACAGTCGGAGTGTTTATTACACCCCCGGCAGCAAACGCGGCAACCCTTCCCCTATTAAAAACATTGCCAAGAGCACTGTTCATCTGGGCACCCGGCCCAAGTTCTGTCTGAACACCACCACTTCCTGAATCCCAAAAAGAGGATCCAAAGTCAAATATGGCTTCTTGAAGAGGCTTAATTATAGCCATTCTTAAAAATGCTTTCTGAATATCTATGAAAATTGAATCAACAACATTGGCAAACTTCTCCATCGCACTGCCACTCGTATTCATAGCATCTACAATGCCATCCGCCAAATCACCAAATCCCTTCGAAATGGACTTTAAAACAGGATCGGTCTTGCCAAGATCCACTCGCAATTTTTTCATGGCGCGTTCAAGAGCTGGCCCATAGGTATCACTATATTCATCGGAAAGCCTACTCAGCTCTTTCATTTCTATGTTAAAAGCCTCAAGTGGGGTTCTGGTCTCATCAAAAATCTTGTCCAATCGCACAGCATCCCAAGCATCCCCAGAAAGTCTCGCAGCCCTCTCCACTTCAGTACCGAGCTCCACATAGTCCTTCGCCGCCGCTTTAGCCGCCAAGCCAGCAGCATGAACAGCCTTTTCTCTTTCGGTCATTCCGGCAGTATCAATCTGTGCCTGGAAACCAGCTATTAATTTATCAACGGATACTACAGCCTTGTCCAAAGACGTGTTGTACTTGTCAAGCTCCTTTCTGCTCCAAGACCTATTGGCTGAGACGGAGGCCCTATCCCACGCCTCTTCCATCTCCCTAATGGAAAACTTTGTTGTATCCAGACCTTTTAGGAGTTTCCTTATTTCCTTATCAATAAACTGCTCCTTCTCAGTTCCCGTTGCTTGACCACTTGCGGCAGCCAGACGTCCTTCAAACGCAGACATCATCTTTGCCAGCCTGTCCCTTCCCTTCTCCAACTCTTCAATAAAAGCGGCAAGATTCTTCACATCCCAGGCTTTAGCATTTGCATTCCCAGCTTGTCTGATAAGATCCCCAACCAAAGCAAGCTGTTCTGGAAGCAGTTCCAGCTTGGCAAAATAAGAAGCGACTTGCCTTGCAGCATCATTCCACGCCTTCTGTCGGGGGTCAGTGGTAGCCAGTTCCTTCCCCGCAAACTCCTCTATTTTTGCCCTGGCCTTTTCCAAGGCCTCAGTATAGCTTAGGAGTTCCTTCTTATTCCATGATCTTAGGGCAGCAATCCCAGCCCTGTCCCATGCCTCTTCCAGTTCTCTAATAGTAAATGTAGCTGCATCAAGACCCTTCATGAATCTCCTTATTTCCTTATCAATAAACTGCTCCTTCTCAGTTCCCGTTGCTTGACCACTTGCGGCAGCCAGACGTCCTTCAAACGCAGACATCATCTTTGCAATTCTTTTCTCGGTCTTCGCCAATTCCTCATTATACTTGGCAAGGGCTTTTGCATCGAAAGCATCCGCAAGAGCAACGCCCCAAGCACTGACCATATTCAGGACGGCCGGGAGTTCCTTCGCGGTAAATTGAATATCCTTCAATATATCATTTAACTCTGCCATCCCTGACGCAATAAAAGCCGCCCTTGGATCAGCAACCTTCAACTCCTTTCTTTTGATTTTAGAAAGTTTTGCCTCCGCTTTGGCCATTGCTTCCAAAGCTTCTACATACCTTATTGCCGGAGGTAGGGAAGCTATCCATGCATCCCTTATTCTCTCAGCTCCTTCCCGGAGTTCCTCTAGACTCATTCCAGCGGCATGGGCTACCTCTGGTGCTCTTGCAAGTATGTCAAGAAGCTTCTTCATCCCAATATTGTAATCTCGAATCGCCTTTTCATTCTCCAATAGTTCATCTCGAATGTCGAAAAATGATCTCATGAGTTTATCAACTTCAAAATCTATCATGTCCTCAAAAACAAATCCCTGCTTCTTCAACTCACCAATACGTTTCTGTAATTTAAGTATCTCTGCTTCAAATTTGGCAACAGCTTCCTTCATTGTCCCTCCGCCAAAAAGCTCAACAATCCAATCTTTAATGGGATTATCCGCAGCTTTTAATTGGACAAGCCGCCTCTGCATTGAAGCAAGCATCTTAGAGAGTTCATAAGGCAAAAGCTCCATGAACTTTTTATTCTCCAACAGGGACATATTAATCGTGTCGGACATATCCTTCATCGTCGACGAAATACCATTCATAACGCTCTTGACAAGACCACTGGCACCAGTCCACGCATTGGTGGCGTCAAGCAAAAATATCCATTCATTTTTCAGTTTTTCTATAGCAGCACGTAAACTGTTAGATGCACCAATAACGTCTGGTCCAAAAACTTCCTTCAAGAGCTTGGACAGCTTGGGAAGAAGCTCCTCAGCCAAAACCTCGCCCTGCTCAAGCATCTTCCCAAGCTGTCGGGTGGTGACCCCCATAGCCTTTGCAGCAAGTATAAAAGCACCAGGAAGTCTTTCACCCAACTGCCCCCTCAATTCCTCAGCCTGCACTGTACCCTTGGAAACCATTTGCTGGAGAGCCCTGAAAACGCCAGCAGTCTCGTCAGCGGTAAGGCTGAGAACTGTCGCCGCCATCGAGACACTTTCAAAGACTTCCTTTACCTTTTCTCCCTCCAGACTGGTCCCTCTTGCAGCCGCCGCAAATTTTGAAAATTGTTCAGCAGCAGCAACAAAATTCAATCCAAGCCTACCTGTCACCTCCCGCAAAAACTCAAATGTCTCCCCCGCTAATGCCGCCGACCCTGTGGCGAATTTCAACGTCCTTCTTATTTTATCTAATTCCAAATGTGCCCTTATAATAGCAGGAAATAATTTCACAAATCCAAGAATCATACCAGCAATGATACCAATAAATGCCAACATCTTGAGATTGACAGTCTTAATAGCAGCACCGAAAGTTTGGAAACGAGCGGCTATCCCACCCAGCGGTCCTTCAATGACTCGGACAGCTCTACCAAACTCATCAAAACGGGAAGAAAAGGCTCCCAATGCGCCCCTTCCTTTAACTGTCGCCGCCGTTGCCCCCATCTGAGTAGCCCTAAAATCAGCCAAGGACCTTCTTGACCTTCCAAGGGTTGCCCTGAATTTCATCTGAGCCTCGGCAAATTGTCTACTAGACATAGCCCCGGAACGCATCCTGGCCTCAAGAGCTTTGAAAGATCTGGAAATCCTTCCCAAAGCGGATGGATCTGTTTGTCCAGCACGCTTGATGGACGCTGTCATGTTCAGGAATTGTTCCCTGGCAGATGCAACGGCCTTTTCTTGCCTCAGGAGTTGAGCACGTATTTTGCTGGTAGATGAGGATTGAGCAACAGCCGCGCCCTTGGTTGCCTTTTCCACGGAGCGGAAGCCTTGCTCGATCTTCTTGACGGCTTTATCAATCCTATCAGCCGCCCTATCCATGGACGTACCGACAGATCTGATTGTCTGAGCCGCTTTATCGAGGCTCTTCGTATTTGCGCCAAGTACCAGTTGCAGTTCGTCGAGTGTGGTTACCATCTATTATTTGCCCCTTAGATGTCTAGGCTTTCTTGGTCTATTCTTCCGCTCCATTTTTCTGTAAGCTTCCTCCTCGGCCTTCCTCTGGAGCGTGAAGTAAGCAGCCCACTCGGCGACTTCCTTTGGAGTTATTTGTTGTTCAACCTCCCATACAAATTTCCCCAAGACCTCCGCTATTCTGAAGAGGAGGACGCGGAAGTTATCTCCAGCAAGTTTTTTTCCGCTTCCTCCCAATCGATACCGGCAAGTTCCATCCAAGCCCGATTGAAGGTTTGTACCCAGTCACCAGAAGGAAAGCCCATGATACCATCATAGTCTTCCTTGGTGAAAATCTTTTCATTGGTGCCGGGGACATAGCAATACTCGATCATGAGCAGACAGACCGAGTTCTTGTCTTTATCCTCATCCAGCTTTCCAATGCCGGTGAGCTCCCCGACGGAAGGTTGCTTTATCTCAACATCCTGTTCGAGGATCTTGACCTTTTTCCGTTTGAACTGTTTGGAGGAGAAAAGGGCGGCGCGGATCTCATCTCTTTTGGAATTAGTCATAGCAGGTTTTCCCTTTCAAGTGTGTTGTAGTATCAAGCAGACCCCCAACTGAAATCGGTTAAAGTTGAGGCGTCGACCTGAAGGGTTACGTCCGCCGATTCGAGGGAGCCAATGTCCCCGGAGAATCCCTCCGTCTCAATCTTGAACCAACCACGGCCCACATCACCAGCTCCACCCGGCTGAATTTCGGCCACGACTGATTCTCCACTGTCGATGAGGGAAAAGAAATCATCACCAAGGGTCTGCCATCGTCCGAGGGTCAGAGAAACATCCTTGATGCCAACAATCCGACTGCGCCAGCCGACGCTCGTAAAGTCGGTGTCGTCCAAAGAATCCCTAATCTGTTCAAGAGTGAAGCTATTTGCCCCGGCGATTTCTGTCATTGGCATGTACGAACCAGACAAGGTGATCGCCGAAGTCGTTGCAGACGAGAGAGTAACTTTCCCAAAAAGATAATCAATGACGACGGAAGCAGCCGATACCGGAGCAGTAGTTCCCGCTTCCCTGACCACGAAAGTACCGTCCCGATTCAGGATTCGCTTGGCAGCCGCGTCGAGCTGAAACGTATTTGACACCGTACTGTTCGTCGACATCGCTTCCGATGTCATCGAAGTGGCGGTTCCGGACTTCTTGATGGTAGTGAGATATCCTGGTGCGCTCATAGTCTATTCTCCCTCCACTCTTTGGGTTGTTAGACCGTGGTGAGCGCCGTCCCTTCGGACTGCAAGGACACCTCGACAGTCTCGAGACTTCCAACATCACCAGAGTGGGAGAAGTTATCCACAATACCTCGACCTTGGAAGCCCTTGGTGCCATTCGGCAAGTATTGGAAGTCCAGTTTGGTGCCTGCATTCCAAGCCGAGAAGACCGTGGAGTACCATGAAGCTGTGGACGTGTAGTTTCCCGAAAGGCTGACGTTGTAGTCCTTGAGCCCTCGAATACGGCTGCGGTAGCCGGTGCTCGAGAACTCAGTGTCATCCAACATCTCGCCAGACAATCCGAAAGAACCGCTGATGCCCTTGAGTTCGGTCCAGACGGTGGACCCCGTGGTCTTGATGTTGACGACCTTCACATACGATGCCTGTGACATTATTCGAACCCTTCATCTGTTAGAAAAGACACCCCGGCTTGCTAGTTCAGCAGGCCGGGGCCGGTTCTTCCGTTACCCAGTATTTGCGTCGGAAGTTGGAGGCTTGAGGGTTTCTTCCTTTCTCACCAAAACAATCTTCCCAAACTTCATTTCGAAAACAATTTTACCGTAGAAGCGTTTGAGTCGCAAATCCTTTAGAAGACCCATTACCCACTTCTCGATAATATCCATTTCAAAAGGCCTCCAGCCCTACGCTTGAGCCCTATAGGTGCTCGTCGAAACCTCCCGAACAACACGCCAATTCGTGGTAAAGACTGGGCGGTTGTTGTCATCAAAGCCAATAAAAATAATATCCCCAAGCTGCCAAATACCAACATATACGGTTGAATTAATCGTTTTCTTACCAATCCCAAGCAGGGCATCAACAACGGCTTGGGCTTTGGTATAAGCAGCCTTATAACCCCACTTCGCTCCACGAATGCGAACCTGAACGGTCGGCTCGTTCAAGCGATACTTTGGATTGGGAGAATCTCCTCCGGCATCAAATACGCTAATAGCAGTATCGGGTGTTACTGGTTCTCTGGCAAGCCAAAGCCCCCAACCACTCGTATTCTTGTAAGTAGCAACACCAGCGGAGACCAATTCGTCAACCACGTCCTTGCTGGGAGCATTTGCCATTCGAATGTTCCTTTATCCTTTGCGCCTCTTCTTAAGCTCCGTTTGCATATCACTTGAGATGGAACTCTTATGTTGGTCAAGGGCCGCTGATAGAAACTTCCACTGAGTGGGTGGATCATGTATAGCATTAATCTCATGAACATATACAGCGTAATAAGCACCCGTATCCACACCGGGAGGGACGTTGCCGGAAATGATGTTGTAACCTACAATGCCTACGACCTTGGTCTTCAACCTTACGGCCATTGAAAATCCAGTCCTCTTTAGAAGACCTGTATCAACCGGCACAAGGCCCTTGGACGTATGCAGGACCCGAGCCAACACTCTTTCCAATGCCCTCTTGGTCCCATCCTCAATAGCTTCAAATTCCTTGGCTATTTTCTTTTCGACCTTCTTGAGACTTTCTCGGCCTCCATGGCGGACAACTCTAAATGTCTTTCTCCTGGTTCTCTTATTGGACAAATCATCAAGCTCTCTCAGAAATTTGGAGACTTTACCCATGGCGGGTTTCAGCCTCTTGGTATCAACAGAAACCCTTATTTGAAGATCAGCAGTGGGAAGATTGCCCGTCACAGTAATGCCTTCCTCTCAAAGTCTTTGGCGCTGACCGTAGGACATTTCTCAAACCGGCGAATCTCTCTTGCTCCATCCACCGTGGTTGGATCAGCAGCGGTTGACGTGCCATTGTATAAATAACCACGTGTCACCACGTCCCTGTCAACGTAGACCACAGAACTACTCGTCACTTCGACACCGGCCTCATCCCGAAAAAGAATGGCCTTGTCCTCCCAACGCGTCTTAATAGCTATGGGTTCAACATATGTTGAACCCTCAAAGGCATCGATAGCGGTTGGGGGTGCCCAGTAGGTTCCTTGTTGTTTAAGCATTCTTTGAACAAAGCTCATTGGATCACCTCAAAAACCTTGGCTTCCCTACCAGGGCGGTCATAATCCCATTCCTGAATAATGTTCAGGAATCCCCAATCCTTGGGATTATACAGCCAAAGCTGGTCGTCGCCTAGCTTCACAGTTCTTTTTAACGTAAACGCATCAAATATCATATGACCCTGAACCAATTTCTGGGCACACTCAAGGGGTAGATATACAAGAACCCCTTCAGCAATAATAAGGTCATAATTGGAGGCATCAAGCCCACCCTTCAGATCAAAACTAGTGTTCCTGTGCCTCGGACCCTTATCTAATTTATCAAAGAAATCTTTTCGGAGATCCATAACTTCAGGAACGTCAAGTTCTGTCCATATAATATGACCATTATCCACTCTATAAAAGCGAGTGCAAAAGCCACAACCTATATTCAGAATGTTGGCCTTTGGATTCTTCTTCACAAAATCTCTGACAAAAAAATCATAGATATTTGTTCTATCGATAGCAGGCTTAAAAAAGAATTTACTCTTGCCAGCCCATCCATGATGTCTTTCCAAATACTTGACAGCATCCATAGCCAACCTATCCCCATTAATTGCTCTCGAGGAAAGAGAACCGAAAAGGGTTTTTGATCTTTCACTAAGTGGCATCTCTGTTCTCCAAGAGGGAAATGACCTTCTCATTAAATCTGTCTATCTTGATCCACAAATCGTCTAAGGTATCAACATTGACTGCTCTCTTGACACAATCCAGTTCCTCAGACAGACACTCCAAAAGACCATCACAGTCATTCCCAACCACCTTTGTTCCCGCCTGCTGTGCAAAAAACTTGTTCTTGTCATGGGACCCAAAGCCAACAACTGGAGTTCCTTGACCAAATGGAATGATGTTGGAATGACCTCTCATCCCTACAACAATATCCATCCTTTGATAGATACCAGCCAGCATAGGAACCCTGGCAAGGCTTTCGGGGAACATATTTGGGAAGATATCAGCAATGCTCTGACACCTCCCATCAAATCTTGACTTAACTACTTTCCACAATTTGTGGTCATAAATATCAATGTGCGGGATGTAAAAGAGTCTTACGTCGGACTTGCTTCTGGAAAAGACTGAAAGAGAACTACACAACTTCTCGATCACAGCAAAATAATCACCCATTGGAGGAAATCTCTGGTCCAATCTATCTCCGGCCAAATTAAGTCCGATGCAAAACGAGTCTTGAGTAATATTAGGAAGGGTAACAGGATGGCTTGGACAAAACATGGCGGGATCGGGGATTACATCTCTTATGTCGAGTCCCCTCTTTAGAAGTTGTTGTCTGGTCCCCTCATCGCGAACAGAAAACAGGGAGGACTTCCATAAAGTAGCCATCAGATGACTGTTCACCCTACTGGAAAGTTCCTCCAATTGAAAATCGTTATATCCTATTCCATAAATGACCAATGGGACCTGAAGCAGTTTTAGATCCTCTAATGAAATGTTGAACTGCCAACCGGAAAGAGTATCAAAACCATCTCCCTTCATAATCATACCACCACCACCAACCAAAAGCATATCCCCAACCTCATTGATATATTCAACAAGATCTCTGTCTATTGGGGTGTTGGTCTTCAAATCGATGGGAATGAACTGGAGTGCTTCCTTGGACTTTTTCTGAAGCATGTCCATCATCGAAAGTTGAATGGCCATATCACCAAAATTTCTCCCAAAACCAACTAGATGGAATATCCTTTTCATTCTCTTTCCTTCAAAATACGAGCCAGATCCAAATCACCAGAATCATCTATGTCAACACAAGGTCCACTCATGACAATCGGTACTGCTCCATCAACATGAAAAGTTTTCTCCCTTTCCAGGACCTCAACACTGGACAAGAAAAGATTTCCGTTCACAGTGTAAAGCTGCTCAACCTCCTGTCTTTGTTTATTTGGATTTCCCGTTTCAAGGCGGACCAGTTTACCATCCCTAATCCACCTCAAACTGTGTTTTGGCTTCGTCCTGGAAACTCCTATTACAGAAGGAGCCTTCATGGCCTTCATTATTTTCAAGGCCATGATCAAATCATCAACCTTTCTGAGAGGCCCTGTAGGAAGGAGTAAAAATATCTTCTCCTCTTGTAGGAGATCCAATTGACTAATAGTGTGAAGTGTTGGATTAATAGCATGGCCAGAATGTACAGAGGATGAGGCCATGACTACCTCAACACAAAAGTCTTCGCACATACGGCCTATTTCCGCATCGTCCGTATTTACCACGACGCGCATCCCAGCTTCATGAGCAACTTCTATGCTCCAAGCAAACAAAGGCTTGTCACCCAAGGGCTGAACATTCTTGCGAGTTATGCCCTGAGAACCCCCCCGAGCCGGAATTATGGCAGTGACCATTAAATGTCCCCGGAGAGCAGTAAGTCGCAGGCCTCTCGCACCGCCCCACGCCCCCCTGGTGCATTCAAAAAACAATTGGCCACCGCTACCACGTCAGGAGGCGACCCAGGCACCACAGCGCCAATTTCAGCCAGTTCAAGGCAGCCAATATCATTGATATCATTCCCTATATACATGAGCTCCCGCGAACTGAAATTATTGTGGGCCAACCAACTCCCAAGAAACGTTCTCTTGTCCTCTATACCCTTCGCATAGTCCAGTCCCATTTTCTGGCAACGGTGGGCAACAACCGGATCCTTTTCTGATGAAAGAACAAAAACTTTTATACCACTCTCCACCACCATAGCAATCCCAAGACTATCCGCTCGGGAACAACACACGGACTCCTTCCCCTCGGAATCAACATGGACCAAATTGTCAGTTAGGACACCGTCAAAGTCAAGAACCAGAACTCGTATCACAGTCATATCAGTTCCCCAAATTGTTTTTTCGGCGTAGCTTCTTTTCAACTGCCTTCTCGGACTCACATATGCGAAGGATGCCATCCCCTCTAACAGCCTCCCACAGACGAACGTCTCGGACCAGCCTGCGGAAGCCCTCGGGGTCAAGAGATGCCGCCTGATCACTTCCATACATGGAACGTTGTAATGTGATATGCCTTTCGATGGACCTTGCCCCCAAGGCAGCCGCCATTACCGAAGGGGGCAAACCCGGTTCGTGACCTGAGTACCCGATTGGGATGCGAGGGAAGGCTTCCATCAATGTCTTGATCCCCAACAAATTGATGTCCTCCGGAGCGCACGGATAGGTGCTCGTGCAATGATAGATAAGACCAACTTCCCCGCCAGCATTGGTTATAACCTCCATAGCATGATATATCATATCGAGGGTTGTCATGCCTGTGGACAGAAAAAGCGGCTTCTCGGTTTCAGCAGCGCGCCTTAAAAGCCCGGCATCGGTCAGACAAGCACTGGCAATTTTGATGTAGGGAGGATCATACTGCATGAGGAAATCCACCGATTCCTCATCCCACGGGCTTGCCGTCCACAAAATGTCATGAAAGGCACAATATGAATTGATTTCGTCGTAATCATCCCGGCTAAGTTCCAGGGCCATTTTTTGTTCCCTGTTGGTGGTCCCCCAAGGGCTTTCCCTTGGCTTGTCGAGCTCTTCCTTGCCGTAGACCACATCAACAGTCCGCTTTTGGAACTTGACGCAATCAAAACCAGCTTCCTTTGCCTTCTTGATAAGTTTGAAGGCAATATCCAAATCGGAATTGTGATTGATACCAATCTCAGCAACCATGAAGCATCTATTTGCGGGGATTCTGAACATGGCACGACCTCCGTTGTTCGGTTGCGGTCCTACCGGCTAGATGTCAATTCTCTTCCATCTATCCAGTATTTGCAAGGTTGTGGGTGGAATGGCTTCTCTGGAGAGTTGCTCAAAGGTATCACCAACTCCCTGCCTCACGACCCGAGGATCGTCACCGCGCCGGAAGTAATTGGTCTTGACCAGATCGATGCAAGCACGTTCCAGGTCCTTAGGAAGAGTTTCCTCCAACCCGTGGGTAGAAGCAGTGGTTCCAGGCATCTGATAGCCAGCAATATAATTGAAAGACCAATCACGACGTCCTTCATGAGTTGGAAAGGTTTCAATGTAATTAGCTAGAAGCTGAGTGGGGGTCCAACCGGATTCATTCCAAACAATACCGGCCTTGGCATTTTCCACTTCATATACCGTTGAGGAAATGGTGGTGCCATCACGAGTCACCTGAACAATAGAAACTATAGGGGTCTTTTCCAGAACGACCTTAAACCTACCAGCCGTATCCATTGTCTCTGTAACTGTTTCAAGAGCAAACGTGCGGCCCGTATATCTAGTAATCCAATCGGAAGCCTCTTGAATAGTTTCGTCCAAGATCTTATCAGATGAGGAAGCCGTTGTATCAATATCCATTTCTCTCTTAACCCTGGAAAGGGTCGTGAGCTTCGTGGAAACTGCGGCTGTATTAATGGTTAGCATTTGAGCACCTACGCAAGATCTCTAATGATGGTAAGGTAGCCTTTAAGGATGGTTGTAGTCACAGAGGCCTTTGTAACTTGAGCTTCATGATAATAAACACCATCCAAAGCGGCCGACTCGGACGAAGCAATAGTAAAAGAATAACCAGCGTTAGAAGTTGAACCCGCAGTATCAAAACCTGATGTTTTCGTAACTATGGCTGCGGAATATTCATCCACAGCCATCTTCCAACTGAAGGAAGCGCCAGTAGTAACATTGATGTCGTTTCCATTTATATCCTTAGCGGAAGAATTAATGGTTACGTCATCTCCCGAATAAAATGCGAGATTCTTTGTATGAACCATCTAAATTCCCTTCGGGCGTAGACCTTACGGTTCCGTCAGCCAACAGACTAACCGATTTCTTCCAGACCACCAAGGAGAACGTATTATTTGGTTTCGTACCCCACGGACCTGCCAGCCTCAAGCTGACGGGTCTTTCGGTCCTTGGGTTTGACCTCTCGTGGGAGAACTTCTGTCCCCCCATGTCGCCGGGGCCACCGGACGGACCTCGGAGGCGGCGGTGGTGAGCGGGTGGTCTTCACGGTCTTCGTTTTCTTGGCCTTCATCATTTGAGCCTACCCCTCCTCTTGGATTTGGCTTTCTCTTCGAGCAGGCCCATCTTCACGACCGCAGCCCTCGTGTGTGGACCAGAGATCTGTTCACCATCACGGTAGATGAACCACTTGCCAAATCCCGCATGTTGGGCTTCGAGGCCCTCGTTCTCATCCTCGACGATGACGCCGCCTGGAACTTCTCCCTCTGGAAGTTCCCGAAGGTCATCCGGTAAGCCATCGGGCGTCTCACGCCTGTCCCGAACGCCGAGCTCGGGCCTCAGTTTTGGGCGGGTGGCAGCCGGAGCGTCACCGGATTTGTGATACTCGGCGAAGCCACTTCTGACCAGTCCATCTGCCGTCGGTCCCGCAAACCTGGCAAGCTCTCCAGTATTGTACTGACGCCAAGGCATAATGAACTTTACGACTTTGTTATTGCTCATTCTCTGCGTCCTTTCTTTGCTTGTTCGGTGATCTTCAGAAGCTGCCGCACTTCCTGACGAGCACCATCAGCCGTGTAGAACTCGCATCTGGCCTTTTCCCATTGTTCATTATATTGCTTCTCTCTCTCCTTGAGAATGCCAGAATCGATGAGGCCAAAATCAGGAAGCTCATACCCATAACGATATGGGAAGTAGCAAAGAGCTGCCTTCCGTGGAATGTAAACGCTGATCCCCAAGCCGCGAGCAACCCCAATGAGATATTCCATGTTTGGACGCTGATGTCCGTACTCATCGGTATCAATGAAGTCGATCCCGTACAGTTGGATCTCATCATATTCCTCCACAATGGCCAGAGCCAACAGATAAGCAATGGAGGATGCGAAATAATCCCCATCGGAGTTTTTATCCAACATGGGGCCAAGGCGTTGGATAACTACATCAATGGGATAAACAACCCCATTGGGAATCCGGTGGTGTTCTTGGAGAAGGTAAACTGGCGTTCTGAGACTCGCGAGATACCCAACATAGTTTTTGGGAATCTTGTAACGATGCTTTGCAAAGGGATGCATCTCAAAAAGGCGATTAACCCTGATAAGATCCTTTCTCCAGGCAAGCCCCCAAATCTCGACCGAATCATCCTCCCAAGGAACAAGGTCCTTGGTATTTGAAGCGGAACCAACCAAAGCCAATTTTTTGATCGGAGGCTTTCTTGTTCTCTTTTGCATCGGAGGCTTTCTCGTTCTCTTTTGCCTCGGAGGCTTTCTTGTTCTCTTTTGCATGGGTATCCCCTTTCTATGCGTGTTTCTGTGCCTCGATTATACCAAGTGAAACTACATCCTTCACCAACAAAAGAAGGCATGGGTTCGTTCGCCCATGCCTTCCTTGTTGTTACCCCCTTTGCACGGTCACGGTCTAGGCGGCGGGAAGCACGGTCCCACCACCAAAGACCATCACCCCACCAACATCGTTAGTATCGGCTGAGGTGGCGGAGAAGGTGGGAGTGAGCTGGATTCGCACATACTGACGTGCGGCGGCGAGATCCAGATCGTATTCCAGAACTCCGTTGCCGGTCTGCGCGGCGGTAGTGGCCGTCGAACCGACAGTCACGGAATTGGCGGTGCTCCCGTCCTTGTCGTCGTAGTCTGTATATGCCGTGGTCGAGGCGCCGTCCTGCGCGTTCGACTTGAGGGTGGCGGTCTCCGCCGCAGCCAACGAGTAGCTGTAGGGAATGATAACCTTGGCGGAAACGGTGAGGTTGACTGGATCGGACAGGCGGTTGATATCGACGCCGTCCAGTTCCGTACCTGCCGCCACGGTGGTAGCCGTGACAACAGCCGGGTTGAGGGCATTGACACCATGAAGGTATGCGCCGACGTCCTGCTGGAAAGATTTGTTGGTCATGGTCACTTCCTTGTCTCTTTGGGGCGGGGGTGGTTCGCCCCCATATGCCCCATGTTGAGTTCTGCTAGAACGCTAGGCTTACGTGCCCCAAACAACGGCGGTCTTGATGGCGACGCTTTCCTCATGCCGCACGGCGAAGTCATGCCGTGAGATCGCACGGATGAGCGTCTCGTCGCGGGAGAAGGCCGACTTCAAGGTCCCGCTTTCCATGTAGGCACCGGAAGCATCCACAGCAATTTCGAGAGCCGTGGCTTCACCGATGATTGCATCGATCATGTCGACGAAGTAAACCTCGGACTGGTTCCCGGCACCGGCCAGGTTAACCGGGATGTTGGTTGAAACGAAGACCGGGTAGCCATAAAGGGTTGGGCTGGCACCACGGACGTCCGGGAAGATCAAGTTGCCGTTGGTGTCGCGAAGGTTGATCAGATGGTTCTTGGAACGCGGTGCCATAAACCACACGGGCCTGATCATTTTGACGTCGTTGCCTTCCAAATCGTCGATGAGCTCCTTGAAGTCCAACTCGACGTTGGCCGCGGAAGTGCCGTTGGTCCCGGAGACGTTGGCCGCCTGCGCCCAGTAGCGTAGACCCTTGGGGGTATCCTGAAGGCCGGTGTCCCTGAGGAATGCCTGGTCTTCACGGGTGGCAATGGACAGCACCAAGTCATCCCGGACGAACTCGTCAGCAGCGGGGCTGCTCGAGAAGGTCAGGAGGTCATTGGAGATCGGAACGATGGCAGCCAGCTTCTTGCTGTTCAGCACGATCTGGCCGACAGTCGGTTCCGTCTTGGCGATGTCGGTCGACTCCCCAACATACGACGCCGTGGAGCTTCCAGTCGCCTTGCGGATGGTAAGGGTGCCACTGTTCATCGGCAGCACACGAGCACCGGCTGCACGAACAATGGAACGCGACCGAAGCAGATCGATGATCTCCGCCGCAAACTCAGGCGGAATGAGAGCACCACCAGCGGTGAAGTCGCCGGCCTGGAGAGCCTTGGCGATGGAACGACTGAGATCGTCATCCCACGCCTTCTCGCAGAAGTAGACTGAACGCGCAACGTCACCCCTGCCAAAAGCCATGGCGCGGACGAAGCGAGCCGCACCAATACCCTTCTCATAGGTCTTTGGTGCGCTGTCGCTCCGCTCACGGATCTGCTCCATCCAGTCGGTTTGCTGAGCCTTCAAAGGGGCCAAAGACTCGTCGATCTTCGCCTGGATGAGATCCTCGGCTCCTTCCATGGCGCTTGCAACCGCGTCACGGACCACAGCCGAAAGGTCGGGAGCTTCGGAGGTGTCCGCAGCCTCTCCGCCCTTGTCTTTTTCGTTGTCACTCATTGTAGTTCCTTTTTCTGTTGCCCCCAAAGGGACATCATTGCAAGGGGTTTAGTCGAGCTTGCCGCTCAACTTGTTGACACTGTCCCGAACCTTCCTCTTGATGGTTTCGGAAATGAGACCTGGCAAAACCTCCTTGATCGCTTCCGCGACCGCTTGGGGGTCCACCTTGGGTTGTCTGATTGCGGGAATCTCCGGTGTCTCTTTATCTTCCTTGATTTCAACATCGGAGGATGCATCATTGCTTGAAGGCTGGGGGTCTTCCTCCTTCTCCTTCTCCGCGCCAATGAGCTTTTCCAAGTCATCGGCGGCGGAACGGAAGGCGGAAATAGCGTTGTCCACCAACCTCCGTCCACTACGACTTTCGATCTCCAGAGTGCCATCCTCGATGGCATCCGAAATATAGTCGGTAGCCGAAATTGCTGACTCTAAGAAGGCCTCGGGGCTGATGTCGCTCTCGTCAAACGGATCAAGATCGTCTCCATCCTTTTCCTCCTCGAGATCGTCATCCAGCTCAACCGACTCAAAGTCTTCTTCTGTTCCTGTGATGGTCACGGGAGTTTCCCCCTTTTCCTCTTCATCAGAATCCAAAGGAACAAGATCAGGATCATCGAATTCCTTGCTTTCCCTCTCCCCATCGAGCTGATCGGAGCCCATCTCTCCGTGCTTGACGGCGGCAAGGTTCCTGGCAAGAAGATCATCTTGCACCTCAACCGGCACAACAAAAGTAGACTTGCCGGTGCGATCCGCTGCCTTCCTGATTTCCTCAACAACGTCCTTGGGAACAAGCAGGTCACCTCTTTCGTCCCAATTACTAAGCAAATCCTCAGCCCATTGCTTAATCGGGCGAAGATCAATCCCCGCGTCCTTCGCAGAAATGAGAGCTTCCGGATTGGCTGGTACGGGGACGGTGCTGTATTCGAGTAGCTCCTGCTTCAGAAAATCGACTCCCCAAGGGCGGTCATCGTCGTCTTCAACACGTTCCCATTTGGTGGGTATGAAGCCAACACTGACCGCCTTCATGAAGCCTTGGACGTACATTTGAAAAATAGAAAAACCGAAGGGACTGAGCTCCTGGTCCGTAAACTCAGCACGGGAAACCAAAGCGTCACCCTCTCTCCGAATACGAATGGAACGGGCAACTGGGGGTTGTCTGGAATCGTGCGCCCAGAGCACAACAGGATTTTTCTTGTATGGCTTGAGATTCCAACCAGCGGGATCAATCGTATCTCCCATACGATCGACAATGCCGGTGGAAATAACAAAATCGACGAGTCTCTTCTCTTCGTTGATAGCTCTCACCTCATCGCAGGCAAATTGCTTTCGAAGAATCACTGACTCCCCGGAGAGTCCATCTTCGCGGGTGGCTTCTTTGAAATCTTCGACGCTGAGGTGCCGAGCTGGGGTGTTCATTTGCCATCTCACTCTGGTTAAAGACACAAACCCGACATGATGCGTCACCACGCCGGGATTCGGGTGTTCCGTGGCCCGTAGCTACTGACCATTCAATCATTTACTGGAAGAAGGTGGAAAAGTCAACAATAAGGTTTAGAATGTCGTGAAAGCCTTCTTTATTTTTTTATGGTCTGAGGCTTGGCCCCGCTGTATACTCTACACAATTCAACATATTGGAACAATATGATGCTCCTCCCAAACGTCTATGAAGTCACCACCGAATCCACATCTCCAAGATGGTGTGAAGCCTTTGCCAAAGGGTGTGGGAGCAAGAAATTGACCCAACATGACAATCTTTGGCCTGGACCAATAGCCTTATTTGGAAGCGTTCATCTATGGCCCAATCTAAAGCAGGCTCAAGCCGAAGGTCGAGACTGGTACTATGGAGATCACGCCTATTTTGGAAGATTCGAATATTATAGGATAACAAAGAACGCCTATATGCACACCGGAATATCCAAAAGACCATATAGAAAGAGATTCAACCATTTCGGAATAAATATAAAACCTTGGAGAGTTAACAAACCTCTCAATGGACGCATCGACAAAAGACATATCATATTATGCCCCCCGGATGATATCTTCTCAGCTCTGTTTCAATTTGATGGGACGCTGTGGGAGAAAAACGCTGTTGAATGTATTCAAAGATACACCGACCGCCCAATAAAGATTCGCAAACGGCTCAATATCCACAATCCACTCTCAGAAGATCTCAAAGGGGCTTGGGCCTTGGTCACCTATGTAAGCAATTCAGCGGTGGAAGCCGTGCTTGCTGGTATCCCGGTCATCTGCACAGGACAATGCTCGGCTTCAACAATGGGACTTCTAAATATAAGGGAAATCAACAACCCAAGGAAACCACACGGGAGATATAAATGGGCGTGTACCTTGGCCAACAATCAATGGACCCTGGATGAAATCAGTGATGGGATTTGTTGGAGAGCGATTGGAGGAAAATAATGAAATATATCTGCAACATTTGGGTCCCAAATAAGGATAATTATTTTATTAAACGATTTGCAAGGGAACCACTTATCGATGGAAAAGGTACTTACCAATATGAAAAGATTCAAGCAGCATTAAAGACCACACAAAAGAAAGGGAACTTAAATACCGCCATTGATGTTGGTGCTCATATTGGTCTATGGACAATGCATCTTGCAAGGCACTTCACTCATGTTAGTGCATTTGAACCAATCAAAGAACATCGCCTTTGTTTTCAAAAGAATGTAAATGACAGAAATGTAACATTATATCCTTTTGCAATTGGTGAACAAAATGGTTCTGTTCAATTAAAAACAAAGCCCGGAATTTCCTGTATTACCTACATCCATAAAAACGGTTCTGAAAAAGCCATTCTGAGAAGCCTTGACTCATTCCACTTTAAACAGGTACATCTTATCAAGATAGATTGTGAGGGTTATGAATACTTTGCCCTTAAAGGAGCAAAAAAACTCATTGGGGATAACCTTCCAATTATCTCCATTGAACAATATCCAGGCGTCGCAAAACGGAGATATGGACTTCCAGATAACCAAGCCATACAATGGTTGATTGACAATTTTGGTTATACGGTTCTTGATTATCAAAGTGGTGACTTCCTCTTAGAAGCAATCAGATAGAAGGAACTCAAAATGTTTCAATGGAAGGGTATTTGGCTTCCCGATGGGGAAACCCACCTCATCGAGTGGATGGAACAAATCAACAAAATTGTAGATGGAAAACCCTCATACCAATATCACAAATATGAAGCGGCCATGAAGTTTGTGAAGAAAAGGCGAGTTGCCATTGACGTTGGTTCCCACATTGGCTTATGGGCAACTCACATGGCAAGGGACTTTGATTTGGTTCATTGTTTCGAGCCAAAACTTGACCACCGTAAATGCTGGAAGAAAAATATGGATGGCAAAACAAACTCCTGTCTCCACGCAGTTGCTCTTGGAGAAGGAACCAAACAAGTTACTCTCTTCACTGGTCCAAGCAGCTCCGGCGACACAAGAATCGACCCACTTATCAATGGTGGTGTCATTCCAATGACAACCTTGGACAGCTACAAACTTGAGGAAGTAGACTTCATCAAAATAGATTGTGAAGGATATGAATATCACGTCCTCAAAGGAGCGGAGGAGACCCTACTCCGGGAAAAACCCGTTATCTGCGTCGAGCAGAAACCAGGACATGGGCAGAACTTTGGTCTAACCGAGCTTGCCGGAGTCGAGTACCTGGAAAGCCTGGGGGCGGTGCGTAGGGGTGGCATCCAAGGCGATTTCTTCCTAAGTTGGGTCGATTGATGTTTTGCTCTCTGGAACATCGTGTCTACTATGTTCACATCCCGCGATGTGGTGGAACAAGCATAAGGAGGGGCATGTCACGGGCAACTCGACACGATGAAAGAGCATTCCGCGCATACATCCTTCGTCCAAATGGCAAACCAATACATCCTCACCTTTTTGCCTCCGATCATGCCCACATATCTCCAGAAATCTGGTCATACTGTTGGAGATTTGCGACCGTCCGCCATCCAATAACAAGGCTTCATAGTTTATACAAACTATCCAAAACTCGTGAGCCCGATGGTGGCATGTCCAGGCTTGCCATGGGCTTTCCCCATCTAAAACCAACTGAAAGAAGATATATCATTAAGACGTATGGGAAAAATTACAATATGACCCAATGGCTTTTTGAATTATGCCTCCAGCATGGATGGAATCCCTGGCAGGATGTAATCAAAGGCGTATCCATAGCGGAAGTTCCACAAGTGGCTTGGCTTTGCGATGGAAATGGGAGGATAATGGTCAACAGGATCTTCAAGATGGAGGAACCAAAAATAATAGGAGCCGCTCTTGAAGGAATCTACAGAAAGCCCTTTGCGACCATTCATGCCAATAAAATTGTTGGCAAGCGTTCCGAAGTAACCAAGAGTGTTATCTGCTGGGCACATCACCATCTCAAATTGGATTTTGAAAGGCTTGAGTATAATGGGGCATGGCGATGAAATCATGGCGGCTGGGCAGGCGCAGGCCCTCTTCAAAAAGACCGGTCAGAAGGTCGCCATCTGCGACAGAAATAACCATCCAAGAATATGTGTGGAGTGGTGGTACAATCCAGCTATTGCCACATTAAAGGACGTTGAAGACAATCCCAAACTTCCGCGCATTAAGAACGCTCCGTGGTGTCGCCCATATCTGATCTACAAAAACGCGGAAAGAGATAGGCGTTGGCGCTTCACGGAATGGCAAGCCAGAACAGCCCCCGGCAGAATCTATCTATCAACCGACGAAGTCCTTCAAAGTCACAATAATGACGATGAACTTGGGGAGAACTATGTCATCATCGAACCAAACGTAAATCCCAAAAATGTAGAAGGTGCAAAGGCCAACAAAGATTGGGGATTTGATCGCTGGCAGAAGATAGTGTTCGAAATGAACAGCATCCATTGGGTCCAAATAGGCCCCGTGGGTACAAAATGGCTTGAGGGTGTGGTTCGGTTACATACCAACACCTTTAGGGAGGCCTGTGCCGTTATCGTGCGCTCACGGGGCTATATCGGCGTTGAAGGTGGGCTACACCATGCGGCGGCAGCCTTTAACAAGCCTGGAGTGGTTATATTCGGGGGATTCACACATCCAGACACCACTGGATATCCAATTCACAAAAATCTGTACTTTGAACATGAAAAGACCCCTTGCGGCATGTGGGACAGATGCCCCCACTGTGAATTAGCCATGTCAAGCATAAGTACAGACGTAGTTCTTAATTCCGTGGAAAGAGCTCTCAAAATTCCTGGACAATAATATCTTTTACGATTGCTTCAAAACTGAGTGTCGCCGTTTGTGGTTCAGCCACAACATGCGTCGATATACAATCAATTTTGAATGCGTAGACATCTCCATTCCTCATAACAAATCTCACTAATTCCGGCGAGCCCATTGCCACCGCTTTAGCAAATTCCGCCATGACTAAGCGTGGATCAACCTCGTGCAAATGCATCTCCCCACATATCTTTGTTTGCTTTGCCATTTTCATTCCTAAACAAATCTACCGCCGGGATATTTGGCGCGTACTCCGCTTGCAACATGCACAGCTATATGACCACCATTGCAGCGCCTACATTCTTGTGGTGATTCTCCACCCCATTCAATACCGGCACAACAACCACAGTCGTGCATTACCCAGCCAGGATAACCCGGATATGGTTCATCTGGTCGACGGACAATTTTTTCCCGCTTGGAATCCCAATAAGCCAACTTGTCCTCCACCCCACCTATACCCTCTCTTTATACATCAAATAAAAAGAGTTGACATGTGCTGCAAATCTGCTGTAGATTTACAACATAGGAGGTCAAGCCTCATGGTCAAGAAAGCAATTCCTGACTTCAATCTCGTTGGGGGTCCTGAAACAGTGCTCACAGGATTTTCCGAGGCTTTTAGAGACCCCAATATTCTCATGAAGGGTCTAAAAAAGGAACCTGGCAAAGTTCATAGGGTTCTGAAAAACAACAAGACAGTGGCCATTGTGATGAGTGAAAGTCTTTACGAAAACATCACAAAGGCAGCCTTCGTGACCACAACCAAAGAAAGGGATGAAGACAATGGCGAAAGCTAATACGGGAAGGGACTTGGTTACACTGAAGACAACCGTCGTCACCTTCGTACTCGACGAAACTGGATCAATGGAGATGATCCGTGATGACACCATCGGCGGCTTCAACACATACCTGGATAGCCTCCGGGACGAAAGCAAGGGCAAGGTCGAGTTCAGCCTCATCAAGTTTGACTCGATGAAGATCGACAAGGTCCACGTTGGCGAGCATATCTCCAAGGTTCCCAATCTGACCCGCGAAACCTACATACCCGGAGCCGCGACACCGCTGGTCGATGCGTGTGTCAAATCCATCCGCGCCACCGAGGCAGCGCTCAAGCAGCGGGATGACGAACCCAACGTGTTGTTTGTGATCCAGACCGATGGTCAGGAAAACGCCTCGACGGAGTACAACTTCACGGATCTGACCACCCTTATCAAGCAGAAGGAAGCCGAGGGTTGGTCCTTCCTGTTCATGGGTGCGGGCATCGACGCCTACGATGTGGCTGTCAGACAAATGGGTATGGCCGCAGCCGCAACAATGAGCTATGACCTTGGGTCTTCAAAAGCGGCTTTCGCGGCTGTCGCTTCCAATACCGACGGCTACCGAGAGTCTGGAATGAGGTCGGACACCCTGTTCTCCAACGACCAGAAAACGGAGGCTGGAGACCGGTTCATGACTCATGGCAAGAAAAGTTCCGGACACGTCCAACAGGCCACCACCACATCCGGGACCGATCACCAAAAAACATCCGCCGTGGATGACCTCGATCTCACCAGCTAACCTTCCAGACTGAGGAAAGCTATGGCCCCCGCCTCGCGGTGGGGGCCATCTTTTTCACTTGAGGGATTTCAGTTTAGCAGCGGCAGCAACATCCGTGGGATACTTCTTGAGATGGCGCTTGATCTTGAGGATCTTGTTCTTTTCTCTCTGTCCTCGAGCGTGATAGGCTTCACAAGCTCTCTTGTTACGTCCGTGCTTCTTGTTTCCACTCTTGCCTTTCTTTCTGACTTCGGTAGCCATGACAGTCTCCTTTCGGAACCGTCACAATCCAATATTGTGACTATCGTGTCATGGCCTATCTCCTTCAAACTGGTCGGGGAGACTGGATTCGAACCAGCGACCTATTGCTCCCAAAGCAATTGCGCTACCAGGCTGCGCCACTCCCAATGGTGGTGGGGGAAGGACTCGAATCTGCCCCCTCAAAGGTTATGGTAAAAACTCCAAATATGCCTTGAGCACGATGAGACAAGCAGTGACCAGCATTGATATAGCGATTAGCCACAACACTGTAGCCCGCCGGTACATGATGCTCTCCGTATGGTTGGTTGCAGGAGATGACCTGGATGGTTTGGAAGTCATGTTGCATTCTCCGCCGTAGAAGGGTTGGTGCCGGATGCACGGATTCGAACCTGCGACTTGGGCCTTACAAGGACCCCGCTCTACCCCTGAGCTAATCCGGCATACACTATCAAAAAATCTGTTGTGGATGGGTGTGGACTATATATACTGCTATATGATATGTAAACCCTCCTATGGCCCGTAGCTCAGTTGGATAAAGAGCACGAGACTTTTAATCTTGGGGTCGTGGGTTCGAATCCCACCGGGCCAACCAATTAAAAAGGATACATTATGATCGATAGCTTCAACGACAAACACAGATTCCTTTCCAATTTTAGCGTATCACACGTCAAATTGGGCGGGATTACCTATCCAACGGTCGAACACGCATACCAAGCAGCAAAAACTCTGGATAAAACGGAACGACTCCGCATCCAACGGGCAGCAGGTCCAGGAAGGGCTAAACGATTGGGTCGGGGAGTTACACTGCGACCTGATTGGGAGGGGACCAAACTACGCATCATGCTCAATCTACTCAGACAAAAATTTCAATTTCCAAAGTTAAGGGATTTGCTACTGGCCACTGAAAACCAAGAACTGATCGAGGGCAATCACTGGGGCGACACTTTTTGGGGCGTCTGCCAAGGCGAAGGTGAGAATCATCTTGGTAAACTGCTCATGCAGGTAAGGGATGAACTGAGAAGATAATGCTGCTACGCATTAAAGCCCCTCACTACGTTGCAGGAATCGTCTTTAGGGGAGAATACATCGTAAGATGTGCCCCCATACTACAATGGATGCAACGACAAGACTGGACACTACGACAGGTCCTATCATATGTTAAACACAAGGGCTACAAATATCAACTGAGGAGAAGGAGATAACCATTGGGGATTAAGAAGGGCCAGCAGAACTCGGGGGGCGGAGTTGAGCGTTGCTGGCCCTTCAACCTGAGGAAGTCTCGCCCGCTAAGGCTACCCTACTGCTCGTTTGGCTCTTCCTGTGCGCGCCGGTGAATTGATGTTATAACCAATCACTAGTACCATGTCAAGAGAAAGTTCAAAAAAAGTTTCCGACGGCGATATCCAAGGCGCACAGCACCCAAGTCTTATAGAAGTAGGGGATCACGTTAAAATAATCAAACCCATGAACTTTATTCGTTGTGGATACGGAAAAGAGTTTTCTGACTTTCTAGAGGCAGCAGAACTCAAAGCAGCCGAGCTCCTTGAAAGCACCGGAATAGACTACACAATCGATCTTGAGATATTCAGAGACACAACGATCTACATACAACGACTCTTGGAAAGAGCATTCGTTAGCCAACACCCAGAGAAAAAAATCTATGAGAAAGAACTTTCAATGCTTAAAGGCCTCATTACCCAGGTCTGCGAAATAAGAACTTGCAAGACCGGAATCTGGAACTACCCTGAAGGACACCTCAGAAAACAAAAAGTTCACAAACTCCTGTTGATTATCCCACCAAGACAATCCAGTCCCACAAAAGATACTTTCTGGCTATCAAACTACTTGATAAGAGAAGTGCATGTTATCAAGGTCCCGGAGAACTATCAAGAAATTGAAGACAAGTTCTAATTGGGAGATTAATCATGACTACATCAGCAAAACGCGAACAATTGGAAAGCACATATTTCAATGCTGACTCCGAAGAAAAGTTCTGGACTGTAACAATATTCATTAGAGGGAAAGATCATGTCCTTCTTTTGACAGACATAGGAAGGATTAAAAAGGACGGTGACGTGTTTTTGGCCACGCTATACTTCAACATCATCCCATGGGATGGTAGATTATATGTCTTTGACAACTTAGGGGACGCTTACTTCTTCATATTGAACATGAATAAGTTCTAATTGGGGGCAATTACTGTGCAAGAGAATGAAATAACAGCCATGCAAACTTTTGATTGCGGGGTGACAATTACCCCCAATATACCGGGGACGAGGCAAGCTCCTTCAACGAACTATCAAGAAAATCCGGCAGTGATAGAGGCCATCAACCACTGGACAGCCCATGTTCAAGAAAGCAAACTCAAAAATCAGGCTCAGCCCCAAACTGGAAATGTTGCCCCCGGACCCGGCCAACCATCTTCTAACCTAACATTCAGTTGGGGCAGCACCGACGGAGCAATGTGCACATCGGCCCCAAACGCAGCCAGACAAACAGCACCCCTCCTCCAAGCATCAACAACGGCTCCTTTTGATTCAATGATCTTTCTTGGATCTATACATGCTTGTGAAAATAAATTCAAGATAGAACCCGAGGGAATGGACAATTGGAAAATATCACCAAAGCTGGAAACATTGGAGATCGCCGCAAAATGTCTTCTAAACTACACGAAGTTTGGGTAAGCCGTCCCTTAACGGATGATGCCACAATTGCTTCCGGCAAGGACCGACCCTATGTGCTGATAGAATCATCTCAACACCATGATCCAATCCAAAAGAGGAAAATGCAGCGTTGGTCAGTGTTTGATAGTGAACAGTCTCTCTTTCAACATTTCCCAACTTCGGCTGGCGCAATAATAGAAGTGGTCGAAGGCTTAAAATATTATGCCATAGTACATGATTCAGAAGCAAAGGCAGTCCTTTTCACGGAGGATGTCGACTCCCATAAAACAGTACGCAATCCTCCAGAGTTCCCAACCCGGCATGAAGCCGCCATGTATCTTCTGCTAAGCTCAAAGTTTTGAGGAGCTATCATGTTATGGACCCTAATCCCAGATAACATTGCGCGAAGATACTCAAGGCATATTCACAGTTCTGAGAAAACCGATGATGTACGCAGACCCAATATTAAAGAAATGGCATTTTGTGAGGACTACAAATATCTACGTTTTGGAGGTGTGGTCAGGGAATGCCCTTGGATTCACCGATCCACCGAGCATACTGTTGGGAAGCATAACCAAATTAGGGGATAAGTGGTATCCCTCCGACCGTGGTATAATCCTTTCTTCCATTGGGCGGAAACCCTTCCCCACCCAGGATGAAGCCGCACGTTTCCTGTACAACTGCTCTCTTTTTTGAGTGGTGCTTGCTAAGGGCAAAGATATCGGTTGGGATATTAGTGCGACGATAAAGGACAAACGGTCGCGCGATACACCCTCTAGAAATCCCCTGAGATTTCTGACAGTATTTTTGAGACAGGGTTGACCCTCTGGAATCTCGCCTGATACAAGAGGAGGGTGCCCCTGCCGGTGGGGGAGGGGGTTGCCCCAACTAAACCGCCCCCCAGGCAGTACCCAGGGGGTGGTTATAGGTGTGGCTGTAAGCCGCCAGGTTAAGCCGTGGTGGGCGCGGCAGGGTTGGCAGGGGGGGCAACACCCTGGGCTACCGCCGGGCTACCACCGGGCTTGCCAGCACTGGCAACCTTGGCAGCCTTGCGCGGCTTGCTTGGGGCCTTGGGTTTGGCAACCCGCACTATATAGGCGGTAATGCGCTTGCCCTGTACGGTGTGGCTTGCCTGCGCACTATACACGTTTGCCCCGCTGCGTGTTTTGCCGGTGGCGCGTATGGCACGCCAAACATTTAGCTGCGGGCCATTACAGGCTGCGCTAACCTGTACCTTTTGGTTAGCGCCACCCTGGCGCAAGTACATTGCCACCGCCAAACAATTAGCCGCGCCCGCACGGTAGCCCAGGTTAACGGCTTGGTTTAACTGCGCCAAGGTTGGCGCGGGGCCAGCGTTTTTAGGCCAGTTTGCCAACTTGGGCCACAAGTTGCGGGCGGCTTTGTTGTTGGCAACGGCGGCGGCGGTGGTTTTGGTGGTTTGCTTTGGCATTGGTAAGTACCCCTTGTTGCGGGCCAGGGCAACCGCGCCCCGGCTGGTAATAAGTAGCCTACCATGGGCGTTTTGCCAAACGCAAACAAAATAACAACAAATTGTTATTTTAATTTGGGCCAGTTTGGCACGGGGTTTGCGTACACTTCTCCCCGGTGGTGCATGGCCGCCGGGCGGCCAGGGAGAAGAAGAGGACGACGCGGCGAGCAAGAGGATATACGGATGCCGGAAGTGTCAAAAACATACAGAGCTGGGAAGATGAAGAGCGAGAGGAATTATGGACACGGACGCGACAGACCTATACAGAGCTGGGAAGTTTCAGAACTGGTAGGCCGGTTTTACTTGGAGATGAACCTTTCCAAGAAGCTTACTGCCGTGGAGATGTCTTTGAACGATATTTCCCAGGAAACATCCACAGGATCCTCATCCGGGTTGTAGGGAGTATCTCCAAACTTCCATTCCCGGTTAAAGGGCCGCTGGTATATTACTACATGGCAGGGTTGGCTTAACCCCACCGGGTAGTAAAATGGTTCCTCCTTGGTTCCATCCGTTAGCTGCACCAACAGGCCGTTAGGATGATCCTTCCAGGCCGCCTCGAATTTCATCTCCGGGTTTGCGGCATCTTCCATGTAGCTATACCCGGCGCTGTTGAGAAACTCCCTCGCTTCCTGGAAGTCATTTTCCGCCTTTAAATGTTCCACAATTTCTACTCCTTTGTTTGCCGAGTGCAGGTGTGTAGCAAGCATGTAAATATAGTAAAACACCCTGTAGGAAGAAGCCATTGGTTCATTAATCTTCGTGTCCGCCGAGCGCCTCTTCCTGTCTGAGGGCTCGGGAAGAAGAGGATACTGTGCCCTGTAAAGGAAAGGACGGAGCCCACGGCTAAACTCCGTCCTTCCCCCGGCTGCTCAGGAGGACTCAGGGTGGGTCCTCAACCACTCCTCAAACTCCAGGTCCTCCAGCGCCACGTAACCCCCGGCAAGCACGGCCGTCAGAGGAACCGCCAAGGTGATCATCCCGAAAGGTATCCACCCACCAAACGCCGGGATGAAGACCTCGAAGCAGAGCATCCAGGCGGTGGTGGCAAGTATGATGGTGTAGAAGGTGAGCAGTATGATGATGATGGTACGCATTGTCCTAACTCCTTTGTGTCTACTCTTGGACAAGTAGGAGCAAATCCGCAAGGTAAAGTTCATGCTTCCTGGCCAAGCTGTTCAACTCCCATTGGCTTTCTCTGGGAATCTGTTTCCAGAAGCGGGCCAGGCAATCCGGTGCTCCCGGTCTCGCTTCTCTTTTGTGCTTGTGTACCAGCGCCCAAAGAAGACGATATAGATCGCCCTGTACGCCGGGTATGCACTCCGCCACCATGTTTGGGCTTAGGGTCTCGAAGAGCGAGTGGGGTGTTGGTACTTCAACAATCGTGTTGGTCATCGTCCTACACCTCCTTCACAATCGTGAAGTCCAGATGCCTGCAAGCCCACTCCGCAGCCCAGTAGGCATCAAATCTTTGGGCGTGTTCCACTTTCCTCGTCCATCGCGCACTGCTCTGCGGCACTTGGCGAGCATCCTTAAAAGTGCCTTTGTGGAGGAACCAGTTGGGCCGCTTCCAAATCACGTATGCCATGTTTCGAAACTCCCGTGTTGCCGTGTAATTAAGCATGTTACCAGTGTAAACGTGTTGCCCAAGTGATGCACCCACAAAAACCTTCAAAGAACAAAGTCTTCCAAGGGCCACGACAGCCCCCTGGGAAGAAGAGGATGGCATCACAGACCCGCTGCGAAGAAGAACAACAAGAAAACCGGAGGATAAAAAACCGGGGCCTATACTAACCCCGGAAGTTTCAGAAATCGGTGGGTTAGAAGAGTGGCTTGCCCGCCGGTATAAACCTGTTGGCAAAGTCCGCAGCTTCCACCGCGTTATTGAAAATCATCTGCCAATGCTTTTCGGGGAAGTCTCCGTCTACAAGCGGTGGTTCCCCAAGCTCCCACTCCTCGTCAAACGGCCCCACGTAGACGAACAAGTAGCTGTATTCCCCTTGGTGGCGCGGTTCGCCAAACGCGTCTTCGTGGCACGGGTTTCCCCCTGCATCCTTCATCATGGTGGCACTGGCCAAGCTGAGGAGGAAGTGCCTACCCACCAATTTCCAGGCGGCGGTGGGCCAAAATCCTTCACTCGCAAACCACATGCCATACTTAAAACCGGCGGCGTTCAGCTTCTCCTTCAACTCCAGGTACTCCCGCTTCTCCTTCATCGTGTCAAAGCGGGCTGTGTAGCTGTGGCCTTCTATATCGGCCACGCCCACAGGGTACGTTCTCTTTTTTGCCATTGCTCCAACTCCCTTGTTTGCCGTGTAATTAAACATGCTACTATTTTAAACAGGGGGTGTGGAAGATGCACCCGCAAAAAGAGTCGTCTTAATCCTCATATGCTGTCCAACGCTCAACCCCGGAAGAAGATGAGGAGGACGAAACCCAAAAGAAGAAGCCGCCCACCAGGACATATGGATATATACAGAGCTGGGAAGTTTCAAATCCCTGTAGACCCAGGAAGATGAATAGTAACTGGAACAACGTCCAGGCAAAAAAGAGGCGGGATGTTACTCCCGCCTCAGTTTATCGCAGTCGGTGGTTAGCTGGCGGGAACCGATCCGGACTCCAGAGCCTCGACCACTTTTGCGGCCTCGGACTTCCTGGCCGCCCGCTTCCTGGCCGGGGCCTTCTTGGCGGGCTGCTTCTTGGTAGCCGCCTGCTTCTTGGGCTTGGGCGTCCCACCCGTGACGGCGACCTTGTAGACGGTGTGGCTCTTGCCATCGATGTTCCGGGTTTCCTTGGCGGCCTTCACGCGCGTCCCGATCTTGGCCGCGCCCGTGGCCACCATGGTCCGGAAGACGTTGAGCTGCGGCCCACCACAAACGGCCGCGATCTGGTTCTGCGTCGCGCCCGCAGGACGCATGTACATCGCCACCGCCAGCGCGTTGGCGGCTCCGGCGCGGTAGCCGAGGGCGACGGACTTGACGAGGAGTGCGTTGCTGGGGGCTGGCCCCGCCGTCTTGCCAGGCCACTTCTTGAGTTGGTTCCACACGGCGGTGGGGGAAGTGGTGGCGGTGGTCTTCGCGGTTTGCTTGCTAGTCATCGTCGTTACTCCTTGGTTGCCTTCGTATGCCCTATGCACACGGTACGACAAGTTTACATTGACGGTTATTTAGGATGCAACAAGGACTTTGTTCTATGAAGCATATTTGTTGTTCCTCACATACTTCCAAACCGGCGGTGAGCCACCAGGAAGAAGATGAGGATGATAAAGCCCCGGGAAGAAGAGGATGTGTAAAACGAAACATAACACTAAGAGGAACCGGCGGACCAGACGACAGATGATATACAGAGCCAGGAAGTTTCAAATCGACAGGGAATAAAACGAAACACAATACTACGATGAGGAATAGTGAGTCGTGACCGGCTATGATATACAGAGCTAGGAAGTGTAAAAAAAAGCGATCGCCTGTCCGTGACAGAGATAGAGCCTGCGTGCACCAGCACTGAGTTTTAGTTGGGATGAGAAAGGAGACATCACTGGCGTGAAGTCCCTTGGCCTTTTTCAAAACCAACCAAACTATAGACCATATCCATAAAAAACACAAGTCAAAAATTGATAAGACCCCGTAAATCAATATATGGTATGCCTTGATACTATCACCACCAAATCCGTCGTTAAGTCCGTACCACGGATAACACCGAGGACAAAACAATATATGGTGGGTCCTGATACTGTCATAACAAAATGGGTCACCATTTCCATGACAAGGATAGTCAACTCTGGGGCATGCCTTGTCAACTCTGGGTCAACACTGATAGTCTCTCCGAGCCCTCAGTGGGTGTAGAGTCAGTCAATCCTTATCACGGATAACGTCAGGCAGCGTTTGGAAGTTTGCGTGCCCCCTATCCGTGACAAGGATACTTTTCACCCACCCACCCACTGTGGGTATAAACTATCCGTGACAAGGATACGTCAATCCTGTAGGCCCGAGGAAGATGAAGATGATGATTGATACAATCAATCCTCCTCATCCTCATCATCCCCCACCAAATAACATACATCACCACAAAACCCTTGGAAACCCTTGGAAAAAGACGATGACGATGATGACAAAGATGAGGATGAAGAACATCCAGAAGCCAGGGAGGAAGAGGAAGAACGCCGCCTTTTCTGGCTTCCCGGACAACCCTTTTCTGGCTTCCTGTGGCTTCCTGGACAACCCTTTTCACGCCTTTCGGGTTTCCCTTTCAGGCTGGTCTCTCCCCCTGTCCTGCTGGTCTCCGCTTTTCCCTGAGCTTTACGTCTCAGGTCTATCACCCTTTCTATGAGTCTTTACATCATATGAAGTTTTTGATGTATCCTTGGACGTATCCTTCTATCTCTTAAACATGGTTAATGACTCATTAACATAGCTGTCTTTTGGTTGTGGCACGGAGTAAACGGACTACTTGACTTCTCTGGTGATTTGGCTTTATCTGGTAGTTTGTTTGATTTCGGGGGTTCAATGGTCTCTCTTGATAAAACTTGGGTTGTTATCATTCCTGCTCCTGGTAAGGTGTGGAAACATAGTTCAATGGATCCTGCCTCACCTTTCCCTTTCTTCCACAATACCAGAAGGGCTGCCATATGTCGTTACGCTGGCAGTCTCCTTCGCGTCAATCTTGAACTGGGGATAGTCTCCTTCATCGGCGTGTTTGACACTTCCACGGAGGCAAGGATATTCCAGGATTTGTACAATGCCTTCTAACAACAACGACTCCTGGGTTGTGATGCTTCCTCGACCTGGAGTTGTGTGGGGGGATTCCATCCATTTCTCCCTCTTTCCCCCCAGCTCTTCTGAAATCAGACAAGCTGCTATATGTCGTTATGGTGGCATCCTCCCACTGGTTAATATCGAAGTGGGATTGGTTTCCTTCATCGGCGTGTTCAACACTTCTGCGGAGGCAGTAATATTTCGGAATCTATACAATGCCTTTTGATGGACTAGGGGATCAATGGGTCGTCATTGTTCCTCGGCCTGGATTGACGTGGGGGGAACATATGGGATCAAAGCAGGGTAAAAGGATGGCGGTTCTCCTGCTCTATAACAACATATCGTATTTTGCCAATAAGGATGTAGGGATCGTTTCCATCCTTGGTGTGTTTGATGATCATGTGGATGGTGCGACCTTTAGGAACGGCTACAATGCGTTCTGATTATTATGCCGAGGTAAATGATTTGTGGGTGGTTGTCATTCCTCGGCCTGGAAAGGTATGGAACAGAATCGGGCCATGGGTCAAACATAGCTGTAGATGTTCTGCTTCTTTTCGCTACGCCAGTTTAAATTCTGAAGTCTATCCGGGTATGGGCATTGTTTCCATTCTTGGCGCTTTTGCTGAGTTGGGAGAAGCATTAGTCCTCAGGAACAACTACAATGCCTTCTAAATTTCGCGGTCCTTGGGTTGTTATGCTTCCACCTCCTGGTGAGGTATGGAGTAGAAAATGGATGCATAATGGCACCAGAAGAGCAGCTCTGACTTCAACTTCAATCAAATCCCTAATTAAACGATGTATTGTCCTTGGAAAGTTTGATGATCACAAAAAGGCGCTGAAGTTTAGGGATGCGTACAATGCTTTCTGATTTAAGATGGACCGTGGTCTTACCCCCTCCAGGCGAAGTGTGGTATCAACGGCATCAACAATGGATGGGTTGTCAGGGTACTAGAAGAGCTACCGTGGTTGAGCAGGTCGCAGAGGGCTTTGAGGATTGCATCCTGCTTGGTAAGTTTGATAAATTGAGGGAAGCTGTAAGGCTCAAGGATGCTTACAATGCCTTCTGAACTCAATGATCAATTTATTATTATGATACCTGGCCCTGGAAGGGTGTGGGAAGGGGGTTTGTCATTCCTTATAGGAACACGGAGAGCGATCATCACTAATTGGGCAAGCATTCATCATTATACCTATGTTGGTTCTATTGTTTGCTTCCTTGGTGTGTTTGACAATTTGAATGAAGCCACATTATTTAGGAACATGTACAATGCCTTCTGAAAACGTGTCCATGTTGGATTTCTATCAGAAAATGGGTGTGGGGGAATACATGGTTCTTGTTCCTAAAAAGGAATGGAAAACAGTTCCCGCTATGGAAACTAACAGAGCCATCATAAGGAAAAAAATAGACGAACTTCCATCCCACTATAAGATCATTGCCAGCTTCTATGAGCTGAAAGATGCACAGCAATTTAAAAGGATGTACAATGCCTTCTAAAAAAGGAAAGGGACTTTACTATGTATTGATCAGCAAGTCTTCTATAAGACCACTGGCTTTCACGTCACAACACTCTAGTAGGGAGGCAGACAGAGTACTTCACGAAATCTATGAGGTCCTTGGTAAGTTTACGGAGAGACAGAAAGCAGATCAATTAAGGGATTTGTACAATGCCTTTTGATTTTACTAGTCAATGGGTTGTTGTGCTTCCACCTCCTGGGATGGTATGGAATGAGACGGTGTCTCCTTCTCGGCACCCTAGAAAAGCCGTCTCCATAAGATTTAGGGATGCGTCCAGTGTCACTAGTGAAGGAAGCATTCTCACTATCCTTGGTGTGTTTAAAGATTTACAGGAGTCCGCCGCCTTTAGGGACTTATACAATGCCTTCTAGGGCAATAGAGTCATTGATGGTTAGCGAAGGAATCTATGTCCGCTATTTTGTGGTTCGTCGCCTTGACCTTGACGGAGCCTTCATTCATCCATCAATGAAAGAGTGGGAGGACATCGACTTTGGGAAGTTTTCCGGGAGAAGTATGGATTCCTATACGTTGATCAAGGAATTTACATCACATGCGGAAGCGCACCAATTCTTGGATATGTACAATGCATTTTAGACGTAGAAAAAAGAAACGAACGGTCGGCCTTTGCATTCTCGCTGGAGACGGGATGCAAGCAAGGATCTACATGTCGTACAAATGGGTTGGGGAAGTAAGATACGTGGAACCTTATAGAGGGGCGGTGGTAATAGCTCGTTTTGAGGAAGGTCAGACCTTGGAAGCTGTAAAATATTGTGAGCTGTACAATGCCTTCTAGATACAATGTAGTCATACCAAAGGAGGACGGAAAGCTCTGGAGTGAGACTAATCTCGGAAGTCATCAGGACACTCATAGAAGGGCCGTGTATCTTGATCCCGTCTCCGTCTTGCATGGGAACAAATTTTGGAAGGCACAAACCAGGACCATAGCGGAATTTGATGACCTCCGCGCGGCCAGCAATTTTGTGAAGGTGTATAATGATTTCTAGACGCAGACCAAAACTGTTGAACAAATACTGGCAAGTTGTTATTCCTGTGGGTGGAACATTGTGGAATTTGGGTGCCTATAGAGGGACTAGAAAAGCTATTGTAACAAACGAGCGTAGAAGCGAACTGTCTTCTAAATATCTGTGTCACCATCCTCTAGAGACTTATGTGACCATTGCCGGGTTCAATACCAGAGAGGAGGCAATACACTTTCAGAAGTGCTACAATATTTTCTAGGAGTTGATTGATCATGGGTGCTTGTGATGTCTGAAATGGATGACGCTGTACGTTTTGTGAGACTGCATGACGCCTTCTGAAGATACAGATGACTGGTATGTGGTGAAGCTTTGGGAACCCCTGCACTTCATACGGCTGGAAGTACAGTTAGACATAGTGAGAGAGGGCAGGCTTGAGGAATACGAAAAGGAGTTTGGGGGCTGCACAATAATCAAGATCTTTGACAACCATAAGGCCGCTGCGGACTTCCTGAGATTGTACAATGCGTTTTAGATAGGAGACATCAGCCATCTAGGAAAGGATAGGATATGAGATATGCTATCGTAATGGAGGATGAGACTCGTGAGGCCAAGCCGGGTCAAGTGGTTTTGTTTCTGGACCTCAAAGAGGCAAGGCTGATCGGAGAAGCACTTCGTGATCACTCCGACAGGCACAAGAGGAAAAGCACCTTTAGGAAGCTTTCTGATTGGTGGGACTACAACATCCCAACAGTTGGTTAACCTTTCATTAACACCGATGTATATGATATATATATCCTGTTGTAAGGATGTATACCATGTGCCATAATTGCATACTACCTAGAAATGTGTGTGTTTGGGTAGGGCTGGTTCGTCAAGAACTAGCAGCTCGGGAGACCTAAGACGGAACTCCCCAAAAACCGGAGGCCACCGGGGCAGCGAAAGAAGGTACTAAAAATTCCCGCCCCGCTGAGTGGTAAAACGGATCGAAGGGAACCGACGCCCTGGCTACCCTGGCTAGGCAGTTGGTCTCATCATCCCCTTTGCTACTGTATAGGGAACGATGGACCGGGTGCTGAGGATGGCTGGACCGTTTGGTCCCCTAATGATGATCGCACGGTGGATGAGAGACCCGGATGAGTCCGGTCCCACTGCCCCCCATCTCTGGCTGTAAAAGGTACGGGTGGGCCGACGTTCTTTAGTCGGATAAGCATAAGAGGATGTCCGTAGTAAGATGCTGCCCCCTAGTGGGCGGGACCGTGGTGCCTTGCGCTTCTAATGCGCTTTATCACTTCTTGTACTTTCACGACGTAATGCTGTAGGCTGTTGCTGATTATGAGTATCACGTAAGCTGGTGCTTTCTTCAGCATGTGGGTAAGGCCCCTACCAAGGAAAAACAATACGGTGATGTTTGATTGCATCATCACGCACGCTACTATGTAATACGTTGTCAAACGGTGCGAGAAGGACGGTGCTGGATCGGCGGACATTGGGTAGTGCTGAATGGGGTGAGTCTCCTCCTCCTATTGCTGGGGAGGGGAGGATATCTATGCGGGCCATTTCACGGTCCGTTGTCCTCCCCTCTCTTTAATCACTTTTGTAGGAGGACGAAATGTCAACGTCAGGAAAATGGTGGGTTGTGCAATGGGCACAACGCCAATTCTGTTCAATAACAACTAAGTCTCAGCTACAAACCAAAGAGGGACTTAAAGGTCCTTACAAAGTGTTGGCGAAATTTGCCACCGCAAAGAAAGCCATGGCCTTTGGGGCCGCTTACGATGCCTTCTGATTTGGAGGGGCCATAGACCGGTAGAAATCCCAAGTTGCCAAGCCCCTCCATTTTGACAATTTAAGACGATGGGAGGAGATCATGCCCGAGAACAAATACCTGGTCATAAGTTCAGATACCACTGGAGAAGGTGACGTCACTATCGAGGTGGTTAACGCCGACGTTTTCCTTCATGGCGACTCCAAGACGTGCGTTGAAAAACGTGAGGGTTGGACTGTACTAGCCTCTTTCAGGTCCATGGAAGAGAGCTCAAACTTTGTGAATGACCTGTTGAAGGCCAAAGTATGCAGCATCTGTCCTAATAAAGATGGGTGCTTCGACAAACCAACCTTCCATTAGGGGGCCATACGTGGTTAGAAACCCAATCGACAAAAGCCCCCTCTTTAATCAATTACAAAGCAATGGAGGAGATTATGAAGCGATTGGGGCGATGGGTATGGTTGCTCCTGGAATGGATCGTTGGGCCAATAACGGGAAGGCCACGAAATCGACATGAACGTCGTTCCCTTCGACATACTATCAAGCGTCCAACAAAGTAAATGGACAAAGGAAGAAACCATGGCAGAGAAGCAGTATTGGGCTGGTTGTAGGACCGATGATGTATTGAAGGGTAGGTACTCGTGGGGCAAGGCCAGGACCAACTACGCGAATGGAACCTTCAAATCAGACCATCTACGTCATGAGGCCAGACTCAGAAAGGAGGGTTGGTTAAACATTCAATGGTTTGAAAGCGAAGAGCTTGCCCATGCGTTCTGTGAAAACATGGATAAATTTTAGGCATGGGATGTTTCCTGTGCCTTGTTTGCCAATTTGGCAGCAACGGAGGAGATCATGACCGAACAATCTGGTCATATATGGGGAAGTCAAAAGGCCGCAATGCAAGCCTTTGGCGGTTCCATGTCCAAGGGGCGGCGCGTATTCGTCGTGCGCGTTCCTTTAACGGTCGAGCGTCCATGTGGCATCGGCTATACCTTTGGCAAGGTCAAGTATATCAAGGGAAACATTCCACTCAATGTGGAAATTGCTCCGATTTCCTTTAACTCGGACGTGTCCAGATGCATCGTATGGCAGTGGAAAACCAATGCTTCCTTCAATCACGACATCGGCAAGTACCTTCAGCGGCGGCTAGATCAATTCAAAATGAGGTGAGAGATTGGGAGGGACCAATAGGCCCGAGAAAACCATAGGCAACTAGTCCCTCCCATTTGTCCATTTATCAATCAAAGGCAAAGGAGGAGATCATGCTACGCAATGTGGACAAGGGAACCACTAAGATCGACAACGTCTCCGTCCCTGTCATCGTGCAGAAAGTTTTTCACATCAAGGATGGCAAGGAGGTGGTGGATAGATACCAAGTTGTCAGTCCTGAAAAGATTGGTAACGCCTGCTGTGTCAGGCACTTCAATACTCTTTCCCAAGCGCGGGAAATTCTTGAGTGAGAGATTGGGAGGGGCCATAGACCGTCAGCAGCCCAAAACCTGTTAGCCCCTTCCATTTAGCACTTTTAGAGCAGCGGAGGAGATCATGCGTAGAAAGAAACGCTACTACGTGGCCAGAGGCGTCGGAGAAAACCGATGCTACGTGATAAAAAACAACGACATAGTCTTTGAGAATTATCTTGAAGGGGTTAGAATTGGGCGCATAATCCAGTACGCCTCTTTCCTTCGCAAGCGCGACGCCGACAGGTTTGCTAACAGCGTAAACAAGTTCTGATTTGGAAGGACCAAGTGGACATAGAAGCCCAATGATCTGAAGTCCTTCCATTTATCCATTTATCAGGATAGCAACAGGAGGAGATTATGAGTGAAACAAAAGGAGTCACCATCCATCCACCGGGCACGAAGTTTGCCGTGCTATGCGACATCGACGGCACACTCGCCAACATCGATCATCGCAGACACTTCATCGATCGTTATTGTCCCAACTGTCCTCGGGAGCGTAGGACTGTTTGGGTGCTCGATGAAGTAAGGGGTCGCATTTGCACTACTTGTGAAAGCAAACTTACCAAGGCTGATTGGAAGTCGTTCTTTGCAGGCATGAAGGACGACGTCGTTTGCTATCCCGTGGCCAACATCCTTCACGCTTGCAAGGCGCTTGGCTTCAAGATTGTCCTGGTTACTGCTCGCTATGAAGAGCACAAAGCAGTGACCGAGGACTGGCTTAAAAGGAACTACGTCGAGTACGATGACCTCTACATGAGGTGTGACGGAGATAGCCGCAAGGATGTCCTTGTCAAGAAGGACATGCTGGCCTTGATCAGAGCAGCCTATCTTATTCACTTCGTCATCGACGACAGGCAACAGATGGTCGACATGTGGCGGGAAGAGGGTCTGACCTGCTTCCAAGTTGCCGATGGAAACTACTAGGATTAGGGAAGGGCCATGGCGAATCAGTAAACCATCAGTAATAAGCCCCTTCCTTTTGTCCATTTAACAGGACAGCAACAGGAGGAGAAAATGACGACCAGGAAAACTCTCTTTACCGTCGAAGGAGGCGGGGACTTCCCCGCCGACATGCTTCGGTACGACAACTGCTGGCCCTATATGTCGGTGGATGCCGCCAAGGCGTTCCCCGGCAAGCATGGCAGCCCAGACGAGTTCAGGAGAAGGGAGGTCAGACTGCTCATGGCGGGGGATGAACCCCCAACCGAGGAGCGTTGGAAGTCCTTCATGTGGAAGGTCACCAATATCCAGCAACTCTAAGCCTTATAGGGCAACGAACCTCCAGGAGGTGCCCCCCAAGTACCCAAAACACAGACGAACGCATTGAGCGGGCGATTCTCGGCCCGCTCATTATGGTATAAGCACAGTATGGGAGGGGATCATGAGCCGGGAGCCCTTTGTAAACGCTTCGGCATGGCACGGAAAGACTTTCTACCACCTGAACTTCCAAATTGGTGAAGACCGACGAGTATGTATGAATAAACGGTATACGGGGTACTCCGTCCGGAGAATCAAGCGCAAATACTTTCGTGTCTGCAAGCGTGGTAGGTTTATGCCCGGAAAATTCACGGGCTCGGTACTGGCTTTCAGATTTGCCGTAAACATGCACCGATTCTAATTAGCCCATCATTCTTGATGGGCCTTTGGTAGTTTCACTCTACCACTATACCAAGCAATGGAGGAGAAAATGAAGCCCAGTCAATTATTCAGGCTGTTGTGTGATGCAATCCCCACCGGACTCCCGATCCTCATCAAGAGCGCACCGGGACTCGGAAAGACTGACATCACGCATCAGGCTTGCGCGTTCTGCAAGACGGACACCGTGGTTTCACATCCCGTAACGGACGACCCGGTCGACTACAAAGGTCTTCCGACTGCGGTCGAGACCACTAAAGGTCCGGAGGCAAGATTCTTGCCCTTCGGAAATCTCAAGAGAATCATGGATGCTAAGAAGCGTACCGTGTATTTCTTGGATGACCTCGGGCAGGCACCACCGGCCGTTCAGGCTGCATGTATGCAGCTCATCCTCGCCCGTCGGATCAATGAGAAAAAGATCTCGGACAAGGTCTCGTTCATCGCGGCCACAAATCGCAAGGCGGATCGGGCCGGAGTGGCTGGCATCCTGGAACCTGTCAAGTCCAGGTTTGCTACCATCATCGAGCTCGAGTGTGATTATGAGGATTGGTGCGTTTGGGCCAGCCAAAATGACATCCCTGCGGAGTTGATCGGTTTTATCAACTTCCGACCCAACTTGCTCCATGACTTCCAACCGACCTCGGACATCACAAACACGCCTTCGCCCCGCACCGTCCACTACATAGCCAAGTTCATGAGGGCAGGCATTGTTGACCCCGAAATCGAGTTCGAGGTCTTCAAGGGTGCGGCCGGTGAGGGTTTTGCCAGCGAGTTGATAGGGTTCCTCAAGATCTACAGGAACCTCCCCGATCCGGACCTGGTCATCAAGAACCCGCGTGACTTCGACATGCCTGTGGATGACCCGGCACTGTCCTACGCTCTCGCCGCCGCCGTGGCGGAGCGGGCAACCGAGAAAAACATGGACAACTTCATAACGTTCTGTGACCAGTACCCCGAGCAGGAATATGCCGTGGTTGCCCTCAAGCTGGCGACACAACGCAATCGCGATCTGAAGGAAACAACCCCCTTCATCAAATGGATTTCCGAACACCCGGACATCCTTGCCTAAAACTTCATTTGTCGGGGCCAGAGGATACCAGCAATCCACTTCCATCTAAGCCCCGACATTTTAACTATTTATGATAGGAGGAGCCGTGGGAATCCAGTAGCCCATACGATTCAAGCGAGCCAAAACCTAGCAGAAACCCAAAGATCGTAAGCGAGTCCTTGGATACTAGAAATCCAATAGAAGTAAGCGTGCCACCGGCTGGTAGAAATCCAAAACCTAAAAGCGAGCCATTCGCCAAAAGAAATCCAAAACAAGGAAGCGTGTCAACCGAGCCAAGAAATCCATACGGAGGAAACGAGCCATCACAAAATAGTATACCACGCGACAAAAGCGAACCGACTCCAACCAGGAATCCGATGCAAGGAAGTGGGCCAGTAGCCTTCAGAAATCCATACACGTCGAGCGAGCCAAAGTCAGCTAGAAATCCATTTAATGTGAGCGAGCCATTGGAACCAAGTAATCCAAGGCGAGCAAGCGAGTCAATCCGGCGCAGAAGCCCAACCCGTGAGAGCAAGTCAACATCTCGTAGAAAACCTTTGGAGCAAAGCGAGCCTTCGAGACCGAGTAATCCAAGACGCAGGAGCGAGTCAGAAACCTCGAGAAATCCAACGTGATCAAACGAGCCATCATCTGGCAGAAATCCAACTTTTCAGAGCGAGCCGATCATGGCGAGAAATCCACACGGTAAAAGCGAACCAAACCTAGCCAGGAACCCATTACAGGGAAGTGTGCCATTACGCTACAGAAACCCAATACTCATGAGCGAGCCAATGCGTGATAGAAGTCCATGTCGAATGAGCGAGCCATTACGCTATAGAAACCCATCCAGATCGAGCGCCTTATTCTTTTGGTAATATAGTGTTACCATCACAAGCTGCAACAGGAGGAGACCATGAGCGAAGACCACAAACGGAATCTCCGGACCATGGTGCGGGGTGTCTATGACATCCAACAACTCCGCATCCAGATCGGAAACAGGATCGCGATGAACTATCGCGCCAAGCTGGGACAAGAACCCAGCACCTCCGAAAAGGAGCTGGAAAAGGAAGCCAAGAGAACCCTGGACCTGCTCCGCGAGCGCTACAAGCTCATCACCGATGGGATGGTGTCCTTCCCGACGCCCAAAAAGTTCAAGGGAGACGAGGTCATCTCCACATACGCGGAGCTCTGTCTCGTTTCCAGGTACATTGAACTAAGGCAGGCCGAGGAACAAATGTTCCGTCAACTCGAGACGGTTCTGCTCGACTTTCCCATCTGGACCCAATTCCTGGAGGACGTGAAGGGAGTCGGCGCGGCCATGGCCGGTGTCATCATCTCCGAGTTTGACATCCACAAGGCCAAGTATCCTTCCAGCTTTTGGAAGTATGCTGGGCTGGACGTCGGACCGGATGGTGTCGGACGCTCCAGGCGCAAGGAGCATCAGGTCAAGCGTACCTACGTCGACAAGAAGGGAAAGGAAAGCGAGCGTGATAGCATCACGTTCAATCCTTTCCTGAAGACCAAAATGGTCGGCGTGTTGGCCGGCTCCTTCCTTAAGTCGGGGGTAGCGCCGAAGGACAAGGAGACCAAGGAGGTCATCGGCGAGGTGACCGGCTACCGTCGTATCTACGAAACCTACAAGCGTCGGCTGGAAACGGATCCCAACAGGGTGAAGGTGACGGTCGAGGAGTACAAGAAACTCTCCAAGATCTCCAAGACGGAAGCCGCCTTGGTATGGACGCCCGGACGCATCAACAATGCCTCCAAAAGGTACATGATCAAGATGTTCCTGATGGATCTCCATATGGCCTGGCGTGAGCTGGAAGGACTTCCGGTATCGACCCCTTACAGCGAGGGCAAACTCGGGATCGTCCACGAGGGTTAGCCATTCGGGGCGAGCAATCCAAAAAGAGGGAGCGAGCCCTTCGGACATAGGAACCCAAAAACTTGGAGCGTGCCATTCCAAACCAGAAACCCGGAAAGAGGGAGCGTGCCAACGCAGTAAAGAAAACCAAAAAGGGAAAGCGAATTGGTCGAGGCTGTTATGGCCTCGGCCTTTTGTTAATTTGACGTACAGGAGGGGCCAAAAGGATATAGGAAACCACGAAATGGAAGCGAGCCCCCGATTTTTAGAAGCCCATCTCGATTAAGCGAGCCAAAAGTTGGCAGAAATCCAAAAAACGTGAGCGAGCCATTATAATAAAGAAATCCCGGAGCGTCTAGTGAGCCACTCGTCAGTAGAAAACCACAGTGGTAAAGCGAGCCAAGAATTCGAAGAAATCCAATGCGAGTTAGCGAGCCGATACGGTATAGAAACCCATGAAAGAGAAAGCGAGCCCTTCCAGATAAGAAACCCAAGAAAGCAGAGCGTCTTTATTCTTTTGGTGATTTCACATTGCCACACGCAGGAGGAGAAATGTGACATTGGTAGCAAGGCTTCCTGAGGGCGTCCGCTGTCGAGACTGCGGGCGTTGGTGGGAAGGTGACGAGGGTCTTTACCCAGGCGACAAATGTCCGTCAGACGACTGTCCAAGCAATAAAGGAAAGGAGGACGCAGCCAGAAGTCCATCCTAACGGGTGGACTTCCAGATGCGTCAACGCATCGCAATTGGAGGAGAAGCCGATGCCAAGAGTACATCATGTCAAAAAGGCCAGGAAGGACAATCCCGTCGTCAAGAGGGGAGAGCCCTATTACTGGTGGAAGTTTGCCTTTGGGCCAAAGCGTTTCTCCAAGACCCATCCCAGGCGAAGCCAACTGACGCAGAGTGATTTTCTGGGTCAGGTGTACGATCTTGAGGATGAGATCGGAGACTTGAAGGCTGACTCCGCACTCAACGACTTCACAGACGACTTCGCCGAGCGGATCAGGGCACTCGGAGAGGAACAGGCCGACAAGCGAGCCAATATGCCTGAACAACTACAGGATGCCCCTACCGGCGAAATGCTCGAAGGTCGTCAGTGCTCCTGTGATGAGTGGGCCGACAATTTCGAAAACCTCGACTTCGAGTTCGACGAGGACGCCGCCAAGGAAGAGGTCAACAGCGACTTCGATGACGATGAACACAAGCCAAGCAAGGCTGAGTTTGAGGCAGCCATCGAAGAAAAACGCCAGGAGTTCCTCGATGCCCTCCTGGAGGAAATGCAAGGTTTCCGTTACGAGGGAGAATGACTATGAAGATCACGATAAAGGTCAACGATGAAGTTATTGGCCCTCACCAACCAGAAACGGCAAAACGTCTTGTCGAAGATCATCGGGCTGCTCACGGAAGCGACGACATCTTTGCGGGCTACGGTGATTTTGATGACGAAATTCACCACAGATGTTTTCACTGCAACGAATATGTTGATGAATGCATCTGTAATGGTGGTTTACCCACCTGATGAGTCCCTTTAGCAAGGACGAAACTGAGCATTCTGCTCAGTAGTGGTAGCTAGAAAACCACAGCAAACATAGGAGGAGAAATTGACCACAAAGATAAAGGGTCTCACAACGAAGGCCATGCTTGTCTACTTGAATATCAGTCAGTGGACGGCCAGGAAGTACGACCGCAAGGTCTCCGGCGAGGTGGCGGAAAGCCACAATGCCAGGGGCAATGTCGGGAAATACTACAAGGTCCTGCTGAAGAGTCCTTCATTGGACATGTTCCGCAGGACTTCCGACGCCGCCAGGAACTATCACTACGACCGTACTCTGCCGTGGAATGACGGCGGCGTCCGGATCCTGCCGGTTGGCATCTTCATGGACTACAATCACGACATGAAGGAGTTCAGGGTGACCTGCGAGGAATTCGCCGACGAGTTCATCCGGATCGACTACAAGCGAGCCCGGAAGGACGCTGTGGGAGACCTCGGCACCATGCACAACGACATGGATTACCCGAAGGCGGAAGCCGTCCGCCGCAAGTTTGGCTTCGAAATCAATTACTCCCCACTTCCCGACGCCGGGGATTGGCGCGTCGACATCGACAAGAAACACATCGCCGCGCTCAAGAAGTCGCTCAACGAGCAGATCATGGGCGTCCAGGAACGTGCCATGACCGACCTGTGGGAGCGTGTCCACAGGATGGTCACCAAGATGCACGAGCGGCTCAGCGACGAGGACAACATCTTTCGGGATTCCCTCGTGGGCAACATGCGGGAACTGACAGACCTCCTGCCTCACTTGAACATCTCGGGTGATCCCCGGATGAACAAGCTGACCACGGAGATCAAGCTCAAGCTGTGTGGAACGGAGGCCGATGCCCTTCGGACCGACGGCCACGTGAGGGCCAAGACAGCCAAGGACGCGGACGCCATCCTCAAAACGATGTCCGGTTTCATGAAGTAGACTCAATTAAGAAGGGGCCAGCGAATATCAGAAACCCAAAAGACGCAAGCCCCTTCCATTTGTCCATTTAATAGGACAGCAACAGGAGGAGATCATGACGACACGTGACCTTTTTGGCTTCAAGGAAGGAAGCCTGAAGTCCCGTGCGGCTTCAATGTATGTACATGGGGGCGCAACTCAAAAAGACATCAAGATCGGACTGCTTTGCGGAACCCAACTAAACCTCCTCAAGGAGGTAGCCTCACAGGGACACTTCGTCTACTACAAGTGGTCGGGTGGCGGCGGTTCAAATGCAGTCAAGAAACACCACATCCAAATAAATCCGAATGCCCATCCGTTCAGACCCATCGATTGGGATGATGTCTCACTCACGGAGCTCAAAAACATGGGCTTCAGAAAACATGAGGTCAACGACCTCATGACCATCTGGCGCATACCATCCATGTCTGCCCATTTAATTCCGGAAGGAACAAACTACTATACGATGGAAGGGCAACAACAACTGCTCAAACTCCGTCTTAGCCCTTCAACAAATTCAAACCATCTACGTCTTGGGTTAATTCCCACACGAGCGTGAACTCATTATGGGAGGGGCCAGATGGAGGGAGCAAACCATTCGGCATGAGCCCCTTCCAAATTTGGCAATTTAATTGTCACACGAAAGCAACAGGAGGAGACAATGAACGAAATAAATCAGGAAGCCAGATACAAGCTCACTCGAGCCAGGTCCTCGTTGATCCTCAACCACGCCTTCTTCGGAACTATCGCCTTGAGGATGAGATTGGTTGAGGATGTTGGTTGCGTGAAAAGAGTGGGCGGTGCTTACTGGACCAATGGTGAAATGCTCGGATACGAGCCCGATGTCATCATTGCAGAAAGCGACAAGGAAGTCGAGTTCAGCGTAGCCCATGAAGTCATGCACGTTGCAATGGCCCATCCGGTACGTCGCAAGAACCGTGACCCCTTGTTATGGAACATAGCCGGGGACTTCGCCATCAATCAGATCCTCGAAAGTTCCGGCTTCAGTCTTGCGGATGATGTGTTGTTGGATGAGCAATTCAAGGGCATGTCGGCAGATGAAATCTACAACAAGTTGAAAAAGAAAATAAAGGAGAGCAAACAAAAGACTTGTTGTGGAGGTCTGAAGGATCATCCATCGCGGGGTGCTGGCAGAAACGGCAACAACAAGAAAGGAAAAAGGAACAACGGGGGATCACCCTCCGTTTCTGCCGCCGAGTCGAAAGCCATGGCCGACGTCAAGATACTTGTGGCACAGGCGGCGGCTGTCGCGAAGTCCCAAGGACAATTTCCGGCTGATCTGGAAAGGTTTGTTGGTGAGTTGCTCCATCCCAAGGTCAATTGGGTGGACCGCCTACGTCAGTTTGTGGAGCACTCAGCCAGGAACGACTACTCCTGGCTAAAGCCAAACCGTCGACACCTCGGTCGGGGAATCTACCTCCCCAGCCTTCACAGCCAGGAAATCGGCTGCATCGTGATTGCCGTTGACACATCCGGGAGCATTTCCCAGGTCGAGCTGACCAGATTTGCCACGGAGCTGTCTGAAATCCTATCCACCATTGACATCGAAAAGGTCTACGTCGTCTACTGCGATGCCAAGGTGGCTGGTACTGAGGAGTTCGACAAGACCGACCTTCCCATCAGGCTTCACGCCAAGGGTGGGGGTGGTACGGACTTCAAACCTCCGTTCAAGTGGGTTGAGGACAACGGTATCATTCCGGCGTGTTTCATCTACATGACGGACATGTACTGCAACTCCTTCCCACAGGAGCCGGAGTATCCGGTGATGTGGGCTTCTACCTCAAAAAGGGAGCACCTTCCCCCCTTTGGGGACCTACTCGACATTTCGTGACAACACAATTAGCCGGGGCCATTGGATCAAAGAAGTCCACAATTTTTTAGCCTCGGCTTTTATCCATCTATGGATAGCAACAGGAGGAGACCATGAACGAGACAATAGAGCATATAAAGATGCTTCAAGAGGTAATGAAGGGAAAACGTCCCAAGGGTTGGTTATACAACAACCACTGCGACTTCTTACTCAGACATGGAAATGAGTTTGAGTGCCAACCCCTCCCCGAAGGCATAAAGAAAGGCACCATCAAGGAATGCTATTCCAATGCTTTCGATTTGGTGCTGTCCGAACCGGATCTGATCTATGTTGAGGGATATGCCAACTCTATCATTCCTACAAATCATGCTTGGTGTGCAACTCCTGAAGGTTTGGTTGTTGACCCAACCTGGAGTGACCTCGGTGACCATCCCGGTCGGGAATACTTTGGCGTCCCCTTCCAGACCGATTTCGTACGCCAGACCATTCTTCGAAATGGGTTTCATGGCGTGATCTGGTGTGGCGCATTCATCAATGCGAGCCTCATGCGAGGTTCAACCCCAGAGGAAAAATGGAAAAAACCTCTAAATATCAATAAGGACAAACCCGAATAAAATTTAACTTGCGAAAATTTTGGGTGATGGTATAAGTAATCATCATCCACCTTTGGCAATTTAAGTTCGTTGCCATTAGAGACACACAACACTAGGAGGAGAGAAAATGAGTGAAGCCACAAATGCTACCAACAAACCCGCTGATGAACCCATCCCCGCCGCTTTCAAGCGGACTCCCGAGGATGATGCAGCCAGGGTCAAGGCCCGCAAGGACGACGAGGCCGCCGCAAGGGCAAAAAACAAGCCGACAGCGGCTTCGAAGGCCAAGACGCCAGCAAAGCCCGCCAAGGGTAAAAAGAACGCCGGCTCGGCCAAGGCTCCGGCAAAGGCCAAGGCTCCGGCAAAGGCCAAGGACAAAACCCCGGCCAAGGCCAAGGCGTCGAAGTCCACCCGAAAGATGGACAGATTCGGTTTTGTTGATGGCTCCAAGACCTCCCGTGCCGCCAAGATGTATGGCACTGGGAAGGGAGCCACCACCGAAGAGGTCCGCAAGGAGCTTGGCAGCCCTCACCTGAACTTGTTCAAGCAGCTTTCGTCCGAATGGGAGGTCAGCAAGACCAAGGTCACGAACAGCGGGGGCAAGCGTCAGGTCTATCGCTACAAGATCGTTCCCAAGAAGTGATTCGAACTCCCCCCAAACTCGACCCCCCTCTAGCAGGGGGGTCTTTTTATTCCTTTTTCTACTCAAGCTAGGAGGTGATGATTTTAAAGGCATAGCCCCTCCTCCAAGCAACCCAGAAAGTACGAGCGAGCCAATACATCGCAGAAAACCACAAATCCTAAGTGAGCCGCTGCTCTTTAGAAAACCACCTCCCTACAGCGAGCCGGAAACCTTCAGAAAACCAATGAAACATAGCGAGCCAGCCTGGTCTTAGAAATCCAATGGCCACAAGCGAGCCACAGAACGCTAGTCCACCATGTTAAGGAAGTGAGCCACACTGGTTTTGGAAACCATCCCTAGGAAGCGAGCCAATACGGAGTGGAAATCCAATGTGACGAAGCGAGCCAACATTCTGTAGGAAACCACACATCCAAAGTGAGCCAACTGTAGATAGAAATCCAAGAACGGAGAGTGCGCCATCCACTCTAAGAAAACCGAGAGAGACTAGCGAGCCAACGACATTCAGAAACCCAAAGTTGGAAAGCGACTTCATTCTTTTAGTACATACTAGCAAAGGAGGAGACAGTGGACAACGTATTGATAGCGGAAGCTGTCGCAGAGTACATCGACTCCTTCAATTTGACCCCCGCTGACCAAGAGATTATCAAACTTGCTCAGCTCTTCCTTAAACATAGCCTGTACAAACGGGAACCTATAGACAAAGAATACCTGAGTGTTTTAGATATGGTTAGGAAGATCATCGAAGAAAACCAGGTCACAGACCTATACGTTGATATTGACACAGGACACTGGGTTCCGAAGGGTCAAAAATGTTCAACCACCGAGGATCAAGAATGGTGCATGGTGCAAAAAGCCGGGATACTTTGTCAGATTCTAGGTAGAAGTCTGGCAAAGTCTTTAGGCCAGTTGGAGAAGGAGTTAAGCGGTGGAAACAAATGAGGCGCTTGCGATAGCCCTCCAGACGGTATAACATCATACTCAAAACCAAGCGGAGGGATGATCATGGCCAACGAACACTTCAATGCTGAGCACCCTACATTTGGAGAGGCCTTCGAGATCAGTGATGATCCGGACAAGGAAGGAACACTCTTCATGGACGATTGTGGGGCAAAATACAACATCTCTGAATCCGGATGGTACTACTGGTATCGCCAGGATGATAACGAGCCCCTACAACTCCCGGATGGGAGTATTGTAGCGGGTCCTTTCGACTCCCATGATGCTGCTATGGCGGCATCAGAGGAAAACTTTCCAGGCGAGGATGCCTTCAAACCAGTCCTTCATTAAGTAGCCCCCCCCCTTTCGGGGTGCTCAAAAACGGGCACCCTTTTGTTTGTTCGGACGACCAGCAACAGAGGAGACCAAGAAAATGTTCAACGTATGGATGACCCTCCTCATCATCTTGCTTGTGCTCGTAGTCGGTGGCTTCCTTCTCTTGTATGGAGCCCTCCGTCTCCTGGCATTTTTGGCAGGGGTTGAGGTACATCCCAAGGAAACCAAACCACAAAGGACACCTCGCATCAGTTAACATGCACGGGAAAGGGACTCACCCCATTCAGGACTACCCGAGGAGAAAACATGACCGTCCGTGTCTTTGAGGTTGGTGCTGTGATGGAACAAAGGAAAAAGGGTGGTTACAACGGGTTTGAACTCTATGAACCCGGAAGTGAGCACAACACTCCTGAACAGCCTAACGTGTCCCCCTGCCACTACCACGAATGGAGGGGAAGGAAGGAGAGGAATAACTTCTACCGCTGGTGGATGCACACCCTACCTCCCTACCTGGTCGAATTCGACGGAAATAAATTTCTTGGTCCCGTTGGTGGTTGGGGAATTCTTTCAACTCTGCCAGAAATCCCAGAAGTACCTGGGATATACTAACCCCGGAAGTTTCAAAAATGGACAAAACTCCCATTTGGTGCTTCGAGTGTTCAAAAAATAAAAGCGGCGTCCACGTCTGGAGGATAAATCCAGATGGAACCGCAACGTGTGAAGGATGCAAACAAAAATTAACCAAGGAGGAAACCAAGGATTGCGCTACCGAACGACCATGAGAAAGATCCGGCGACGTAATCCTTATGCCGCCATACTACGAGATGGATCCCATCATACTCGCAAGGTACGGCCCAAAAAGGGGCGAGGCTCCTACCGCAGAAAGAGGAAGTATCTCCGATGGAAGGAATAAAGTCTTCCTTTGACCCAGCAAAGTTTATGGACAGCCCAATGTTCAATTCCTACGTCAAATTTCAAGGGCTGAACGTTTACCTGCGAAAAGGGCCTGTATTTATTGATGACGAGCAGAAACTGGTCATCCAACTCGCAAATGTCAAAAATCCTCGACGCCCCAACAACATTGCATTTGACCCCAACAAAAGAAGCACAGGTAAATTTAAGGCCCTCATTGGGGAATTAAATGAGCTGGCCAAAATACATCATTACGATGGGATCTACATTGAGTCTATTCTGAACGAATTTATTCCTGGGGTGTTGGAACGTTATGGCTTTATTGAAGTACATCTGGGGCGTGGTTCTCCCAATTATTGGAGACCAACACAGGAGGTTACATGACTGACACATCAAAGCGGAGGGATGTGGTGTAGATGGCAATCTGGATTGAAATTCACTGCGACGTGCGCTGGGGCGGCCCGTGCGAACCCGGAAGGCTTGAACCTTTCTGCGCTACGAACAACGGCGACAATCCGGGT